CCCACTTCCAACCTATATTGTGTCTTATAACATCCCTGTCTTTTGTTCCAAACATGGTTTTATAAGTTACTCTAATTATAGAATAGTCGTCACCAAGTTTAATTTTTTCTAATGTAAGTATTTTCATTTCCCCATCGTTTTTTATTTCCTAAACCTGATTTACCTAATTTACTACCACTTATCTTCATGACCTCAATCATCTTAGGCTTTTTTAGATTATCTTTTAATCTAATTTTTGTCTGTTCTGAAACCTTATCTTTAGTCCTACCTTTATCTCCGTGTTGAAACCTTGATCCCACACCTTTTTTAAGTAAGTTCTTTTTAATAACAGTTTCATAGTTCTCTAAAGTCTTTTCTCTCGTCAACTCAGAACTCTCAGCACTACAGATGCCTTTTCCTAAGTCAAAGCCAAACTTCTGTTTATACTCTACAGCCGTTAGTTCATGCTTCATCCTTACATGCGCCATAACTCTTTTGAAAGATTTGCCGCATATCTCACAAATGGGTTTTCCCTCTTCATCAAATTCTATTTTTCCTAACATGTTAACTAGCCATTTGTCTTAAAATAATACTTTTGTTGGTAACGGTTTCTGATGCCAACTTATGTTTAAGTTCTCCAAGAGTATTATAGATCCTAAACCCTATAAAATCCCCTGTCTTTCTACATTTTCTAATTACCTTAAGTTTATCTCTTAATGCCTCAGTGATACTATCATATACCTCAGCATAGTCTGGAGTATCCCTTAAGAAATCCCCCTTCTCCTCATAACAATTCACAATAACTTTCATTTTCTTTCTTCATTTATTACATGCAAATATACTTATTTTATTTTTAATACCCGCAATTTTAACTTTTTATTAAATGTTTAATTCTACTATACATATTCTCTTCATTGCTGCAATACATAGTAAACTCCTTACCTTCCCCTTCTTTTATGAACAAAAAATACAATACGTCTGTTGGGTCTATCTTAACTTTAAAATCTCCTACATCATAATCATAATCTTTGTGATCTGACTTTACCGCCCCTCTATTTATTAATATCTTTGTCATAGTCTTAATAAATATATTCTTATCCTTTGCTGATAACATAATTTTTAATTAATCCAAATGAATTTCTCTGAAACATTCTGTTTTGTAACTACCCTGGTATCTCCCACATCATACAACTGGTTAAAATAATTGTTAAACTCAGTTTCATAATCCCCATCATACCCATAATCATCCCACTCATCTTCTGGGATTGTTCCATCTACAAGGTTTCTTAAGTGCTCAAAGTTATCCCTTTCAACCTCCAGTTCCTGCCACACCCTGTCTATATCTTCTTCTAACAGGTCTTTTTCAATATTAGCTAAGACTACATCTAATTGTAAAACGAGCCTATTACAAAGCTCTATTATAAGCTCAGGACTACTCTCATCTTCAAACCTGTCCTTAATCTGTATCTGGTACTTCCAGTTATTACTTCTAGTTGTTCTCAAAATTGTATTGTTTTAAAGGTTATTATTTCTTATTGCTATTTCAAAGTCCACATTTTTCATTAACAACTGATATTAATTCATCAATTGAACTTACCTCATTATTGCAAATCTCATAACGGTTGCTATTATAAACACCTTCTCTATTGATGTTCAATAAATTCCCGTTTTTAAGAGTTACATTAAAATTTACTTTTCCTTTTTTAGAATCCCTAACCTCTCCAGTACCTTCTACAGATTGGGCAAAATAAGATTGAGATCCATTAAATACTTTTTCAAATTCTTTTTTGTTGGTTTCTTGAGTTTTCATAACTATAGCTCTTTATTTAAAAATTCTTCTATTGTTTCAAAAAATTCTAAATCTTCTCCCCAAAGTGTGTCTTTATACTGGTTTTCAAATTTAGTAGTTAACTCTTGTGCAAGCTCGTACATACCCCCTGTTCCTTGCTCCTCATATCTTCTTTTAGGTAAGCCTGTTAAACCTTCTTTAGAAAGTGCAGCACCTATAGCACAAGAAACCTCAAAATGTGTTTCTAAAAAACATTCTACTCCGTTAGGAAATCTATCTTGTTTCATCTGTTAAGAATTTATTAATATTCTGTTAAATTATTTTTTAAAAGGGAAAATCAATTCCCCTGTTCTAAAGTCCTTTTACAATTGATCTGATAAAACTTACTCTATCCTTCTTTGGCATTTTATTTACCACCTCTTCTGCAAGTTCATTTAGATAATTTGTATCTGAAATTTTAATTCTGCTACCATTACTACTCGATACAAATTTTTCAGTCTGGTTTCTGCTCTTTACATTTAGTTTGGCATAGTACCTCGCTGATAGTTTCTCTTTAGTTACATTTTGGTCAGTCTCTGCACTAATTCTCTCTGCCGCTTTTCTAAACGCTTCTGAAAGATTGTCTTTGCTTCTGCTAACCTCCTCTTTAATTATGTTATCTATATTGTCGTCATAGATAACGTACCCTTGTTTTGCTCTCATTATATAGTATTTAAATTGTTTACACAAATATAATACATATATAAACACCTAAGTCTTAAATACTTGTTAAAGTTTTGATAGGTAGAAATCCTCTTCTTTTCCATTCAAAGACTCTCCGTCCACCCACGTTAGCCCTATCCTATGGTTGTTTGATAGGCAAAATATATCATAGTCATTGTTATTCTTAACTACTGTATAGCCTTCACTACTCCAATGTACTAACTTCCCTTCGTCAACTGCTTTCTTAATTTCCTGTACTTTCATTGTGCCATTTTATAAATTCAATTCCTGCCTTGTAAGTAGCCTCTAATTTACTATTTCCATCTTTATCAATAGATTCAAAACCTACATCTTCCATTGATTCTATCTCACAGTATTTGTATCCTATAATAGTGTAAAATGAGGTTTCTTCATACGTTGTTTCTTCAATCTTCTCAATAACTGGCATGAGCCAATCCCATGAGGAATTATACTTTAGTTTCTCCTGATCTAATACATAGCACTTCTGATTATGTCCATGTGAAACTCCATTATGACACCATTCGCAAAGCCCGTCTTTTTTATATTCTGAAACCCTAAAATATTTTAAATTAGGCTCTTTAAATATAGATACAGACTGTGTGTTTAGATTTGTTAACCCCATAAATTCAGCTATTAATCTGTTATCTTCTACTATATTTTTCATTATTTCTTAGTATAAGTTGTCCTTTCACCTTCAAAATTCTCATAACCTAAAGCCATTGCAATACATAGAAACCTACTTCTGCCGTTATATTGCTGCATTATATCAATAGCTTCATACAAAATATTAATTTTTTGGTCTTTTGTAAGCTTGCCAAATTCTTGACTAACATGCTCGCTTGTATAGTACTTTACCTTTGTTTCCATTGCTATATGTATTTTTTATCCAAATTTTTTGCAACTTCTAAAGCTTCCTCCCAGTATATTTTTTCTACTTCAATAGTAGTTACAACTTTTAAAATCTCTTCAATACATATCACTGCACTATCCTTAGCCCTAACCATGTGTATTTTGTGGTCATAAGGTTGTTGTATGTCTGTTTCTGAATTGAATCTATAAAATATCTTTTTTGCTGATTCTTCTGGTGTCATTTTCATAATTTTAATTATTAAAAGTGGAATAACCTTTATCCCACATTTCACCCTGTCTATAACTCCAAAACTCTATAGCTGAATGAGAGTATCCTTCTTCTGTAATAATTTTATTACCCCTCATACTCATCCACCCATTATCTGAGAACGCATCATGAGTTATTTTAACTCCTTTTTTCATTGCTGTAATAGCCTCTTGTCTTTCCATTTTCATAATTTTATTATTTCGTCTAAATGTTTCTGTATAAAATCTCTTTTTAACCCTGTTTGGTAAGATAAGCTGTCTATTGATCCTTTTATTAAAAGACTGTCTTCTTTATCAACTCCTTTTTTAAGTGCATCTTGTAAGCCGTAACAACGGTTAAACGCATCTATTACTAAATTAGTGTAAAACTCCCCCATTATAAAATTAGTTTAGGATTGTTATACATACTCCTCATATTAATTTTGTCATGAATGTTTAATATCTGCCCTGAAAAGAATTTTTGCATAACTTTTGAAGTCCGATAATAATCGTATTGCGTTTTATAATTGTGAAAAATCTTCATAATTTTAGTTTAAAAAAAGGTTAATATTGCGGGTGTAGCTATACAAACTACTTGATAAGCTCCCCATAAATAAACATGGCTGTCTTGTAGTCCTTCAAATAACACTACTTTTGGTTCTGTGATTAAAATTAATAATAGTAAAAATCCTATAATTGGGGTGTAAATTACATACTTTAACATTGCGGGGGTTTTTAAATTTAAAATTTGTGTTATTCAGCTTCCTATAAGCTAATATCATAATAATTTTCTGGACTTTCTAAAATGTTATTTGCAATATCATCTAAATCTACATGATCAGCAACTGTATCAAAGCTTTCTAAGTTTGCATAACCGTTAAACTTAACATACTTATCATTAAAATTATATTCTCCGTATGAAGCTGCCCTAACTGCGCCTATCACATCGTTTTCAAAGTACATTTCAAAGAAATCCTCATCATTGTCATGAATAAGGTTATCTCCATCATTAATAGACTGACAAAAATCATTGTGTACACCCATTAACTCACTGTCTGAAAGTCCTTCCAAATACTCTAATACTGCTTCAAAATTGTTCTTAATTTCTGTTTTCATAACTTTAATTTACTATAAAAATCTTGGGTTAATATTGTTGTTACTGCATAATTTAAAATGTCAACATCCTTACTATTTTCTTTTAGTATTGTGCCAGTGAGTAATGTTTTACCTTCAAAAACTTTAACTGTTATATTGTAATTTGAATTAGTTTCAATTTTTCTAGCTGTTACCTTATAACCATCTATTTTAAATGTTTTCATTCATTTAGGTTTTCAAATTTAAAACTGTCAAGGTCTTTCCTTAACTCTTTAGTACTGTCATAGCCTAAAAAGGTTGTTAAGTGACTTGTATTAGTATCGCTATAATTTAAGGCTTTTGTATCTAAGATAATCTGTTTACCCTCCTTAGATTCAACTATCTTTGCTACTATTGTATTGTAACTTTGAAAGACTGTCTCTCCTTGTGAACTGTGAACAAATTGATTTGCTATTGCTTTGCCGTTCTTTCCTATTAGTTGTGTTGTCATATCTTAAAATTAAAGTCTATATTTTGATTAATATAATTTAGTATTTCTTTATCTCCTTTTTCAAATATTTCTTGAGGTACGGCATAATCATAACTTTCGTCAAACTCATATATTTCACCTTCTGCAATATCATTATTAAAATAAGAGGTAATTAAATCGTTCACCATATCTGTTGTTACTCCTATATGATTTTCAACTTCATCTATTGTTATAACCGTTATAGTTTTTAACGGTAGTCCTTTATATAATTCCATATCTATTTATTTTTAATAAACCAATCGTTTGCAATCATACTCCATGTTATACCGTTCATTCCTTTTGTTTCATATCTTACATAAGGTGCAAAACTGGCTAACATAAGTCTTACCTGTTCTGCTGAATAAGTTTTTTCACTTTCTATAAACTCATTTAAATCATCTATTACTCCGTTAAGCCCAGCTTCTGTTTCTTCGGGTATTTCTGCCCACTCTTTAACAGTAGCTAATCTGTTAGTAATATCAACTAAAATATCTGTTTCTTCTATTGTCATTTTATTTCCTGTTTTTTAATGCTTCGTTATAATGCTTTATAGTACTGTCCTGTTCTTCTCTTAAATCCTCAATAGACTTTGATAAGTAGTGTTCTACTGAAATTTCAGTTACTCCTATCATTCTCCGCATAGCCTGAATGTTTGTTATTACAGTCATAGCTTCAATTTTTTCATCTATTGTCATAATATTTTTGTTTTTCTTCCTTACAAAGATAACTAAACTTATCTAAGTTTCTGTTAATAAAAAGTTAAATTAATATTTCAATATCTAATTCTTCTGTAACTACCATAAGAGAGGATAAGGCATTGTTTATTGCGTGGTTTACCTCATGTATATTATCACCATTTAAATCCATAGCCCTTTCTAACTAGTCATAAATACCTTGTAAAGCTTCTTGTACCTTTTCTTCTCGAAATATTACTGTTTTCATATTACTTGAATTTAATTATTTTTAAAGGTCTGTATTCTATACCAAAACCATTATTGATAAATATCTCTTCTATTTGATACCTATTGTTTAAATACTTTACAAACTTGTCTTTTGCTTCTTCGGTCTTAAACTCTTTTGTCTTCCACATAATTTTTAGTTTTTGTTCTATACAAAGATAATCAATTTAAGTATAACATTATGTTAATACGGTGTTAAAGTCTAAAATATCTATAGGTTTAATATTCCTTAAATTCATGTAGCTTTTTAACCTTGTTTTTCTTCCTGCACAAATAATTTCTTTTGTATTAAGATAAATTAGAAAATAATTGTTAGGTTCTGTATCTTTTACAACGTGGTACTTTTTTGTTAAACTTTCTTCAGATCGTTTATACTCTTTAACCAACTCAACTAATTTTAACGCTTTACTTTCGATTTTTTCTATCATAATTTTAAATAAAATAAGGGTTAAAGTCTTATTATTTGCCCCCACACATTTGAAATTCTTTAACCCTTTAGCTAAATTAACTAATCAAATATAAGGCTAATTGTCTTTCTAAACAACTAATTAACAATTAATTAACTCTATAAATAAAATATTCTCCTTCTTGGCTTTCTTCGCCATCATAACTGTTTATAAAATGCCCTCTACTATCTGCGGTAATAGCTTCCTCAATAAAACCATCTATTCCACATGTACTATTAACAATACTTTCTATTGCCTCATTGTTACTCTCACATCTTCCATTATCTTGTATAGCTTTAAATACCTCTTCATCTATCCCTGTCTCGCTTGATAGAAAACTAGGATTAAAAGCCCACAAAGTTTCTTTTATATCTTCTTCTGCCCTTGCATCTGCTTCTTTATCAGTTAAAACCATGTATTCTCCATTTTCTTCAGTTTCAAAAGTAAATTCATCATAACCTTCTGTAATAGTGGATTTTTTAACCCCTAAGAAATTCGCTAAAGCTGTAATTCGTTTCATCTTATTTGTTTTTTAGTATATGTAAAGATAATAAATATTAGTGTTACTTTTTGTTAAAGGGCTGTTAAAAATAAAATTATCTATTTCTAACTATTTAAGATTTTTACTAATTGGTTTGCTCTTTCCCTTGCTTCTCTTTCTTTTGCTTTCCTTGTATCGTGTTTAAGAGGTTTTAAAATAAATTCTACCCCTGATACTGTTACTGTTCCATACCCTGCTAATAATGCTGTCTCAATTTCTTGCATAATAATTAGTTTTAAAGTTTAGCAATATAGTAATTTTATTAATACCTTTCACCATCTTGTAAAAATTCATATTCATTCGCTTCAATAGTTTCAATTATTGCTTCATCACTTTGTAAATACTCAGCCTCATCTTTTAGTATTGATAAGCATTCTTCCCCTAAATCTTTTAAAAATTCATCTGAAAGACTTCCCATTTTATCATCATGAAACTTTAAATTTTCTGCATACCTTTCTTGTTCATATCCAAGTTCTGTTTCTTCAAGCAATTCTGTATATACTTCTATTGTATTTTGTAAAAAATTATTAGTTTTTATAAATTCTTTTGCCAGTTTATAAGTTTCTGTATCGTCCCCATGTTCTCTTAATATACTTTCGGCTGTGTCTTTAGCTAACCCATAAAACTCTATATTAATTCTGTTTCCTCTACCTGTATCAAATCCAGTTATTTTTAAATCTACATTTCTAGCATCTTCATAAATAAAATCCCACCAATCACTATCTAAATTAGTACCTCTAAATTCCTCAATAGCTTTTTCTTTAGCTTCATCTGATAACTCTTCAAACTTGTAAATCTTAACCTGCTCTGTTCTCATAATATTGGTTTTATTTCCTATACAAATATACAATTTTTATACTATAAATATGTTAAGGCTATGTTAAACTTATTAATTTCTTCTTGCTTTCTATCAAAGTTTTCATTTGCTATTCTGCTATGTCCTCTGTCAAAGGAACAAACAGGGTTTATACTTTGCTCTATAATCTCATTTAAAGACCGTCTATTGTCTTCATTATAACCTATTATTTTAACTGTTTTATAAGGCTTCATAATGTGCTTAAAAAGATTAATACTATTAATGTTAAGAATAGATAAGGTAAATAAGCAAAGAAACTGTTTTTGTCATTCATTGTGTTTGTTGTTTTTAAGTAAATTTATATTTAATGCGGCAAATAAAGTAAATATTGATAAGCCTAAAAATATTATAGCTGTATATGGATTCTCATATATATTTAAAAACCTTAACGCTAAGATTAAAAATATTAAAGCTACTATTAATAAAAATGCTTTCATAACTTACAAATTAATTCGCTATCGTCTATAAAATAGCGGTTTTTCTTTTGCCTATCACTTGTAAATAATAGCACGTTATCTTCTATTTTATTTATAGAGAATATTTCCCGCTTTTTATAATCCCTATTTACATTTGAATAAATCTGAACAAATTTATCCCCTACTTTGAAGTTTTGCACCTCTGAAGCTTCACAAACACTTTTTAACTGATCTTGAGTTAGTATCATAATTATTCTTTTATTTCATAATCAATATAACTGGTTTCCTCTTGGATATCACAATATAAACTGTATTCATTATAAGCTTCATTTTTTAGATAGAATTCTAATATACCTGCAAAAGCTCTGATAAATTTCTCATCGTCTTCTTTTAAGTACTCATTAAACCAAATTTCAGGCTCTGTACTAAAGAAACTTATAAAACCTGACCTACTACTATACTTTTCAATTAGGAACGCTGTAAACTCTTGTAATTCTCTTTTACAATATTCTATTAAAGTTTTAAAAGTTTCATCCGATAAATTATAAGTACAGTTTATATAGTCATTTGTAAAATTATATTCTCTTGGACTAATAACCTCCTCAAAAGTAATTGTAATATCTAAATAATCATGCTTTAAATAGTTTTCAATCTCATCACAACATCTTTTTGCTACTCTGTCATGATATTCTTTATAATCAAAATCTATATTTTCATAGGATATTTCGACTTCGCTCTCTTCGTTTAAATCTTCCAAAATTCTCTCTTCATCTTCAAACTCAAATTGGCTGCCGTAAAAACCTGGGAAAATTGGTAAATAACTTTTAATTTCCATAATTGTATATTTTATATTACAAAGATAAGTATATTATTTAAATAAATATGTTAATGAAAGGTTAATTTAATAAATCTAAATAACTAAGTTGTTTTTCTTTATTCTTTTTTAGTTTGGTTTGGTAGTATTCGCAATCATCTACTAAAATTCTAGTTTTAACCTCTTCTATGCCGTCAATATTCCACAACATATCATTATACCTTTTTAGAATTATTGCGTTTTCTTTATATAGCCAACCTCCATTATCCTCTTTTATCTCATCTAAGACGGCTTTAATAAGTTCTAAAGCTTTTATAAATCTCTCTTCTTCAGTCATAATTTAAATGTTTTCATAAAGTGTAAAAAACGCATTAGCTGTATTTTGCCAGTACTCATCTAAGAATTTATCTTCCTTTGCTTCTGTGTTTATGTCAAAACCTGCTTTTATCCCTTGTTCCAATATATCAAAGTTCATATAAGGGATAGGTAAAACAGTTGGTAAACCTTGAAGCCAATCTTTAAATAACACTTTTTGATCTGAATTTCTATTATTATGGTGCAAATATTCAGCTGTAAAGATAGTATAAATTTCGGCTATTTTATCAAAATCACTCATTTTATCTGTGTTAATATCATAATCTCCCAAAGTTATGCTATTTAAGACAATACCCTCATAAAAGGTTTTGTATTTATTATATTTTGGTGCAACTCTTTTTAACCCTGTTAAGTGTTTAGACAACGTTTCAGCATCTAAAAGTGGGTATTTAACCCCTCTTACTAAATCAGTTATTTCCATCTCTAAAGGTTCTATAATTTCAATTTTACCCAAATCTGCATCTGTTTGAGTATCGTAAAAGCTTATAACTTCTCTTCCATCTTCAAATATTGTAATAGCTTGCACCCATCTAAGATTGTAACCTGATTCAGCTAATTTCAATAAAAATTCTCTTACTTGATTTTTCATAATATTGGTTTTATTTCTTAGTCAAAGATAAGGCTTTTATACAATGCTTACAACTAATTAACATTAGTTTAACATTTTTCTATTTAGATAACTGTATTAAATCAAAATAGATATATAGATTTGTTAAGAAATACGCTGCAATAATAATGACTATAATAAATTGTGCTTTTTTCATAATACTAATTTTATATATGTAAAGGTATGCAATTAAGACCGTATAAACAATTTTTTAACATTAGTTTAACTTTCAAATATTTTGTCAATATATTTACTAATCCAGTTATAAAATGTAAATATATAAACAAATATACTAAATACATAAAACGCAGTAAAAAATATGCCTAAACTCTCTTCAGGTACTACCATGATGAGGTAAAAGAAAGGAAGAGTCATGGCATAAGTAACAATTATTTTAATAGTATATAGAATAATGTTTTTCATAATTTATTTTGATTATACCATTTTATAAAATCTACTGTTGCTCTATAAATAGCCTTAAGCGTATTTGTGTCTGTATAGTAAGCTGTAGGGTCATCTTCATTTTCATAAAATCTAACCCTTAAAGTAGCCCCTCCATTAAAAGATGTTTCTATTGTATATAATTTTTGATTATCTTCATTCCTAAATGAATTTATTTTTTCCACCACAGGCATAAGCCAATCCCATGAATAATTATATTTTGCATAATTAATAATGCCCCTCATAACTTTTTCAGGGTTATCTTCTCTTATTGAAATCCATGGAAAATCTGAATAAGTGTAAACGTCTGGCGATTCCATTTTAGGCTTTAACCCCATAAATTCAGCTATTAATCTGTTATCTTCCATAATTTATATTTTTTAATAAATGCTTTGTAAATTGGAATTATTAAATCTTTTACGTTTAGAAAAACCCACCATAATAAAATATAAAATACCAATGCTATTTTCATTTTATTAGTTTATGTAGTATTTAGTAGTAACTATAAAATCGGAAGGTAGTAAATTATCTTCACAATATTGAAAAGCATCATTATAATCTATAAATAGATTTTTAAAAACATAGTAATGATTAAATTCTGATTTTTTCATAGCTCTTTATATTTATACGGTAAATATACGGTTTATATTCCTTACTTTGTGTTAATAGTCTGTTAATTCTTTTTCTAATCCTTTTAAAAAATATATCCCTATCATACTGGGTTTATATGTCCTTTCATCACTTGGAAAGCCTTTAAATTTAACATCAACTAGTGGTGTCCAATTACTTGACCAAACGTGATTATCATACATTTTACTTAATTTGTTATATATCTTAATACAATCTTCAGCATCTTTTTTATAGTCTGTTTTTAGCTGCTTCTTTAATCTTATTATTAGTTTACCCATTTGTTTAAATTTTGTTTCTTTTACAAATATACAACTTATTTATAGTTAATTCTGTTAATGAAAAGTTAAATTATTTATGTTCCGTTATTTCGCGCCAAATAAACTATTAAGATTCTTTCCAAACATTAGTACAACGGTTTGACTTATATACATTAATACCTGCTATATGATATTCTCTAACCATTTCCCTAACATATATATTAAACTCTCTTAAAGTCTGTTTAGGCTCTCTCTCAAACTGATCTATTGTTTCAACTCCAGTATTATATCGGGTATTTAAATAAACTATCTGCATAATTTAGTCTTTATAAGTTACTGTTAATGGTTCTGAAAAATAAGTATTGCCTTGAGTTTGTACATCATAGTAAAATACATTTTTATTACTAACTGTTAACATAGGGTAATGTTCGCCAAATAAGATATTATTTATTTGCCTAATATCTTTCCTTTGAATTTTCTTTAATTGCTGCGGTGTTAATACTTTTGTTTTCATTGCTATATATTTTAGTTGCTTTGTTTTTCACGTTCATAAAATATTCTTATAAACATCCCTTCACTGTCTTCCCATTTAATAGGGTCTAGTATTCTTATTATTTTCCAGCCTTTAGAAGCCATCATGTTAATTTCTCTTATCATATTTCCGTCGAACATTTCGTGGTCTAGCATTCTGTATTCTAAATTTTTCATCTTATTTCTTTTTGTAAAGATAATACTTTTAATTCAATAAAATTGTTAAGACTATGTTAAAGATTATTTTTGTTTGGTTTCTTGCCGCATAAAAGTATTAGACAATACAACCGTTAAAATATATGTTACTTATTAGAATACAAACTACTTACTTTAAATAAACCATTAACAAACTTACCTACAGTAATAATACTATCTTCAATTTTAAATACTCTATAAGCTTCTTTAATTTCTTTAAGAGTACCAATACCATTATTAACCAATCTAGGCTCTACATAATAGTTAGTTTGCTTTAATCTCTTAACAGTATATATATTAAAGGGACTATCTTTAAGGTCTTTATATGTTGCTATACGTTGCGTAATGTAAGATATAAATAAATTCATTGGGTTTATTTTTAGGTTTGTCTTAACTATATATTGTTAAAGTTGAAAACTATTTTTAGACAAGCCTAAATTAAAGCTAAAATAGGGGTTTTTGGGTGTCCAATCCCTTGTTAACCCTTGCTACCACTGACTTTGTCTAAAATTCTGCATCAGAAATAACCTCAACAATTTTCGCCTTAATTTGCTCACTTGTATAGAGTTTTTCGCCTTGTAAGTAGCTATTTATTACGCTCTCAAGCCCCAATACAACCGCTTTATACTTGTTTGGGTATCTGTCTTGTCTTATACTATCCCTATTTCCTGCTAATAACCTGCTTAAGTTGCTATAATTGATAATATCTTTACTGTCTATTTCCATAATTGTGTAAATTCCCCATGGGATTAATACCGCTTTTTATACAAAAATATGGAAATATAGCCAATTAACCTAATTATTTAGTCAAAAGTTTCATTATAATCATTTTTTAACCTTCCCAAACTTCGCCCTGTTCTACTTCTCTATTGTATTTACTTAGTTCTATTAATGAACCGTCATACTTATTATAATATCCTATTCCTTTATACATAACTTTATTTATTTAGCACTAATTTAACCGCTTTTTTACCTGCTGTCTCAATATGATTGTCTTTGCAGCCATCAGGATATAATTTAAAATCAAAATCCGATTGTATTAATTTATTCCAGTTTGTTAAGTCATATATTTTATGCGATTTTTATTACTTACAGTTGGTTACTAACTAAAACAGAAAAATATCCCTTTGTCCGTTTCTACTCTTTCGTCTGCTAACTCTTCAATGCCATCATCATTTACATAATACCATTCCTCATTAGTATAATGTAGTATTTGCCAGTACTCCCAACTCTTAAAAGTGTTTTGGTCATTAGTGTTTTCTAACTCTTCATCATTAAATATACCTGAAGACTGTAGGTCTAAAATTCGCTCTTGTATTGTCATATAGTTTTGTTTTATAGGGCAAAGATATGTTATTTAACCTTTGCCCTGTGTTAATATTCTGTTAATATATGATATCAAAACATTCATTTTCAGCATCTTTGTACAAGGCTGCAACCTGACTAAAATACTCTTTATAGGTTATTAACCCCATGTTATAATTTTCAAATAAGGTAGCCCTTACATCTTCAACCTCTTCAAATAATTCTGTATTAAATAGATGCTGCTTATCTTTAATTGCATGCGCCTGTTCCTCTTTCAACTCGTTAATATTATTTAAAATACTGTTTAACCTTGTTACTTTACTTGCTATTGCCATGACCGTTTATGTTTTAAGTTAAGCAAAGATACACAAAATACCTTTGCTTTGTGTTAATGAAATGTTAAATATTAAATATTAATTTAATTGTAAATTTGACTTGCTATCAAATGATTTGCAACCCCATGTACTTTTTACTTGCTCTAAAGTCTTTTTAGATCTAAATTTTTGTGTATAATCTACAGGGCTAAAATACCATGCTTTTTTCTTGCCTGCAAACCTAGCATGGTTATATTTGTCAATCACTATACTTTTTATTGCTTCCCTTTGGTTATACGTCGCGCCCTTATCTATATCTTCAAGCCAAATAAAGATGCCAACGAATGATATTTTAATGCCTTGTAAACCGTCAAATAGACTGACTAAGTTATAAAAAGTCTCATAATTAAAGTCTTTGTCGCTATCATAACTAACTGAAGGCTTAAACGCTTTAAATTCGGCTTGCATCTTTATAAACTCACTTGCTTTACCACCTTTATCAGGGTGCAACTTATGACAAAGTGTGCGAAATAATGTTTTGGCTTGGTCTAATGTTTTACAGTCTTGAAAGTACATATCTTAATTGTTAAGTGTTCATTCTATTGGTGTGTTCAGTGACAATGAACAGTTATTTAATTGAACGGTTTATATTTCTTTAATAAATTTGGGTTGCACTCCAGTTAATATAACGCCTAAATTAGTAGTAATATCATAATAAAAATAATCCCCTTGCATAGTTTTACCTGTTTTTAATTCAACCGTTACAATGGTTTTATTAGTCTCTAGGTTTTTTAATACTCCATAATGTTTACGTACAAATGGAGGTAGATTATTATAATCAACTGTACTGGTATTCACTATTGTAGCTTGCATAATCTTAATTATTAAGTTAGTCAAAAATAACACTTTTAACCTACTAAAGTGTTAAAGGAATGTTAAAGTTTAATATTCCTTATAAAGTATTTTCTGTTCTAATATATTTATGTTTCTTGCAATTGCCTCATAGGTTAAAGGTCTTTTAAGATAATCTATATTACATGCCCTATCTTGTAACCTGTTCAATTCTGTTAACCTTTGTGCCTTTGTCATTTGGTTAACTTGTGATTGTGTTAAAATAATACATTCCATATCTTGATATTTAAATTAATAATATTCAAAGATACAACTAACAATCGGTTAATTTTGTTAAAGAAATGTTAAACTATTATTTAATGCAATCCGATTAAATTACTCAACTTACTATTGGATTATAGGTCTATAAACTTAATATAAGTGGATATAAGCTTACTTTATACATTAAGAGTACTAGTATACCAACTTATAAAGATAGTTCTGTAAATAAGCTTAAAATAACTCTGAAAACATTTCTTGCAAAGCTGTGATCTAATGAGGTTTTTTGACTTTGTGTGGAAAGGGCGGCGGCGGGGTATAACTCTAAACATTTTGCCGGGTCGTTGGTCTGGGTAGGAAGAAAGTCGACCCCACTTACACATTTTCATATTTTCCAAAATAAAATTTTAATAATTCCCCAGCACCCCACAAACACATTTTTCAAAAACTTACTTTCCCACCCCACTTTCATAAAATCTAAAAAAGATATGGGGGTAACAAAAAAATAAGCATTACTCCTTAGAATAACGCTTATCCCAAAATAAATTTATAAAAATTTTTTAGTTAAAATACTCTTCTGGTATTCCCACTAGTTTGTACATAGCTTCTATTTGTTTATTTACTATTAGTTGTTGTTCTATATAGTATTTTAAATTTGGATGTAGTTATAATGATATCATAGTTTATTATTGATACATAGTTTTATTTGTTTTCTTTGCGGCTTATAATAGAACTATTCCTTTATAATTTATTACCTTCAAGCATTTTAACAATCTCTTTTCCTCTCCCAAGACAATGCTCTATTTCCTCCCAACCATGTCTATCATAATTTTTTTCATGTAATAAAATATCAGTCACCTCAATTAATTTTTTCATTACATCAATCAACGCCCATGGTTGGTCAAGCCCAAGTATTTTATTAATTGGCAACAAAACTCTAACACCATTTATAATCAAGTGTTCGTTTTCTTTCTCCATAATTTAAAGTTTATTAAAATTTCCTTCTACATCAATATCCCAACCTCCTTTTGTTATGACATTTACTATATCCTCAGGTTTGCATTTTAATGCTAATTGATTTGGATTTGGGTCGTGAACTACTTTTAAATTAGAATTAATTATGACCGCATGATATACATCTTTAAATGTTGACGAAAGAACTGTTGCAGGAAAACAATCATTCCAGCCTCCATCAAATTTTAATCTCTCAATAAGAGTTGTTTTTTGTTCTCTTTCTCCATTTGGATGATCCCATTCCATATTGGGATACCCATTTTCTTCCATAAAATCCCACAATATACGCCAAAAGTTTTCCTGATCTAAATTAAAATTAGGTACGTCTTCAAGTTCTATTTCTAAAAGAGATGCTATCGCTGCTTGTTGACAGTTCCCTTTACCTGAATCTACAATTGTTTGATACACTTTTTTCATTTTAACTAATTTTATATATTCTCTTAAACCTCATCAATTTCTTTAAGTCAGTTAAGTTATCTAAAAAATATTGGTTCTCTCTAGTACCCATAGACCAACTTCCATAATAATGCTCTTCTATAACAACACTTAACTGCTCAGTAATCTTACTTAAATATAGGTTAAGATAATAATCTGTTCCTGTATTAAAACCGTCCTCTATATTCTTATGAAAAATAGAAAATCCCGTTGCTGTATCTTTTTCATCAGTTATTTCCCAACCTAATGACTCTATGTACTCTTTTATACTATCATTCATAATTTAATAGTTGCTTATATGAGTGATATATCACCAATAGGGGATATATCTTATTGGTGATATACTTATGTTAGGTGCAATTAAAACCTCGGCTCTTGATGAATAGGTGGTTTATCAAAAAATAGCCTAATAGTCTTTTGTGGTTTAACTTGGTCAGGCAAAAATTCACCAAATTCACGAACCATATTCGTTTTAGCAAGTATGTGATGATTTACACTTACATCAAAGTCCTTTGCAAGTATATTCCAACTCACACCTTTTGTCATTCCTTTGTTTACACTACTAACTTTTGTCCAGTCAGTAATTTTTGCCTTTGCGGTTTCAAACATTTGTTGTAGTTGTTCGTTAGTAATCGTTTCGGCAATTTTTCTTGCATCATTTCTATTCATAATCCGTACTGTGCCTAACAGTGTATAAATGTTAGCAGTAATTATTCCACCACTATTAATTCTTCTGCTCTAAAAAACTGAACCCAATCTTTACCAAATTCCTCTGCATTTAAAACAATTTGAAATTCTACATCTTCTTGTAAAATATCTTTAATTGTATATTCAACACCATCAGGCAATCCAAGTCCTACTTTTGCATTTTCAGCGATGTAACATTTATCACCAACTTTGAAATTTTTCATAATTTAAATATAAAGATTATCAAAAGCTTCTTCTAAGCACTCATCAAAACTAGCGCCACCATTGTAGAACCTTAGCTCAAAGCTTATAGATTCATCTTCGTTTTTACTAGCTCTAATTATATCTCCATCGTCTTCGTAACCATCAGTATCTAACTTATACAGTTTCTGCGTTTTTTCGTGGAAGAAGTACTCATTATAATACTCATCACATAAGCACTCAATAGCATTACTATAATAACTAGGTATTTCTTTATTCTGATTTTTTAAAATGTTTTCTGCTACATCATTTAGAGTTTTTCCTTTAGGTTTTATCTCTATTGCTGTTCCTTTGTAATATACTGTTTCACTCATTATTTAATTTTGAAGTTATTTTCTAACGGTTTATTGCCGCCAGATATTGAATTATTATACTTTAGCAAACTTTGGATAAATATAGTAATTTTTACCCTATTTCTATTTTCTTTAGCCCCAACTGTAACATTCTTATTTGACTATCTTTCTCTTTTAATACTAGTCTTACTAGTTCAGCAGGTGCTGTCCCTCTCTGTCCATGCTTCTCTATCATTTCTCCTGATAAATCTAATGTATTCACTACATCATATAGCATACTATCTAATTCTTCTTTACTCCAACAACTCATACTACTATTTATTTTCAGTTATTACCCTTGCTCTTTCTAACCTATCAATTGCTAAGTATGAAAGTATTAACCAAGTTACAGGGTTATCATCATAATATGCAGCTACGCCTATAATAATTAATAATATTAAAGGCATCCACTCAGTTATTTTTTCTAATTTCATTTTATTTATTTCCTGTTATATGTACTACTACTTTTATCTGTATATTTGTTGCTGATACTCCAACCACCTTTATATGCCAGTCTTTTTCAAGTTTATTTAACTCTTCTTCAACCGCTTCTGAGGAACCTGTTAATATTTTATAACTCATACTAATATATTTTTATTATAGTCATCTACACTCTTAAATTTTTTAACCGTTGTTGTTGTACCTTCGTAATCGCCAGAATCAACATCAACATTATAAGGAATTTTCCATTCTTGATGCACTTCTTCATTTTCTTTCAATATACAAGAGTAAGAACAAAAGTCGTCATCCCAATACTCGTCTTTCCAGTTTTCTTTGGTAAATTCTTTCATAATTAAAATTATTTAGATTATTCAATATACTTTAAGTTGATTGATATATTAATATCAGCGGGATATCAACAATAGAATTGGTGATATACACATGTTAGCGGTAATTTAATAAGAAAGGTATTTATCAAATCCAATTTCAACGTAAAGCCTTTCATCAGTTATATCACTTTTAAAAAATTTTTTTCCTAATTTTGATAGTTTGTCATAATCACCTCCTAACAGTTCTGCGGCTTTTCTACAATAGTGTGTACTTATAATCAGTTTACCTGTTCCAGAGTGAGTTACATTTTCATAAACTTTTTTAAATAGGTAGGTATATTTTTCAGATGTAGTTAAATCAAATAAACTACTGCTAACACTTGGTATAGTGTATTGCTAGGTTTCTGCATTTTTATTATCTGTATTCACAATTCAAAGTTTTGTAATTGTTGATTAAGTTCGTACTGTAAGGTCGCAACGTCACCATACCATAAACGTTAGCTGCAACTAAAGTTAGTTACCAAGCACTTCATTTATAACATCATTACTAAACTTGATTTTCTGTAAAGCGGTTTCTAACTTGTGCAGTTTTGTAAGGGCTTGTGTATTGCTTTCATTTACCGAATTTATGGCGCAAAATAGGCATTGTCTTGCATATTTATCCCCTATAAATTCTTCTTCACAGTTTACACACGTACCTGAGTAGTTTCCTGGAGCAAAACCGCCTATTGGATATTTTATCTTCATAATTTATATTTTTACTAGTTGTAAATATCCACAAGAAAATGAACCACTAAAGCCTTCCAAGAATACAACTTCTGATGTATTTTTCTCTCGTTGAAAAGAGTCTGATTCTATTGTCCACAACTTACCGTAATTTTTAGGATGTCTTGCCTCCATACAATCAAACATCACAACTTTTTGTCCTTTTTTAAAATTCTTTAACTTCATAATTTTATATTGTATTTTAGTTGTGTATAATGCTAAGACATCTCCCACACTTCACAAACTAAGTCATTTAAAGTTATTACAGCAGTATGTCTTTCAGATTTTGGGTTAGTGCAAGTGTGTTTTTTCCTTTTACCTTTGTAAAAACTTTTGCAGAATTTACAATCTTTACACTTAGCTTCTCTTGTATAGGTTATTACTCCCATTGTTTAAATTTTTAGTTTCTTAAACTCACATAACAATGTATAAAAATAGGCGCACAAGCTACAATTATGATCTTTGCTTTATGATTTTTAGCTACACAATCAAGGGTTAGCCCCCTCTGCTACGTTGCGCCTTATCTTTATATAGTGTTAGTGTTCATTTTCCAAAGCCTCAAAAGAATTGTCGCCTAGTCTTTTTAATAACCTATTAATCTTAAATGTTTTTTGCGAATCAACCATTTCCCTAAATTTAAAATATTTGTGCATCATTACAATTTGTTCAATCATAATTTCCACATCTGCAATTTCTTCTACTAAGTTGCTAAAACTTGAGTCATCATTTTTTCTAATATGTTTTCTAACAGCAAGCGCAAGTTCTGTGGCTTCCTCCTGTGCCATTTCTAATTGAGCCTTTTCACCCCATTTTTTAAGAGCCATTTTGTAAACTTTTTCTCTTTGTTCTAAATTCATAGTTATTGATTTGATAAATAATGTGTAACTTCATGATCTTCATTAACGCATAGCCAAGTAAGACTACCCGATAAATTTCGTGCTAAAAAAGCTATGGAATTACCGTGATTTGTTTTTACTTTATATTCCCCGGGGATTTTTGGAGGATTATCTTTTACACTTATCCAATTTTCCATAGTCTATATGTTTTAATTTACTCACAATATTCTAAAAATACTTTGTTATTTGTGTCTAAACTAACACTGCTTAAATCATCTTGATATACAAAACCATAACTATCATATCCCCCAGAATAACCTTGCTCATAAACACTAGTATATCCTTGGTATATTAACTTACCCTTTCTACCCCCCAACTTGTAAAAATTATCTGCAATATTTTTATAAAGAAGTAACTCTCCTTTATCATCTTTAAAAAAAGAACCTCCGTAAGCTATAAATTCATAGTAAACATTCATATTCTATTTGTTTTATTATTTCTTTTACAAATATACAACATTAAAATGACTATACAAACAAAAACCTTTAGTATCTCTACTAAGGGTTTTATAATTTATTTCTGTTCTGACTTCTATTTACTATAATCTCTTAGTGTCTCCCCTTTGCCCGATAATAACTTCTCTAAGTATTTAAAGGAATCACTGTCAAAAGTCATTTCATCTTCATAGATTTCATCATCTGTTTTAATATGTCTTACTATACTAATTACCTCGTGTTTGGTGTTACTACAAAGATATAATTCTGTTGATGTTCCATATCCTGAACAATCTCTATATTCTACTCTCTCTATAACCCCATCTCTACAGTTAGAATAGTGGTTTATTACAGATTCCTTTGTTTGTTCTTTATCTAAGTATATTTTTAATTCTCCTCTTTTATACATTATTTATTTTTTAACTGTTTTTAGCGGGAAATTAACTCTTCTCCTAAACCAAAGAATAAATTTTGAAGACTGTGAATGTATTTAATTCTTAAATCTCTATATAAATTTTCTCCTTCATAGTGACTCTTTACTACTAACTCACCGTCTACAAAATCAATATCTAACTTACAATTAGCGTTTTTAGTAATTATTCCACTTGTCCTACCATTAAGGTATTCCCAGCCAAGCTTTAACAACCCTTTCTCTGTTATTAGAATTGGCTCAAACTGAAATAAATCTATGTATAGTAGTTCTTCTCCTGTCTCTGGTATATCTACTTTTACCCCATTAGTTCGGACTTCCTTTACAATACATAAAACGCCATCAATACTAATATGATTTCCAATTCTTAATTCTTCTGCTTTCATGATTTTTCTAGTTCTTCTTCTAATTGGATTATTAAATTTGCTACAGCAGCATCTACATAAAGAATTAGTTTCTTAGGTACAGGTACTTCTTTTACATGACTGCCACACCCGAAGAAACGTGATCCTAATATAGAAAAACTAACATCATGCTTCTCCTTAACAATCATCTGAGTGTTTTTCCAGCGGGAATTTATATTATCTGAAAAATATTCTAACTCGTGGAGTTCCTGCCTAATTTGATTTGCTCTGTTAATGTCTTTTATATCCATCTATACATTTATAATACTGTTTAAATATTCTTTTAACTGTTCTTCTTCCCCCGCCACGAAATTAATTGTAAAGCATTTATTCTCAAAAGAATAACTAATATCAGAAGCATATTTTTTATTTAAATAATCAGTTATTTGCTCCATCACATTAACCCTTCTTTCCCTTAACGTTGATTTATTCAAATGCTCAAAGACTTCTTTTGCATCTTCTATTTTAAAATTCATATAAGATTTATTTGAGTTCCGCAGAGAGTATAACTACTTATTTCACAAGTATCAACATATCCAAATTCCTTAATCTGCTTTAAGAAACTGTCTTTAATTTCTGTATTTAAAAAGCTTACGTTTACAATTCTATCTTCTCCAGGACTTAAGCTACTCACTATATGTCCTATGAATGCCTCTATGTAAAAATCTTCATCTCCAAGTTCTACTATCTTTACATTGTTGCTAATATTGTCTCTACCATTTTCATAAACTAGTGTAAACTCTGCTTTACCAGCTCTGTAAGGTCTTACTGTAAATGTTGTATCCCCTGTTGCTTTATCCATCTCAAACTCAATTATATCTTCCTCCTTTATTTCACACTTATGAAGCTCACCAAAATTTCCTACTAACCTTTGATCTCCCATATTTATTGATTTTATTTTAATACTATCTATCATAATTTTACCCTCTTAAATATTTCAATTACTGTGTCAATACTCATCATTTCTGGGTCTAAAATAAAACGTCCTGATTCCTGATCCCACTGCATGGTTAATTGACCAAAGCCTTTCTCACTTTCCCACACAATTAATAAATAGTCATCTGTTTTTACTTTTATTCTTGCTTCCATATTTATAGCTTATTATAAAATTCGTTTACTTTTTCTATTGCTTTAGTTCTTGCTTTTTGGCGTGTTTCAGATACAAAAGTATTATCTCCGATATAACATTTCCATTCTCCTGATTTTAATGGTTTTATATAAATTATAATTCCTACACTATCAAAGAAATCCACGTAAACGCCATATTGCATTGATTGTGGTATTTGCCAAAATTTTTGTATATCCATAACTGACCAGTAATTATCTAATATCCACTTCTCAAAATCTATTTTTAATTTTTCTGATAGTATCATTACTTCTATATTTACAACTTAAATTTTTGCATTCTATTTGTTAAGCCTCCACTACTTGTAAGCTTTTCTAAAGTGAAACTATAATCATGACAGACTAGTTGTTTACCTACCCAACCAAAATTATCTGCTTTTATATCAGTGAAATAATTGGGTATTTTATCTGGAGCCTTTTTCCACTTCTTGTCATCCTTATAGAAAGGTTCTGTTTTCTTTTGTAGCATTACAAGACCATTATTACTTATCCAGCTACATTCTGCAAACCATTTTTTATGCTCTGTCTCCATTACTGCTCCCCAAATCCTATACTCACTCCAATTTTCTCCACACCCGTCTTCCCTCTCTATTTTAATTACCCAATTAGGATCTAAAGGGTATTCATATACATCCCTGAAACAACCTTGTCCTAGTAAATCCCCGCATAAAAAGTCTATTATCTCTAAACTTAATATTGGATTATCTAAATAAGAAAGTTTTTGTTTGTATGCTTCTGTCATTTAATTTTATTTCTCTAATCGTTTTTCAATTTCTTCTAAATTCAAATAACAAACTAACTTCGTTATTGAACATGTAATCTATTTTATCTAAAATACCTTCTTTATCACACTCCCTAATAAAATCCCTGAATCTATCTTTTTCAGCTTCATCTAGTTCTCCACTCCAAGTCATTATTCCTTCTATCCTGTGAATAAATCTATCATATTTATATTTTTCTTCTCCTTTCATTTTTCTGCAAATTTAAACATTACTCCTATACTTCCTTCTACAATACCCTTTGATTCTAAGTCGGGTCTTCTCTGATACTGTATTCTTCCTGATATACCAAATTTAGGAAATACATAATACACCGCTTTTACTCTTGACGCCCAGCCAATAGTAGTACCCCACCCAGACCTATCGTAATTTAATCCAAATAACTGTTTTCTCATTACATTGGAGAATGATGCGCCAACTGCTATATCCAATACATCACCTTTAGTTAAATAATAATCTACTCCCATACCATAGTTCTGATAGTCTTCTTTATCAAATCTACCGTAGTACAGATACACACCTATTTTATTTGCCCTGGCTCCTAACTCAAGGTCAACATCTAATACTTTAGTTGCATTATTGCTTAAATCTATATAAGCATCTGTATCTCTCTGGGCATATAGAGAAAAGCTTAATAAGATTAATAGATAAATTAGTGGGTTTTTCATCTATGAGTTTTTAATATAATTAGTTAAATAAGCATTTATGTTATCACGTCCAACTGGGTTAGCACTGTGAGTGTACCACTTTGGAAGGCTTTTCTTATTATCTATGCAATAGTTTACAAGCCACTTAGTACAGTCAAAGCCACTTAATGTTTCACGTTTTAGTTTTCTGGCAGCACGTTTTGACATTCCTTTAGAAACTCTTTCTTTAGCAATATCTTCACCCAAATCGTGGTCAAAGTTAATTGCATCAGGTAAACCATTTTCTTCTATCCAAGCGGTAAATTCATCGTAACTTTTTACCCAGTGTATTTCTACATCTCTTCCAATAGCACTGAACATCATCCAGTCTACTTCTTTGTCAAATGGATTACGATAATCGTCGAGCCAAAGCAGCTTTTTCATAGTTTTATATTAATGTATCATTTATAGTGAAAGTTCTTGGAGTTAATTCTTTAAGTAAACTAAAAAACTGTTTGTACTTTTTTAAACTTTCATCTTTTTCCTTCTCTCTTGCCTTACTATGTTCTATATAGTAATTAATTAGAGACTCTCTTTCATTAGTCTCATCTAAATTTTTAATCGTTTCTATTGCCTTTACTAATCTGTTATCTCTTTGGTAATATGCCATTTTTGGTATTTGTTAATTATATATTATCTTGATTTTCCATTATCTTGTCTTTCTATTGGTTCTCCTTTTTTAAACATAACTAAAAGCGCATGCGCCTGATACACTGTTGCTACAACAACTAAAATTAAAAGAATAGTTAAAATTATATCAGTTACCATCTTTTTTAGTTTCATTTGACAACCTTTTTATCGTATACGCTTACAATACGATTCTTATCAACATCTTCCCAGTCCCAGTAATCATCAGACTCTTTCAATCTTTCAATAAACCAGTTTAAGCCTTTTGTATCATCTGCTTTTATCATACTATTTTATCTTTAACTCTTCCATTATAATTTGCTTTGGTAAGAAATTCCAACAATAGTATGCTGTACTAAATGTTATTTTATTTTGTATCTCACCATTATTCATAAACTTCATACGTTTATCAAACATCAAAAGCTGTAAGTCTTTGTCTTTAAACAGTTTCTTGGGTGCTGCGTCATTTAGCCACAAAATTGGAGATAGCATCGCAAACGGTTTTTCAAATGATAGAGTTTTTTCAAAGAATTTTCGCTTGTTTGTAAATGGTGCATTACTAATAATTATGTCCCAGTGATCTTTAGGTTCCCACTTAAAAAAGTCTTGTCCTGTATCTATATGGCTGTGTACAACAGTATTTTGTTTGCTTATTTGTTTTACAAACTCACTATCTGATCTATCAAATGGACACCATACAACAGCTCCTTTAGGTATATACTTTAAGATAGGCTCTACCCCATAGTCTAAAGTGAAGCATTCGTCATTCTTACCTTTTGAATATAAGATGTCTTTACTTTCCATTATATCTCTGTATTTGTAATTTTACCATAGCTTCCAAATGCCCATACTAAGAATATAAATATTCCTAAAAATATACCTACTGCTATTACTAATAGAAATATTATAAATCCCATCTGTCCTGCTTATGAAACATTCTTTCTATAGCTCTCCATATTAAAAACAGTCCAAATACTACAATTACAAATTCAGAAATTGTTTTTACATGGATAATCAACCACAGTCCTATAAAGATGTGTATTAAAGGGTATATCCAAGTATAAAGTATTTTCATGATTTTAAAGTTATATTTGTTCCCTGTACTTTATTAAATTCACCTAACTGTCTTATAATCAAGGCACACATATTATAATACTCCTTTTTTTGAAAAAACTGTAAAGCTATCTCTGTATATTCTTTTCCCAGCTGAAATAACATTTGTTCATAGTTTTCTGTCTCAACTAAAAGTATCAATAGTTTAATTGTTTCCTCATCAGGGAATATATGTAAATCTTTTTCCTTAGTCTTCGTAAAATTGGTTATCTCCGTCTTCCAACTCATAGTTAACGTCTAAATTTAGTATTTCTTCGTTCATTTCGTAATACCGTGAGAACTCTTTCTTATCTGATTTCCAATCACCTTTCATTTCAGGAAACATCTCTAATAATTCTTCTGTCTGAATTAGTACCTCATACTCTGCCTTTATATTACTTCTGTCCCGCATATACATTGTCTTTAAGCTTGTTGTACAGACTAATATAATCTGATTCAGTTAGGGTCTTTGGTATTCCATCAATTTCATAAACAACAGTGTCTTTACCTTTAGTCTCATTTATCATAATGGCTTTAATAAAGTGCTTTGTAGACTTAACTCTCTTTCCAGTTTCTGCATCATCTGAATAAGAAGGTCTACTCTCGTGGGATAGATACGTACATTGTTTTCCTAAGTCTCTCTTTATCTTATTAATGTGGAAGTGATGAAAGTTCATTTCTATCATCGTATCCATCTTAGAGTTTTGCATACCATCAATCTGATGCAGCATGCTTTTGTTATTTGAAGTTGTGTTCATAGTGTTTTTTATTTCTTTTACAAATATAAGGCAAATTATAATACTATGCAAATATTCTGTTAATTATATCTTAATTAGTTTCAAGTAACATCTTTTCTTTGCCCTCCTCTAAAACTTTATCTTTAAATAAAAGGTATCTTTCTTTTGCTATTTTAAATACGGGCATTAAAACTCTGGTAGAATAATCCTTATCGTAGTTAGCATGACATTGGTTCTCCGAGAAAATTCCGCAGAGGTATAAAATGTTTAAATCCTCCGTAGCAACAGATTTATATTTACCTTTAGAAAGTGAATGGGCAATTTCATCAACCCCTGTTCCCCTGAGCTTATCTCCACAGTTCTCACATACTTTCTTTTCATTGATAACTATTTGTATATGTTTTATAAAAAAGTCTCCATAACCCTCTCTATCAGCTTTACGTTTCTCCATACCTTTCTTTGTAAACTTCTTTATAGGCTTGTTAGAAGATTTTATGGGAGATTTCTTTAGAACAGTTTTATTCTCTGTGTACTTATTAAGTTGTTTTGCATGTAGAGGGCAGCAACTTTTTCCAAAGTGCTCACTATCCTTGTTCTTAATCTTTGATCTAATAGAGCCTGTCCACTGACAGTCTTCTATATCACATTTGTATGTCTTATTTTTCATAACTCTTGGGTATAAAAAAACCAGGTAGTCCAGTACCTGGTTTCAATTCTAAAAAACAAACCTGCTATGGAAGGCAGCAGTGGAGAGGGCAAGACTCGAACTTGCATTTGTCAAGCTATTATTATACTTTATTACGTAATTAAGTACTTTTATTCACCTATCATTCAATCGTGGTTGCAAACTCCACAGCGGCTAACCAGTTTCGCCACCTCCCCATTTGCCGTCTTTCCGAGCTGTAAGAATTGTTTAGGTACTGTTGGAGAATTTCTTTCTCCGCATAGCTGACTTACCCTTCAGCGAGACCCTTGTTGCAGCCCCGTCTCGACTTCTATAACTGCATCGGGATAATCATAATACGTTGATAACCAACAGATTAGAACGGCAATTTATCATCCTCTTCTTTTTCCTCTTTTGCTTTCTCAGCTACTGCTGTAGCTTTTGTAAGTGGTTGAGTAGCTTTTACTGGCTCAGGCTTTGTAGTCTCAGCAGGGCTGTCAAACTTGTGTTCTACCTCTTTTTGAACAGCATAATAGAACTCTGTCTGTGGTGTAAAGTCCCAAACAGTTTCCCCTGCCACTTCTTTTTGAGTAGGTTTAGGCACATCATTAAAATGTATATACCCTGTAGTAGGTGATTTGTTATCATCTGTCTTTTCCCTGTCTAAATAGTTGATATAAATATTAAGGTTTTCATACGTCTTACCGTTCTTTCCTACGGACTCTGACCTTACTGCGGCTAAAGAAACCCTCTCTCCTGTATCTAATCCTCTCATAGCACTAAGAAGAGCTTTAGACTCATCTGTATACCCACCTTTGTTTCTAACGTTCATAGAAACTTTGTTCACTGTGTCCCCATCTTCTAAAGATAGTTCGAGAAACTTAAGAGTTCTTCCTTCATAGGTAATTTCTCTTACACCAAACTCTTTTGGAATCCCCTCCACTTTATCATGGTACTGGTGATAAGTTTTTTTACCCTCACCATAAGTTACTTCCTCATATCCGTCTGTTGGTACTTTTTCCTTAAGATAGAGCTTCCCTTTTCCTTTACTAATACTAAAATTTCTGTACGTCATTTTACTTTTGTTTTACTTTTGTTGTTAATTTACTTTTTATTTTTACCCATAATTCTAAGGCGGGGTAATACCATTTATTCTTTAATATAATTTCTTCTATCTCATTTAAAGATTGTTTTACAATAAAGTTTTTGCCTGAGTCCAAGAACACTGTGCAGCCATCCTTCGGTTTATCATGCTCGATAATAAGGTCTATACTATCTTCTCTTACACTTGCAAAACCCTCTACCTTTTTGTAATCCTCATCTTTAAAATCTAGCGTATCAGTACCGCCTTTTTCAGGATTAGGCAAACCTAACTTTTCCCAGAAGTCCTCTTTGTCATCAAAAGACTCGTACTCTACTAATCTCTTTTCGGCTTCCTCTGTTAAAACTTCTGATACAACTGTTAATCTTACCATACAAATATACGATTTTTATTTTAATATACAATACTATTTTACTTTTTATTTTTCAACTGCCAGTATAGCATCATTGAATTACAAGCATAGGCGGTTAAATGTCCTAGTATCTCTTTACCGTCATCAAAATTACCTTTCATAACTTCTACGTGATGCCTATTTTGTGCTTGAATTAGTTTTTCTATATCCATAGGTTTCTTCCAGTTATAGGGGGGATATTTGTCTTTCTTATTGTCTTGCATCCTCTGTGCCATAGCCTCTATAAATTCCCAGTCTAACTCGTAGTTTAGTTTTCCATCTTCCTCTTTGATACCTTCTTGCTGAGCTTTCTTATTAGGTGTTTTTTGCTTTGAAGTATCTATAATGTATACTCCACAATTTAAATCCTTCTCTGTACTATATGTTTTCTTTAACTCTCCTGTAAGTGTTTTTATCCACTTATCTAACATCTTCTTCATATCCTCATCAGAAAGTCTCACATAATCAGGTAAAGGTATATCTACCGTAGATTTCTTCTCTATAAGACCAGGAAATTTTATACCTTCATAATTAAATGTAGTTGAGGTTTCATAGCGAAGCATATCATCTAATTTCTTTTGTATATTTTTTTGAGTCTCTGATACTACCTCATCACTAAGAAGTTTTTTACATAAAGACAAACAATGTACAATTTCTAAACAAGTTTTAGATCTACATTCATCTTTAGCTTTAGGTGTTTTATAAGTATACCAAAAACTTTTGGGTTCAATACCTCCCCAATCTTCTTCACCTGCATTTACATAAATAGAATCCTCATAAGAATGTAGTGAAGCTCTGCCTGTATTTTTATAGCCAAAAGCCTCTAAATCTTTTTCAATGTATTTTAAATCTTTGTTTTTTGACACAAAGGAAAAATGTTTATATACCATATTCATATTTTTTATCAAACCGTTCTTTAATTTGTTTTATTACCGAATTCATATCCCATGTATTCATCATACACCATTGTTGGAATTTCATGACAAACTGTATTGAGTTAACTCTACTTCCACCCGACTCTAAAAAGTACTTGTGTAAAAAGTCGTAGTCGCTTGTTTTTTGACTCCTTAAAGCCTTGTAGGTATCTTTATTCATTATTTCAAATAATCAATGATCTTATTAATATCTTCATTTCTGTGATTTTCAGTAAGTTCTATCCAGCCTACCAACCCTGAGTCTCTTAATTTCTGAATAGTATAATAACAAGAGTCTTTGTTAATACTTTTATGAATCTGTTCTTTACTAATAGTAAAAATCATTTTACTGTCTTTTCCAAGTCTAGTTAAAATCTCTACAAATTCCCTATAAGTTAAATCCTCCCCTTCATCAATGACCATAACAGCACTACAGATAGTTCTGCCTTTGATCTTCCCATTGTATTGAACTTTTATGTCCCCCTCCTTCAACATCTTATCTGTTGTAACTTTAGACTGACAAGCATTCATATTATCTAACATTGGCTGAGTCTCAAGCATTAGCTTCTCTTCTAAAGTGCCCGGAAGTGCTCCGAGAGCTTTGTCTGGAATAAAAGGTCTTGATAATACAATCTCATTAAATTCCTTTTTTCTAAAAGCTTTAATAGCAGCAGCAACAGCTCCTAAAGTTTTCCCTGTGCCCCAAATTCCCTCTACAAAGACTACATCATACTCATAGAGTAAAGTAGATATTTCTTTTTGCTCAGGGTGTAAAGTAATAGATAGGCGAGGTTCATTTTTTAACAGTCTTTTATCTTTATTCTCTTTAGCCATATTTAACTTTTTGTTTTTATAAAGTTACAATTTTATTAACACTTAACCAAACATATTTAGACTTTTTTATTTTACACTTTTATAAAATCCATTGTAATGTTAAGTTCTCCTCTAAAATACCTTTTTAGTTTACTATATTCTATCCCATAAATGTCTGAAATTTGTTTAACCTCCTCATAATAAATACCGTCTTTTACAGATAAATAATAGCTAAAATCACCCTGTCTTCTTTGTATGCGTCTTATTTGATACTTAGCGTATAAATCAACACCACTCTCATAATCTTCTAAAAACATATAATCTGTGTTATTAGGATTATCCCCTTTTAATTTAGCATATAAAGCTTTATAATTTAAATTATGCTCCTTACATATATCTCTTATTATTGAAGGCTCTTTTGTTTTTATATTAATACACTTTTTTGAATTACTCTGAGCTATTTTTTCTACAATATATTCCTCTCTCTTTTTACCTCTGTGGGGGTGTTTATCACTCAACATAACATCCCTGATTTTTTGTTTTTGATCTTCACTAAGTTTTCTACCATAGCTAGGATGAGCTTCACCTGTTCTGCCATACATAGGATGATCTTTGCCTTTGACTTTTCTGAGACCCCTCATAAATTCTGCTTGACCTTCTTTGTTTTTAAAAGTCTCAGACATATTTTTTCTCCAAGAATCTACATCTTCTTTTGATCTACCCTCTCTCCAATCCTTTCCATACATCGGGTTATTCTTACCTGACATTTGTTTTGATAACTTCTCTCTCCTCTCTTCTGATATAACTCTCGGTAATACGTCTGTCTCGGTTAAAACACAATTCAAGCCGTTCTTTCCTAAAACCTCGTAATAATCTTGCCAGTACCTTTCACGAATATTCATTTCTTCAAACTCACACTTCTCTATAATCTCAAAGGTGTGCTCATCCCATCCATATTTTTCTACAGAGTGTTTAACTCTAGGTTGATATTTATAGCCCCTTCCATTTCTGTAAGAGTTTCTTCTACTTGATAAATTTCTACTTTGTCCAATATAAATTTTTCCTGTGGGGCTGGTTATTTTGTAAATACCACAGACCTTCTTGTATGCCATTTTACTATAAATGCAGAAACCCTTTCTCTGAAGTTACCGCCAAGTAAAACTAAAGAAAAAGGGTTCTATATAAATATTTCCTGAATCTTGGCGGATTTACTACAAAGATAGTAATAAAGCCTAAGTGTTAAAAATTTGTTAACTCTGCCTTGATAAATTTAATCTGTAAAGTCTGTATTTGATCTATACCATTTTCCTGCTATGTGACTATTATAATACTTACCCTCCTGTTCTAGTACACTTTCACAAAAGAGATGTTTATTTTCCCAATAATTTAACATAGAGGCTTTTTTAACAAACCTTAATATATATCTAGTAACAACTGCTCCATTTTTTATATCTTCTTTAAGCATGTCATTTGAACCATAATAGCCCATAAATCCATTATCCTCTACACTTTCTTCATAGTAAATCCACTCCCCCTTTTTTCCACCTTTTTTAGATTTATATTTTCTAAGCTTTCTTTTATCGGGGTAAGTTTTTAGTTCCCTGGAACCTATAATACGTTTCTTATTTCTCCAAATTAACTTTTGACCTATATACTCCTGATACCTTCCTCCAGCCACACAAAGGCAGTATATTATGCCGTCATATTCTTTGTACTGTTCAGGTACGTCTTCTATACTTTGTATTGTCTCACCATTATATTGCCAACTCATTATTGGGGGATGTTTTTGGGTTACTTGTTGTATGTTCCTTCTACTTCTCTTTTTAAGCGGTCTATTTGCCTGTGTCTAAGCCAGTGTAAGGCTTCTTCTAACTTGGTTATAACAATAGCGGTTTCTCTGCTTGGAACTAATTTGTTTTTAAGCTTCAAATCATAGATCATAACACTCATCAAATGCTCGTGCAAAGTGCCCACCCTTTTTTCAACATCTACATCATTAATCTTAGAGCCCCTAACAAAGTGTAAAACCTGTGATTCCTCCTCTAACTCAACAATACCTTTACCGTCTACAACTTCATATACTGGAAGTTCATAAGTTGTACCTTCTTCTACTATGTAGAAATGCTCTTTTAAATCTATATTCATAATTTTTGTTTTATTTAATAGCTTCTGTGAAATCCATATAGTATTCCTTTCCAATTTTAAAGAAGCTGGCGGCAGGTACTTCCCCGTGAATTGCTACTTCTAAATTTCCAGATGGTGTAGCGGTATTGAAGTCTTTATTTTCATCACTTCCATCCATAACTGGCGTCATCCTTACTTTTTTATCCCACTCATTTTCTTCAATGGAATTACATCTAAACTTTGCTCTTACTGTTTTCATAATTTTTGTTTTAATTGTTTATTATTCTTTTACACAAGACTTTGCTTGCTCGTTATTATTTTCACCATTAATTTTTCTTAAAGCGTCCCATATTTGGAATTGCATATATGCTAACTGACTACAAAGTTTTTCGTGTCCAAAACTTTTTATATAGTCTTTAAGTTCTTCCTCTTGAAAAGACCCCTCTGCTTCTCCAATTTCATAATAAGATACATCGGTATCTGTAACATAACTTACTGTTGCTAATTTTTTTCTTTCTGCTCCCATTGTATTTATGACTTAATTAGTAAAAAAGTTCTTTACCTACTTTCAGTTATAGGATATTATTACCGTCTATCAACTCACACCAAAATTGACGGCAGGATTGGTCACTTAATAACACATCTTAAATAAACAATAGCTTGTGGTGTACACTCATTTACTCCCCACACAGGGTACTACTATTTATATTAAATCAAAGAACTTTAGTCTACTCTTCTATTACTTCTATTATAACTTTAATTTTCTTAAGCCCTATAATATAGGAATAATCTGTTCTCCCATTAACAACATCGTCTGATAACAGAAAGTCTAAATTATTTTTAAATATTTCTTCTATACTTCTCATATTATTTTTTTATTAGTAAGTCTAAAAAGTTCTTTGCCCCGTCATTACATATCTCATGAGTATCAAGATTGCCAAAATCTATATAAGACCGTGCTTCGGCTTTTCTCATAAATTCGTCATAAATAGACATAGCTATATTTGCTTGCCAAACATAGTAATAACTACCCTCAGACTTATCTTTTTCAAACTCCTTAGTTAATCTCTCAACCGCTTGTTTAACTGTTATTTCTTCCATGTTATTCTTTCTTTAATTCAACCGCAAGTGCCGCTTCCCCTTGCATGTCTAATAGCTTCTCCATGTCATCAAAACTTATGTAGGCGTATCCATTTCGACCCCAAGATTTGCTCCATGAATTCTTAATTCTAAACAGCTTCTTTTTAGTATTTATACCACAAAGCAAATATGCGTGTCCTCCCATAGGTTGTCCTGTAGCAGTTATAAGACCATCTTCATTTGGAAAGAACATGTCATAAAACCAGTACGTTCCTACTACAACTGGGGCAACAGTCAAAACAGCTAATATAAGTTCATCTATATTTTGAGTCCACCTGTATTCTGATATATACCCTTCTCTCTGTAGTATCTTAGCTCCTGCTCTAACTGAGGTTCCATCGTATTGCTCTCCAGGCCAAGAGTCATTCTTTTGACACTCATTATATAACCAAGTAGGGTTTAAAACAGGCGGTTCTTTGTGGTTCTGGGTAACTGACCCCCCTTCTAACCAGTGCAACCATGCATAAGATACGCATTGGCTTGTGGCTTTTTGATCTCCCCACCAATCTTGCCCCCAGTAGTATTTAAAATGTCTTTTGGGGGCTTTTACTGGAAGCATTGCTTTCATAGGAAAATTAGCATCCCTTTCATCTGGGATATAAATTCTTCCTAACTTCTCTTTTAATTTGTCTAAATCTTTTTCTGGCATGTTATTCTATCATTTTTAAAACTAAACCTTTGATCTCTTCAAATAGTTCTGGGTTATCTTTTAGCACTATTACTAGACTTTGTTTTCCTTGGGCAAGGTTAGAACCGTCATAAGCAAACCAAGAACCTTTCTTTTCTATAACACCTGTTTCTACCGCTATATCTATAAGCTCTCCAATTTTATCTATACCTTCACCGAAGATTAAATCATAAGTCGCTGTCTTAAAGGGTGTTGCTGTTTTATTTTTAATAATTTTTCCTTTTATTGCGGCTCCGATAATTTCTCCTGCTGCATTTTTGATGTTAGGGCTAGCATATAATCTTACTCTTGTAGAACAGGCAAATGGAATTGCCTTACCTCCCAAAGTAATGTTTGGGTCCCCCATGAACTTGCCAATATCAATCCTCAACTGGTTAATTAAAATTATAGTGGTCTTGCTTTTATTAGCAATAGGTACAATTTTTCTCATTGCTTTCGCACACATGCGAGCAACAAGTCCAATATTATTATCTCCCATTTCTCCTTCAACTTCTTTAGTGGCAATTAACCCACCTACAGAATCAAGTATAATAAGATCAACTGCTCCAGTTTTTGATAAAGCCTCTACAATATCCCAAGCTTCCTCCCCGCCATTTGGTTGTGAAAAAATTAACTTAGAATTATTCACTCCTAAGCTTTCTGCGTACTCCCTGTTATAAGCCGCCTCTACATCTATAAAAGCACAAACTTTATTATCCTTCTGAGCCTCTGCAATGGTTTCTAATACAAGCGTAGTTTTACCTGTTCCATTTTCTCCCGCAATTTCGTTGATTCTTCCAACAGGCCATCCACCCCCTAGTTTTCTATCTAGGTCAAATGAGCCTGATTTTAATCTATCTATATCTATTTTGTGGTTTTCATCCATTAAAAATATAGACCCTTTACCAAATCTTTTGTCTATAAAAGCCAATGCTTCTTTTAATACGTCTTTTTCTTCTTCTTTCTTTGCCATAATTTTTTATAATGTAAAGTTAACTTATTAACAACCAAATGTTAATTACTCTATTGTAAATAAGGCGTCAGATTGTTTAATTAATCTATAAGTTACTTTATCCATAATATATTCTACACCTGTATGTATTCCTATAACAATAGACTGTCCTTTTGTTAAGAACATTTTTACATTTGTGCCATCATCTTTAACACCGTCTCCTACAGCAGCTACTTTTACTTCCATAAGTTTATTTCCTGTGTCAACTTCTTTAGTTAAAATAATACCACTATCGGTGATATCTTCTTTTTTAGCCTCAATGATGACTACTACTCTGTCCTCTAACGGTTTATAACTTTCTTTCATATTTTATGGTAATTTTAACATTGCATAGTTAAGACTTATTAGCCTTAATTCCTAATTTTTTCTTAATTATTTACTTCTTATTTAGTACTTTGAATTAGGCTATCCATTACCCTCATTTTTTCATCATATTTGATATGCCCTTTTAGTTTATAAAGCCTTTCCAAATAATCTAATTCAGCTGTTTTCTTTTTTAATTCCCAAGACCTTGTGTTATAATCCTTTTCTGCATCCATAACATCACAAGAAGAAAGCAATATAACTGTTACAATCAATAATAATAATTTCATATTTTTTATTTTAATCTTTCATAGAGGTTTTTACTAACTTAATTATCCCATTCACACCAAAAAACAGTGTTATGTATAAGATTGTTGTAAATCCTATAAACCTCCAAAAGCTTCCTAAAACGTACTCTAATATTTCTAACATACTTTTTCTTAGTTGCTTATAAATACATCTAATGCAATCTCTGTCATAACTAGCTCATAAGCCTGTTTAGTGTCGTCTAACTCCTGATTTTTTAATACTGTGGATTTTAATACTTCTCCCCGAAAAAGCTCATCATCTTTACCAAAAACAGTATCTCCAACTTCTTTAAACTGGTGTAGTTTTGCAACTCTATCAGCAATTAATTTATAATAATACTCTTCACTATTCTCAGCGATAATTATCTTTTTTAAATCTTGTTTTGCTTCTTCTAACATAATTAAATTATTTATTTAATAAAGTATAAGTAATGTGAGTGGCTAAGAATCGAACTCAGCTTCCATTTAGCACAATGTGTTTTTCATCATCTCGCTATGCTAATGCTATCACCAATCAGCCACACTCACATTTCTTACAGCCCTACTGCTTTTAGTATTAATTTAAATTCTTCTAAACTTTCTGCCCAGCCTTGAAAGACTGTTTCTTGTGATTGATATCCCCACATATACATATCTATTTTAAATTCTATACCTAATTTATCATTTTCAGGGTAAAGGCTGTTTTCATACACCCTTATCTCAGCACTAATATTATCTTTATATCCGTGTGGTTTTAAAGCGGTAATCTGAAATTTTTCCTTTTCTTTAGTCCATGTTTTAAAAAAATGTGTACTCGTGCGCCCATGAGAATAAAATATTGGGTCTCGGTGTAAATATTCTACTATCTCTTTCTGTAATTTATTATAGTATTTCATTATTTATTTTTCTAAGGTGTGTGGCGATTGCGATAGGCCATTCATCTAAATATTTACATATACTTCCGTCATCAAACTTAACTTCTATATTATTATAATTATAAGGGGGCTCTCCGAAAACAAAGCTTGTACTATCAATCCATCCCCCACTATCTATATACTCTATTTTATAGTCTTCTGCTAATACTGTGTTAATTGATTCTTCCACTATTTTATTTAGCTCTTCTGCTAATTTAGAATTACTGCAATCTGGAAACTTTCTATATATCTCTGCTATGTGTGCTGTTTTAATCACTTTCATTTCTTTAAGATTTGTATTGTTGGTTCACTTTCTGTGTCTGATATTGGGTATAACAGTCTATATGTATCGCCATTAATTTTATATTGCTCTTCAAAGATGTGGAGCGAGCTGCTTGTACTACTTGGCTCTTCTTTAGTAAAATCAATATTGGTTTCTGCATCAATCCACAAAGTCTTAAAATTCTTTTCTATCCAACCTTTCATAATTTGTTCTTGTTAATAACAATAAATGCTTCTTTTTGCTCTTTGTAATGCACAATTTTCTAAATTAATGCTTAGTGCGTTGTGCAATTAATCTTATTATATAAACTATTAGTTTATTTATTTGAATTTATTTAAACTTTTAACTTACAGTCCTTGGCAGTTGTAGTTCTATTTCAATATGTTTTTTTAAATTGAGGGTTTTTTGGCTATCAAATCCAAAATTTTCCAGCATCCAAATAATGTAGTTTTTATCTTCTTTTATAACTTGTTTAACAGACTTTCCATTGTGTTTTCCAAACCAAAAGGTAGGGGTTTTATCAGTTGCATCATTATTAGGGTTTGCTGCAAGTTCTTCCATTTCCCTAAAAGAGTTCATTAGAGAGTCTTTAGTGGGCTTTATATCGGTCATAATAGGATAGTCAGAAAGTAACTGCCCAGAGCCATTAAACATACCCCAACCATAGTAAGGTATATCTTCAAAAGTAAGTTCCTCTATTCTACCAAATCTTTGCACATTACCACTGAAGTCTACTATTATGCAATCCTGACCCTCTGGATGGATTCTTACACCTCTTCCTAACTGTTGGTAAGCTAAGGCTACAGAAGATGTAGGACGACCCGTTATAATAGCATCTATCTCTGGGTTATCATATCCAACTCCGAGTACATTTACATTTATTGCAACAGGGATATCTCCATTTGAAAAAGAGTCTACCATAAAGTCCCTTTCAGATACGGTTAGTTTACTATGGACAATTGCACTGTTAGGAATAGAGCCATATAGAAGTTCTGCCTCAGCAATAGAAGGAACAAAAATCAGTATTCTTTTTCTACCTTCTGATTTAAGTCTTTTTACTTCTTCGACAATCTGATCGTTTAGACCATTAGATTTGTAATACTCTTTTTGAGAGTGTTCTGTATAATCAGAACCTGCGGTATTTAATTTTAGTTCAGAAGTATCATTGGCAATAACTTTATATCTTAAAGGAGCCCAGTACTTATTATCTACCAGTTCTTTAATCTGAGTTACATGTGCTATTTCTCTAAATAAAGTTCCAAAAGTCCTGTTAATCATAACAAGTCTTGAACCACTCATTCCTCCTGTTAAAAAAATTGGAGTAGCAGTTAATCCTAAAACATTAGTTACTTTTAAACTCTTGATAAACTTTCTTATCTGGGAACCTATCTTAGTCTGTAAATGTACCTCATCTATAATAATATGCTTAAGCCCCATCTTACGAAGAGCTTCAATTTCTTTCTTTATAGAACCGATAGTTGCAAAGGTAACTTTAGAAACCTCATCACACCTTTTGAACTCACCATCAATTTTAGTATAGTTATTACCATTTAGAGTTTTGGTTTTTAAAGAGGCGCAATAAATAGATGCTTCTCCCCCACAAGAAATGTATTTATGGTAATTTTGTTTAAGAAGCTCTTTAGAGGGTTGTAGTACAAGAACAGGTACAGTTAGTTGTTCTACTATCTTGGCTATGTATATACTCTTGCCTCCGCCTGTTGGAGCCACTACAATAGCCTTTTTCTTAGGGGCTAGTAGCACCTTTAATCCAGCATCTACTCCTAACTTCTGATAATCTCTAAGTACAAACATATATTCTAGTTAGCTGTAAAGATACAACTTTAATCTCTAACTACCAACTAAATATAGAATTATCTTCTATAAAAACAGGCTTTTAAATACTGAAATAGTCCTCAGTGTATAAAGTTAAGACCTACTAGTACAAGGTGTAGCGTTTCTTGTGCCTTTTACATCTTCATTAATACACCAAGCTATGAAATCAAAGTCTAAATAAGGCAATGGCTTTACTTTATCCTCGGTAGAAGCTGGGATAGGAGTAATAGTTTTCTCCATGGTATAGATTTTATTAATAGGAATCATTAGGGCGGCAGTTTCTTTTACAAGATAACCTCGAATATAGGTGTACTTTCCTTGTACAAGTTCATCATTATGTAACTTGAACTGTTTGTATTCAACATAAGACATTTTCTTGATACGATCAAACTGTCTTTTTGTTTTTAACAACCCTTTTTCTTTAAGCTTGCGCTTCCAATAATCCCCTTTAGATTTGGCATTGGTGGTTGCCCCCCCTTTAAGAATTGCATAACCACTATTAGATAAGATAACTTTATCGGTAATTTCAATCTTTTCACCAAATCTCTTAATATAAGACTTACTTGCCTTAAGTTGTTTTAGAGTTTTTGGGTCTTTTCCTTGTACTAATACTTCTCTCCGATGCCTCTTTTTTCTAATCATGGCTTCTTGCTTTCTTTTAGAAGAATGCAGCCTAACAGATAAACTATTATATTGAGTATCTATTATGTTTTTCCCTATTTGTATAGGCACTAATTTATTATGATTATATTTTTCTTTTAATTTATTATTACCTAGTAATACAACATCACCGTTATTAAACGTGACAAGCCCCTCTTCTATTAAGAAGGGGACATATTTATGTATTGAATTTAAAGAAAGGTTGGTTTTAGCCCGTAACAAAGAGAATCCACTAACAGTTTTGTTGTTTTTGGCTTTGTAGGCGTAGTATTTTACATCCTTATTACTGCGGGAAGATTTAATTATGGAGTAGGCGGCAATAAGTTTATCACTAGAAATACCCTCAGTATTTTCACCTATCTCATAGAGACGGTAATAAAGTTTAGATGGTATCTTTGCTACGTTCATAATTAAAAATAAAAAACCCTTAGACATTAACGGTAGGATCTAAACTCTACGCTCCGTTGTCTAAGGGTTTACCGTTTTTACACGGTTAGTTTCTTAATTTGATTTAAGAGTTTAGATCAAGTGCAAATATACAACACTTTGTTAAACTGACAAAACAAATAAGTTAAAAATTTATATTTTTATTAACGTTAGAGAGCAGAGAGAGAATTGAACTCTCACATTTGGTTTTGCAGACCGCACCCCTCACCGTCAGGTTTCTGCTCATAAGTGGAATGAGTTAGATTTGAACTAACGACCATCTACGCTTCAAGCAGACACTCTACCCCTGAGTTACCATTCCATTAAAAGTAAACAAATCTGTTTACTAAATTAGCACTCCCCTAGAGACATGAACTCTAACTATACAGTTTTGGAGACCGATAGGCACAACCTACGCTGAGGAGCAATTTGAGGGCAAGGAGGGAGTCGAACCCTCATAAACCAAATTAACAGTTTGGAGCTTTACCATTAAGCTACCTGCCCATATATAAAAATTGTAGAAGAAAAGGGATTCGAACCCTTGGAGGCTACTAACCCCACACCCTTAGCAGGGGTGCACAATAAACCACTCTGTCACTCTTCTAGTTGCGGAAGAAGTGAGACTCGAACTCACACGAGACACAATGCTCCTACAGTTTTCAAGACTGCTGCCCTTAGACCAACTTGGCTTATCCTTCCATTAATATTTGTGGGATAAGGAGGACTCGAACCTCCATTCCATAGCGGATTACCAGATTTACAGTCTAGCGCCTCTTCCAGCCGAGCAACCACCCCAAATAAAAAAGCCCCACATTTCTGTGAGGCTTATTGCTTTTATATATTCAGGGTTTTACCCCATCGTCATATCGCATACAGCCTCACCCGATCTATTAGACCAGAAACTAAAACAGCTATTATACGAATTATTTTTCATTTTATTTATTTTAAAGTCCACCACCAATGCTAATGAATAGCAGGAGACTGTTGTATTAAAGGTGCAATGATACAACAAGTATTTCAATTACACAAGTTAATGAGCTAAAAATTTATAATTTCAAAAGTTTACCACTTTTTATATTTAGTGGCAATTATTGGATAAAAATAACCCCCTAACTAAAGGGGGTCTAATAATCAATTTAACAATCAAACTAACAGGCAATATTTTTAATAGTTCTCTGAAACTATATCTTCTTGGTCTGGCTTATAACGAAAAGAGTTTAATAAAAAGGATTCTAACGTTCTAGCTGCTACTTGAATGGAAAGAGCTCCATTGGTTTTTTGGTGCATGCGAAAAAGGTCGAAGGTTACTTCGGATATAAATTCACTGTTTTTTTCTATATAAGAATTTGAAATTAAGTTCTCACTAATATAGTCATCCCATATTAGCTCTTTAAATTCTTCTAATCTGTGGTAAATTTCATTTTGCATCTTAACTTGGTTTTAACACTGCAAATATACCACCTTAGTCTTGAATTTCAAAAAGTCTGAATTAGAAATTTATATTGAAAATAAGTGCCTAAAAATTAGGATTATAATAAAAGAAGTTGTATCTATGCAAAATAATCCTAATTAACAAACTTTTAACACACTTTAACAAGACTTTAACATTATGGCGAACGAAATATATTTTAATCCGTTGAAGTATAAGAATGAAATGCAGTTGTTAGAATACATTATTAGGATATACTCTGTAGTAATGTTAAATGACAATTTGGAAAATCACGAAGAAAAGGTACTGATGTTTTATTTCAAGTATGGATATTCCCCAGATACCAAAGAGAAGATTAAAAAAGCTTTAGATATCTCAGCCCACTATTTAAATACTATTAATTACCACTTAGATAAGAAAGGATATTTGAGAAAAGATGACAGAAACAAACAGAAGAAACATTTGTCTGATGGGCTATTAAAACTGAAAGAAGCTTTTGTAGACAAAGGTATCAAAACGTATGTTATTAAAGCGGTTAGAGATTGAGAACAGAAACAAATATAAGCTTCATAGAAGATGTTGCAAAAGAGGTTGCCAAAGAGTTTGAGGGGATCACAGAAGAAGATGTAATGCAAGTCTATATAAACACTGTAAGGTGGATAAAACATTTAATGGTACAAGACAATGTATTTTCAATAATAATCCCTTACATAGGAATTATGCACATAAATAAAGGGTTTTTAAAGCGTGTAATACAACAACAGGAAGCAGCCTTATCAAGAGGACAGGACGTAGACAGGGATAAATATGATAGGAGCAAAAAGAAGTTAGCTACTATTGTGGACTTTCAAAAGAAAAGAAAAGAGTCTACAGCAAAAGGAGGCACAACACATAATAAGAAAAGTATACTGGGAATGCTTTATACAAAGACTAAGATAAATTTAGAGGGTATAGAAAAAATTCAAAAAGATTATACAAATGGCAAGCATTAAAAAAATAATAGAAGCAAACTTATCAGACAAATCTAAATTAGGTAAGTGGTACACAGATAGATTAGAAATTTGTAAAAAATGTAATTTACATTCATCTAACTTCAAACCTGAGACTATCCCAGAAAAAATAAATTTTGCTAAGGGACTCAGCCTTAATTTAGGGAGAGAATTCTGTACAGTCTGCCTCTGTAATACCGAAGCAAAAGCCTCTATGCCAGAGCTATCTTGCCCAACACAACCTCCAAAATGGGACGCAATAGAAACCGTTAAAACTTCTGAAATACTAGATTATGAGATAGAGAATTTATCTACAAATAAAATAATGGTAAGCCATGAAAAAGGAGAATTTATATTACAGTATGGAACAATAGGATATAAAGCAGACACAGTAATAAATATACTTATAAAACCTAAAGACAATCAAGAGTTTGTAAACCTAAAGGTGAGCTCTGAATGTGGCTGTACCACTCCTATTATTTCCCGCATAAAAAACAATATCAATGTAAGGATATCTTATGATTCAAAACGGGTAGGAGAATTTAACAAACTTGTAACATTAGATTATAGTTTGAATAACAAAACAAATAAAGTAAGATTAAGAATTAAAGGAAAAGTTAAACCAACAAGATAACCAAATGAATTATAAATCAATTGCTCTACAAGAGCTTGTAAATTACGCCAATTCCTACCCTGAATACACACTCTCAGAAATTTTATACAGTTTTCTAAGAGAAAAAGTATCTGGAATAAAAGAAACCAAAGATATCCATAAACTTACTGATGAGGATATCTACAGTATTATAGAACAAGTAAGAGATCAAGAAACCGCAGAATTAACATAAGACACTATGAAAGACAGTTTATTAATTGCAAAGCTTAAATCTCTTTTTAAAGAACACACTGCATACACAGAGTACTTTGAAGAGTTTATGATAGAATTAGAGGAAAAGAAAAAAGACCTTGCTTCAAAAGTGGGGGATAAAAACTTTGGGCAGATTGTAGAAGACATGGCCTTGGAGTTTTATGTATTAAAATTCAATTATCAAACAGATATAGATATCCTTGTTGATAAGATGATAACCTATGTAAATGCCGCCAAATTAGAATCCTTAGAAGACTTTATTCCAGAGGATGTAATTAACCTTTTAAAGAAAAATACAGACAAAGCTATACAGCCAAGATTCTTTATGCTAAAAGGAAAGCCTACAGAGGTTCAAGAAGGGTATGTAGAAGCTCTTAGAGAGAGTTTAAAGGAACAGGGTAACTTACCTAAACTAATAGAGAATTTAAAGAAGTAGAATGTCTGTATACGTAGATAGGTTTATCAAGCAACACAAAGAGTATTTTAGGAGAAATCAGTCATTCATAGAAAATAATTCTTGGGATGATTCAACTGAGTATTCAGATAGGTTGGAAGACTTAACTAATCAACTTGTACAAATTTCCGAAATAAAAACTAAAAAAGCAAGAGATAAAAAACAGGGGGAGTTAAAGAAAGAAATCACAAGTTTAGGAGACTCCCACCAAAAGAATAAAAAAGAACTGTTCACTCAAGAAAGTACATTGACATCTTCTATTTTAGGGAGACTTTCGGCTTTTATAAAAGAGACGGAGAAAACTAATGATAGACAATTAAATAAAGTACAAAAATTTGTAGACTTCACTGTAGATATAATCAATCTGCATATTGAAAAATGTAATACTTATTTAAACTATAACTTAGATTTAGTTGAAGGAGATAATGATGAAGATTATGAAATAGAATATAGAGGTAAGGAAATAACTTTTCAAGATGATATATTTAAAAAGAAAATAGGAATAGAGGACACCCTAAACTCTTTAAATATAACAAACAGTATTGAAAACTTACAGATAGAATTCTTTAGGGATCAAAAGGCATCTATACCAATGATGGAAGTTTTGATAGAAAGGTTTCCAGATATAAAAGAGCTTACAGATAAATTAGAGATACCTACTGAGATAATCGACAAAGAATTTTTCATTTATAAAAACCCTAAAAAAATTCCTAGGTGGAATGAAGGAAAACATTACTGGGAACAAGACAAGGAAGTTTTTAAATTTTGGTACAATGAATGGCTTAAGATAAGGTATGGATTTGAGGTAGATGGGTATTTCTTTCATCCATGGCTGTACTTCCACTTAAATTTTTTCAAAACCCCCATGCCTAGTAAGGGGGGAGGAGATAAAATAGGGAACCCGTTATTAAGAGACAATGAGTGGTATATAGCAGAAGCATTAAAATCAGTTACAAAAGAGGACGGGTATTATACTAAAGCAGGGGTCATGCTTTATGGATCGAGAAGAATTGCAAAATCTACCTCGATGGCTTCAATATGTGAATGGAAAGCTACCATAGTAGCAAACGTCTCTACTGCAATCACTTCGGGATCAGAAGGTGACTTAGGAGAACTGACGCATAAGATCAGAACTTCTATGAATTATCAGCAACCCGCTTTCAAATTAAATACACAAAAACAAGAGTGGTCAGGAGGTATTGTGGAACTAGGGTTAAAAGCTGATTCCCAAACACCAATAGAGCACTCTAGGCATACCATAAAAAATCTTGTTTCGGGGGCTAAAAAAGCTACACAGAAGACAGCAGGGGGAGCCCCAAGTGTTTACTTAATTGAAGAGATAGGAAAGTTCAATTGGGAGAAATCTTACTTAGCTGCACTACCCTCTTTTCAATCAGATTTTGGTCTTAAAACCACCATCATTGCTGTTGGAACTGGCGGGGAGTCTAGTTTATCAAACGATGCTATGAAGGCTTTATCCAACCCCTCTACCTTAAAATTTCAAGAAATGGATTGGGACATGTTAGAAAGCAAAATCCCAAAAGCTGCTATAACTTGGAAAAGAAGAAAATTTGCACATTTTGTTCCTGGTCAGATGGGAATGAAAGATGGTTTTAAAAGAATAGAAAAAGGTTTTGGAGATTTTTTAGGCATTGATTCTAAAGAGTTAAATAAAATTAGAATATTTCAAACAGATTGGATAAATAATACTGGGGTACTTTTAGCAGATAGAAAACTGGTTAGAAATGATAACTTAAAGTTACAACAAGAGAAAGTACAATATCCAATTGACCCTGAGGAGTGTTTCTTATCCGCTGAAGAAAACCCATTCCCTTCAATGGTTGCAAAAAAACATAGCGACCATTTAATTTCTATAGGAGAAGTGGGTAAGCCAGTAGACCTCTATAGAGATAACGATGGTAAGGTATGTTTTGAAAATAGTCACAAAGAGTATCCAATATTTCCTTTTCCAGGGGGACACCATGATTCGCCTGTGACTTTATATGAGTTACCCCCTGAATTTCCTGATGTTAACAATAATTTATATATCGCAGGTTATGACGGGTATAAGCATGAGCAGTCTGACGGGGACTCTTTAGGCTCTATTGTTATTTATAAAAGGATATTTACAATGGGTGAGTGGGACGATAGAATAGTTGCTTCGTTACACACTCGTCCAGACCCCCATAGTGATTTTCATAAAACTTGTTTAATGCTTTTAGAGTTATATGGTGCTAAATGCTTTCCTGAAAATGAAGACATGGATTTCAAAGTATATTTAGATAAGAAGTTTTTAACTGATAAATACTTAGTAAAAGGTTTCAATTTATTAGCAGATTTTGATTTAAATACAAATGGTAATAGGGAGTTTGGATGGCAACCAACTGCTAAGAATAAAAGAGCTTTATTAGGGCAAGCTATCAGGTACACTAAAGAAGAAACAGATACAAGAAATGAAGAGGGGGAAATAATAAAAACAACTCTAGGTATACAAAGAATACCAGATTTGAAGATATTAGAGGAGATGATAAATTATAAAGAAGGTGGAAATTTTGATGGGATAACATCTTTTATGTCTGCACTAGCTTATGCTCACTGGTTAGATCAAAACTATATTTCTCCCGATGTGAGGAAAAAACAAGAAGAGTATATAAAGCCAAGAACTACAGCGTCAAGACCTTTTGGAGGCAAGAGATATAAACCCTTCTAAATCAACAGTAAATTAATGTATTTTCTATTTAACATTCTTTTAACTATTTTTGCAAGATATTTTATTTTTAATATAAACTACCTTCATGGGGCTCGATAATACTTTTTCACAATTTAAAGGACTAGCAGGAACACAAGGCATGTCCCAAAGTCTACTTCCACAGGCCATACCTAATAGTAAGAAGTCAAAAGCCTGGAAAGAAGGTAATATGGACAGACTTGAAATGATAGGTCTGGAGCAATTTAAAGAGAACCTTGTCTTTAAAGACTTCTACGATATGATAGAAGGAAGATTAGTCTACTCTGATTATGAGTCAAACCCAGAACTTTTAAGGGACATAACAAAACTAAGAGAAGAAATTGATCTCCCCACTTTTGTAAAGCATTACGACATATTAGGAATAATAGTCAACACGCTTGTAGGAGATTATATGGATCAGAAAGATAGATTCAGAGTACACTCCACAGATGCTATTTCAGAGAATGAGTTTATACAGAATAAAACAGAAAGGGTTAAGAAGTTTGTATCAGAGAGCTTCAATATAAAATTACAGAAAAAACTAATTGAAAGGGGTATAAACCCTAATGAGCAGGATTTCAAATCAGAAGAAGAAAAGCAAGCCTACCTACAACAAATTGAAGCTACAAGAGAAGAGATGACACCTCCTGACATTGAGCTTGATATGCAAAAGAACTGGAAGACCAAAGCTGCTGAATGGGCTGAGAATACTATTGAAGCCGATACAGAGAAATTCAGAATGGATGACCTCGATAGGCAGGAGATGACAGACTACCTCTTAACAGGTAGATTTTTTAGACATTTCAAAGTAGGCTATGACAGTTATAAGCCTGAGCGTTGGAGTCCTATAAATACATTCTTTTCCCAAGACTTAGAAATTAAGAACCCACAAGACGGGGAATACGTTGGTAGAGTGCATTATATCTCTGCATCCGATGTAATAAATAGATACGGGCATTTAATAACCGCAATAGAACAACAACAGTTAACAGGTTATTATGATGAAGAATTAAGTGAAGGAACTACATCAGGTGGAAGAGAACCTTCTTTTGATAAAGTATTAGACAACCATTTTGTAGAGAATCACATTGTACCAGATGCCAATTACTATGAAAGGGAAATGGCGTATGAGCTGGAAGATGTTTTAGGAGAACCAATGGGAGAGAGGTTTACCCTTGATGAAAATGGAAATGAACAAAGGTCAAAAACTTTCCTACCAAGAAAAAACAATTTAAATTATATAGGGACTGGTTATGCTGCCCATATTAGAAGTGATATAAAAGTAAGAACAGATTTAATTCAAGTAACCGAAACGTATTGGAGAGGATTTGAAAGAATTGGGCTGCTTACTTATGAAACTGAGGAAGGTATTATTGACCAAGAAATAGTTACAGATGATATACTGTCTGATTTCCTAAAAGAGAATAATATTAAAAGGGTCAATACAAAAACCCTTGAAGAGGTAGATAATGCCGCACGTAAAGGAGACTTAAAAGACTTTGTAAACACAATTGTATTTACTTATGTTCCACAGATATATGGAGGAGTAAAAGTAAACAAAGGAAATTCCTATTTAAAGAAGGATTTATATTTAAAAGTAGAACCGTTGCCTTATCAAATAAAAGGGGATAGTGATATTTATGATATCAAATTACCTGTATCAGGACTTATTGGAAACTCCATGGCAATGAAAATTAGACCATACCAGATAGGTTATAATTATTGTATGAACCAGATATATAATTTGCTGGAAAAAGAAATAGGAATGTTCTTTCTATTTGATGTAAATTATTTACCCTCTGAGTTTAAAGACCAAGGAACTTCTGAGGACTGGATGCTACAGTTAAGAGAAATGGCAAGAGATGTAGGGATTGTACCATTAGACACCTCAAAACAAAACACCAAGTCAGCACAACAGTTCAATACTTTTATGTCACAAAGTATAACCTACGATGTACAGATTAAGAGTAGGATGGAATTGGCTGCAAGTTATAAAGCACAGGCATTAGAACAAATAGGTATAACCCCACAAAGATTAGGTACACCTTCACAGTATTCTACAGCAGAAGGGATTAAAAAAGCAGACAGCGCAACTTTCTCACAAACAGAAGCTTATTTTGCAGATATGAGATCATCTAAGGTACGAACTTTAGAGATGCATTTAGCAATAGCACAGTACGCTCAAAAGGAAGGGAAAGACATTTCTGTATTCTATACAAAAAGTACTGGAGATACAATCTTTCTAAACTTCACTGATCCAGATTTCCCACTGAGAAGACTGGGAGTTTTACCCACTACAAATTCTAAGACAAGAAAAGAACTTGAAAATATCAAAGCCTACCTTCTAAATGACAATACAATGGGTCATGATATCCTAGACTTTGCACAACTAATGACCAGTGATACAATGACTGAGATACTTTCAGTTGGTAGAAAAGCTAGGAAAGAAGCCCAAGAGAGAGAGCAGGAAGGCTTCCAGAGAGAGCAAGATCTTCTTAATCAAGAACTACAAGCAAACGCTGAAAAAGCCCAAGGGGATAGAGATATGGTTATTTCTGAGAACCAATTAGACAGGGAAAACAAGATTGAAACAGAGTACATACAAGCCTTAGGTAGAGCCGCAGATAAGAATTCTAACACAGATGATATGGAATTTGTGAGGAAAGCAAAGGATGAATCTCTAAAGAATTCGCAAAGAGATAGGGAAATTGATATCAAAGAAGATCAAGTCACCAGTCAAAAGTCTAAAGATGTAGCTGACTTAGAAATCAAAAGAGATAAGAATATGCTAGAACTTTTGAAGCTTAGACAAAAAAGAGAAGAGGTCAAAGCCCAAGAGCGCATTAGCATCAGGAACAAAAATTAATTAATTATTTATATAATATAAATTTAGGATTCATAAAAAGTCCTTTATTTGGAAATTCTTAAAAATACAAGAGAAAACTAAGAATTTTTGATAACCTAAACATTTAACATAAATTTGCATCAATGATTGGAAAACCAAATTCTGAAGAAGGTATAATGTCTTGGGACGATCTAATGGATGAGAGTCCACTAGAAGTAACTAAGCCAAACGTAGAGGAAGAAATTACTACGCAGGAGATACCTTCAACTGAGGAAGAAGAAGAGGAAGTAGAAACTACAGTAGAGACTGTAGAAGAACAAGAAGAGGAAGAAAAACCTGAACCAAAAAAAGCCAAGGAAAATACAAATTCTGGAAATAGTTCTTTTACAAACATCACCAAAAAGTACATTGAAAATGGAAAATGGGACGATGTAGTACTTGAGATAGATGGGGAAGAAGTCCAACTTTCCGAATTAGAAGATTTAGACGAAGATACGTTCTTTCAAATACAGGATGCTCAGGAGAAACTAAAAGAAGAAGAGAGGTCAGAAAAGTTCATCAATAAAGAAGGACTTAACGAAACCTCACTTAAACTTATAGAACTTCAAAAAAACGGGGGAGATATCTCTGAGGCTTTTAGAGTATATAATGAATACGTAAATCCGCTTGAAGGACTTGACCTCAACAACGAGAGAATACAAGAACACCTTGTAAGAAAAAGTTTAGAGAGAAAGGTAGATGACCCAGATGTAATCAACTACACTATTGAAAAGTATAAAAAAGATTTGGTTCTCGATAAAAAGGCTAAAGAGGTAGTAGACTTCACCAACCAAGCCTTTGACACCTACATACAACAAAAGAATACAGAGGCTAAAGATAAGAAGACTGAAGAAGTAGAAGCTCACAAGACGTATTTAAACACTCTAAAGGAGCAGTATAAAGATGTAGACTTGAAGCCAGCCCTCAAAAATAAGTTTTTACAACTTGCCAACAGGGATGATAAAGGAGAGATAGAAGCAATTAATTTAGTTAGAGAGCAACTAAAAGACCCAGCACAAGCAAAAGAACTTTTGTACTTCATAGCCGAGAGGGAAGCATACAAAAAGAGTATTGGAATAGAATCTAAGAAAACAACAAACTTAGACACTTTCAAAAAAATAAATATAATTAAAGACAGACAGAAAAAACAATCTGGTACAACTAAAAAAGTTGAAAAAGATGTTGCTGATTTTAACTTTTTTGAAATTTAAGTATAATCAATTAACAACTAAATAAAAACTATTAACAATGGCAGTAACACAAAAAGGTGTACCAATGCAGAGACAAGGAGACCAAGTAATTGGATTTCTTAACTCTACACAGGTAAAATCTATTCAAGGATACCAAGACATGGCATCCCTAAACTCTTGGTATCACCAAGACCCTTTAAACAACCACTTAGGTTTAATGCAGTTCTGGGGAAACCAAGATAGAACTACTGTGCCTATTTACGGAGAACTAATGAAAAACAAATCTATTATTGAAGTAGATGGTTTTGAAGGTTCTTTCTCGTATGATATTCCAATTGAAGAAGCTAAAGGCTGTATAACTGAGGTAGATTTATCTGCGCAACAGTTTCCAGGTGTGGATGGTTCTCCTTTTGAAATAGGACTTGACCGTGAATACACTAAAGGAGATATCCTTACTTATGACCCTGAATTTGGAGAACAAGTAATAGTAACTGATGACGCAAATGTAAGAATGGAAGGTACTGCCTTTATTCACACTGTTGCCCTTATTACTAATGATAAACTTCGTTATTTCCCATCTCACCAATTAGCTAAAGGTATTTCTTACTACAAGCTTTCTCATGCAGGTGGAGAATATACAACTGAGTTCTCTCACGTTGAATTCCCTGACACTGTAGGACACATGACTTGTGAATTTAAGTTAGGTGGAATCAGAGGGGCACAAGCTTATGTAACTGGTTTTGCAGATAAGAAAACTAAAAACTTCTCTGGAGCAGCCGCATCAAGCCAACAATTCTTAGATAAAATTTCTCAGGAAGCAGACGCTAAAGGTGAATTTGTATTTGTAACAAATATAGACAAGTCAACTGGGAAACCTAATATGAAAAATGCTTCTATTGGAACTACTATGGAGTATCTAGTAATGAAAGAGCTTGAGAAAATGACAGCTCAATCCTTACTTTTCCAAAAGGCAGGTACAGTAAATGATGGTAATGGTTCTTTCCGTATCAACGAAGGTCTATGGCATCAACTACGTAGAGGTAAGCGTATTCTTTATGGTCGTCCAGGTGGTATCACCCGTTCTAAAATTAAAGAAGCCGCAGAATATGTATTCCGTTCTAACCCTACTTTAGACTACCGTGAAAGGAGAATCAAATTCAAATGTGGAACTAGAGCGTATGACAACGTATTAGAGATTTTCTCTGAAGAAGTAAACGCACAACTAGATAGACTATCTGCATTCTTAGGAACAGACAGACAACTTCCAAAATCTCCTATTTCAGGAACAAGCTTAACCGAGCTTAAATTAGAGGAAGTAAGATTTACTGAAGTGTTCCTTCCAGGAATCGGAACAGTAGAACTTGAAAAAGATGAGTCTCTTGACTACTCTGTAATGTCTGATAGGTTCTCTACAGGATCACACGGAGATGGTATGGCACACACAACTTACTCTATGGTAATTTGGGATGCTTCAAACCAAGGATACTCTAACAACAAAAATCTTCCAAAAGGAACTAAACTTGTTGAAGGTGGAAATTCTAACTCTAACATCTTTATCGTTAAACCAAAAGGTGAAATGACTTACTGGGGTAGAGAAAATGGACGTTATGATATAGACAAAGCTGGTGGAATTGTTTCATCTAGTAAGTATATAGGGACTGAATTCTGGGCATTTAATAGCTCTAGTATTTGGGTAAAAGACCTAACCAAATTTGTTATGATTGAGTTAAACCCTGCCGCTAGGTTAGGTTTCAACTAGAGAATAAATATTTAAGAAGTTTTCCTCTGTACTATTAGGTGCGGAGGAAAATCTTTCTTATCTTTGTTAAAATTTTAACAATTAGATGAGAGGAAAAACAACCCCGCAGTTCATTGAAGAAGGGAATTTAACACATAATAATTTTTATTCTTATCCCAATGCAATATATGTTGCTGCTAAGAATAGGTTAAAAATTCAATGTCCTATACATGGGGAGTTTCAACAATCTCCAGACAATCATATAAATAGTAAAAGAGGTTGTAAAAAATGTGGATATATTAAAGGACACAATAAATTAAAATATGGAGTAGAGAAGTTTATTAAGCAAGCTAAGAAAGCTCATAATAACAACCCTTTACTTAATTATGACAAGGTAGAACTTGATGTCCTTAGTGACACAGTGACTATAACTTGTAAGATACACGGAGACTTTCCGCAAAAAGCATCTGACCACTTAAAACCTTCAGGTTGTCCTAAGTGTTCAAGAGAAAAAGCTGTTGATAAAATTAGAATACCATTAGAAGAGGCGATCAGAAGATCAAAAGAAGCACACGGAGATAAATATGATTATTCTTTACTTAAGTACGATAAAGTAACTGATATAGTACAAATAGGTTGTCCAAAGCATGGATTTTTTCCCGTAGCTTTAAATTCACACTATTCTGGAGTAGAATGCAAGGATTGTAGTATAGAAAGACAAACTACAAATAAATTTGATGATGTAGAAGATTTTGTTAGAAAGGCTAACTTAGCACATAACAACTTCTTTGATTATTCAAAAGTGGTGTATACAGATTCTACAACTAATGTAGTTATCACTTGTCCAGATCACGGGGACTTTCCTCAAATGCCATACAACCATATACAAGAACAGGGTTGTAGTAAATGTTACTCAAACGTATCTAAAAAAGAAACTGCTGTATTAGACTTCATATCTTCTCACATAGAAGCGGAAGGAACAAACAGACAGTTTATAAATAATAAGGAAATAGACATAGTTGTCCCCTCTAAAAAATTAGCTATAGAGTTTGACGGACTCTACTACCATAGCGAAAAGTTCATTGATAAAAAATACCATTTAGAAAAAACCCAAGAGTGCAATAAAATTGGGTATTCTTTAGTCCACATATTTGAGGATGAATGGGATAAAAAACCAGAGATTGTAAAATCCAGATTGCTGAACCTAATAGGAAAAACCCCTAATAGAATCTTCGCAAGAAAGACAGTTATAAAAGAGGTTAGCAGCAAAGACTCAAGGGAGTTTTTACAAAGATGTCACATACAAGGTAATGTGAATGGAACAATAAGACTGGGACTTTACTATGAAGATAAATTAGTATCCCTAATGACATTTGGAGCCCTTAGAGCAACTTTAAGACAGGAGAAGAAAGAAGGATCGTTTGAACTACTAAGGTTCTGTAACGAACTTAATACAACTGTTGTTGGAGGGGCAAGTAAATTGTTTAAACACTTCCTTAACAATTATAAGACCAAAGAGATTATTTCTTATGCTGATAGAAGATGGAGTGAAGGAAACCTTTACGAACAACTAGGTTTTGATTTTATAGCAGATACAGACCCCAACTTTTTCTACACAAAAGGAACTGTCAGAGAAAGTAGATATAAGTTTCAAAAACATAAACTGGAAGATCAGGGAGAAGATAAATCTAAAACTGCTACTGAAATAATGAAAGATAAAGGGTATAGTAGGATATTTGATTGCGGTTCTAAGAAGTATAAATTTACAGTTCAGAGTTCAGAACTATAAAGAATTTACTTATAAATTTTTCAATTAGCGTTATATTGCTTATTTTTGCATTGTTAAAGTAATGTTAATAAAACCAATATAATGATTACATCAATTAAACCCGCAGAAAATTTTAAAGTTGTAGTAAACGGCTTTGAGATAGAATCTGGAAAAATATATCAAGTTACCCCTAAGCCAGATGAGGATGCACCCGATGGTTTTAGAAAAGAAAGAACAACCAAAGTACTTTCACCAAGAATTACTGAAAGTATAGGTTGTGTTAAAAATGCCCAAACAAATACTTGGGATACTGGGTTCTATGAGTACTCTCCTTGCTATAAGCACTTGCCTATGGATCAACGAGAAGAAATAGTAAAGAACATAGTAAAAAATATTAAAGAGCCTATTGAAAACCTCTACGGTGGAACTAATAAGCTAGACCAAAACAACGATGCGTTTTGGGACGAATACTCTTTTGAACTTAGAAACGGTGAGATTTTCAACACTGCCGAACCTAAGGAACTATTAAACCTTTATATGGCAATTCTACACAGAAGTTTAGCTCCTGTAAAAGATGCAAGCCACACTTCATATAGAGAAGCAAAGTATTGTGTTATTAACAAAGACGAAGTTATTAATAGAAAACTTTCCAAAGACCTTAATTACAACAAAGCTATTGGGAACTTCTGGACACTATATGAAAATGATAAACCAAAACTTATTGATGTACTAGGTTACTTAGGATTGCATGCTACAGAAAGTACAAATGAAGCTACTCTAAACAATATTGTAAGTAATTACCTAAAGAATAAACAATCTGGAGACCAAAATGTTGAAATCTTCTTAGACACTTTCAAAAAAGCAAAAACAGAAGAAGGAAAGGCAGAAATTAAACTCTACGGAAACTTAAAAGATTTGGCTAAAAAAGGAGTCATTATTAAAGAAGGAACAGATTATATGTTAGCTGGTAAACCTATTGGTTCCACTTTCAAAATCGCTGCTTCGGTTGTAGCAAAAGACCAAGAACTTCAAGAGGCAGTAATCACTGCACTAGACTAAAAAAGAATGACAGCAAGCAGAGCTTACGAGAAGTATTTACTGAAAACACAGGAGAACGGTACGAATGATAACCTACCTGTATCAAAAGACTACTTTAAGGCTTTGTTCAACGAAGCACAAAACAAGTATGTTGAGTGGCATTTGGAGAAAAGAAATACTGATGACAGGCGAAATATTCAAGTGTTATTGGTTGCTGACAAACTGATAGAGGATTCAGTCGTAGTATTAAATCACTCAGACTTTACCCTACCAGCTGATTACTTTGACTTTTCAAATGCCTATTGCTTTGGCTCAAAAGGAACCTGTTTAAATAAAAGAATAGATTTATTTGAGATAAAAGATGAAAATCTAAATGAGTTAATTACAGACGAGTTTAATAAACCGTCTTTTGAATATAGAGAGAGTTTATACCAATTAATAGGAGATAAGCTTTTAGTTTACACAGACAACTTCACAGTGGATAAGCTCGCAATATCTTACTATAGATATCCACAACAACTTCAATTAATAGATCCGTTAAATCCCGAAAGCAAATTAGATGATACAAAAAATCCTGAATTTGAGGATAGAGTAGTAGACAGAATAATATCTATAGCAGCAGGAGACTTCGATTTAAACGGAAATAATCCACGTACACAACTTCAAAAACAAAGAGTAATATCTAAAATTTAATCAATTCAATTTTTAATAATCAACAACAATTAAATTAAACACTTATGGCATCAAACAAACCGTGGGATAGACATTTAGTTACCAATGAGGGTTTAGTAATGACTGATAGTCATTCTACCCGTCTTGCAAAAGGACAAATTGGTATCTTTGACATGTCCCAAGAGAATCAAACAAGACTGGGAAACCCAGCAGTATCTACTTTTGCGGGAGCCCCTGCAAACAGGAAATTCGAGATTAAGTTAGGTATCCATGATATCTCTCCAAGTAGGTCTCAATCTAACAAGTCAATGGCTACTATTCCTTTCACTCTTGGTGGAGTAAAGAGAGTGGCTGTATCTGCACCTACTCAAATGACAAACATTACTGACGAGTGGTTGGTAGGTTTCGATGGTAGAGCTGGTACTGAATTAGTATTCAATGCAGGAGAAACTACTGAGTTAAGTGTTCTTCTTAAAGGAGAAGCAATGGGTATCTTAGGGTACACTAATGCAGAAGCTCTTTTTCACTTGCAATTCACTGCACCGCAAGCTATAGCTGATGTAAACAATGAAAAAATTGTTACCGAGGCTGTTAAGGCTTTCAAACGTGAAGAGTTTATAGGACAATATCCTGTAACTGAACTTCTTGATATCACCACTATCAACAGTGAGAATGTAGCCCTTGTAGGAACAAATCATGATTTACAAGAACTTTCTATTCAAGATGAAGGTGGAAGTTCCGACTTAGCTTTAGTTCAAGCTCAATATCCTGCTTATGATGTTAAGAAAACTAATAGAGAAGGTAATATCTCAACTTACACCGCACTTGCAAAATCAGGTTTAGTAGGTGTAGTAGGTGGTAGCTTTGTAATAGGTCAAGAGTATGAGATTGTTACTATTGGAACTACAGATTTTACTGCTATTGGTGCATCTGAAAATACAATAGGAGTTAAATTTGTTGCAACTGGCATTGGAGCAGGGACAGGAACTGCCGATGAAGTGGAACTAGGAGATTTTTCTCAGGATGTTAATGGAACAATTATCTTAACTGACTGGACTGTTATAGCAACTGGTAAAGCCTCAACTGAAGCTTATACTATTAGACTAGCAGATGACGCTGGAAACACTTCAAGACTTGCTGAATTGCAAGCTGCGTATCCTGATCTTACTATTGCTGAGGTAGCTGACACTTGGTCTCCTGCACTTTGCCAAAGAGATTATTCAACTACTGTTGTTACTAATGTAGTATTTGAAGAATGTTCTCCAGAGTTCAATGACTTGTTTGAGTCAGAAGCACCAGCACCTTATGATTTCATAGAGTGGGAAACTGCTGAACCAGTTTATAGTGCAACAGCTAAAATGGGTATTAGGTTTAAAGTAAAAGAAACAGTTCTTGCTGCAAACAGTGAAGCTTTAAGACACCAATTTCCTTTCTACAATACTTCTGCTAGATTAGAAGTATCAGGTGGATATCCAATTGATGTAAATGAGAGTTTCGCACGTTACACTGGTGGAATCTTTAATATCAAACTTATTTCCAGAGCCCAAGAGCGTTCTAACTTAGGTGGGAACCTTCAAGACTGGGAAACAAGGGGAGATTACTACTTTACTAGGGAAAATGCACATAAAGACAACCTTTATGCTCGTCACATCTACGGTAGAGAAAGCGACTTGGATGAACTTGTTCAATATGTAGATTACATAATTGAAGTAAGCAGAACCAAATTTGCTCAAGGTTTCAATGACACTCAGTCAGAAACTATCATCTATCACATCCTTGCACCAGTAGGGAAGAACGATGCAGTGGAATCTATTGTAAATGTTCTTGCTGTTGCAGCAGGTTTGGATGCAGTAGAGGCATACCCAGCATAATTTAATCAATCAATTAACTAAAAGAGAAGGGGAGTATTTTTAATAACTCCCCTTTATTTTTAAGGAGGCAAAATGAAAGAAATTTTTACTACGTTTCTACACAGTTTTACGTACAAAAAAGGTTCTATAGTTGCTCTCAGTATCCCTACCAGTTTTGGAATAGAAGTATTTGTTAGGGGAGAAAGTTTTTTTGGTATTAGTTTAGGGTTAGTCTTAGTTCTTTCCGTACTTATTACTATTGATTTTGTTACAGGCTTAGCAGCCGCCAAAATCAAAAATATACCAGTAGAGTCAAAGCTTTTAGCCAAGACTTTTTATAAGTGCCTTGTTATCTTTTTGTTTTTTTGGGTATTATTCGAGGTAAATCTTGAAGTAGCCGATAACATAAAAGAAGATAACAAACCAATATCAAATTTTGTTTATCAGAATGCAGGAGCTTTTATAGCTTTTATACGAACATTTATGTTCATCTTAATCACTTTTAGGGAGTGGATAAGTATAGGAGAAAACTCTGAAAAAATTGTTGGGCAAAAGTATTACATTTTCTCAGTTACTGAAAAACTATTTGGAGTTATAGAAAGAAAATTTATGACTAAGATAGAGAGAGAACTTGATGACTTTGGAGTAATAAATAGAACTGAAGAAGAAGAGGAAACACCAACACCCAGGAGAAGAAGGAGATGAAAAAAAGATTAACAGATGAGGATTTTCAATGGGCTGCAAAAGAAATAGGTTGCAGTATAGCAGCTATTAGAGCAGTTGATGAAGTTGAAAGTAGAGGAGAAGGTTTTAATAAAGACGGCTCCCCTAAGATTTTATTTGAAGGTCATAAATTTCATAAATACACAGAAGGGAAGTTTACAGGAATAGAAGAATATAAAGATATTAGTTATACAAGGTGGACTAGAAAATGGTATGCAACAGGAGCTAATTCTGAAATAAGACAACAAAAAGAATACTTAAGGTTTGAAAGAGCTGCTAATTTAGATGAAGCCGCAGCTATAAAATCTACAAGCTGGGGGAGGTATCAAATCATGGGCTTTAACTACAAGTTAGTTGGGTTTGATGATATATTTACTTTTTACTATACCATGGGTGATAATGAGTTAGAACACCTGATATCTTTTGTGGAATATATATTCAGCACAAATTTACAAAAAAGTCTTATTAACGAAGACTGGGAGACCTTCGCTAGACTTTATAACGGAAAAGCAAATGTAAGAATTTACGCTCCTAAAATGGAGAGAGCATTTAAAAAGCACAGCAATGTTTAGAACAATGAAACATGTACTGATAGCCGTAGGAACATTATTGATCCTACTGGCTTTTTTTAAATTAACTCAAAATTACTACAGAGAAGAGATAAGAGCTGAAAAACAAAAAACAAAAGTCCAATTATTAAGAAACAGCAAACTGGTCAAAGTTGCAGAAGGGCAATATGAAAAGTTGGTTGCAGATACACTTACAAAAAATCAACTCAAAAGGATAGTAGACAGTTTAAAAATAAAAGTAGATAATCCAGTAATAGTAGAAAGGGTTATCATAAAGTATAAAAATACTCAGACAGCTATTGAGGATGTGACTGTGGAAGATAGTCTAGTACAAGTAGTAGATTATTATCCAAATAAAAGTAATCCTTATATAACTTACAGGTCTACAATAAACACACTTACAAAAAAAGGAAAAGGGGATTTTTCTTTTGGAAAACTTCCAATATCAGTAGTAGTAAGTGAAGAAGATGGTATTTATAAAGCAAGCTTAAAAGCCCCAGATTTTGTAGAGTTAGAGAACTTTGATTTTCAAGCTACGCCATTAGAGCCTGTAGAAAAAGATAATTGGGGTACACTTTTAGGAGCAGGGTATATTCAAAACTTCACTGAGAAAACACATGGCGTAGGAATAAGTGGTGGAATACGCTTTAAGAGAGTTTACGTTTTGGGAACAGTTCAAACAAATAGCACAGCAGGATTAACCTTATTAATAGAATTTTAACTATGGCTTTAGATTTTGAGATTATAAAAACAGACGACCCCAAAAAACTTATCATAAGTGACTCCTCAGATTGGACAGGTTTAGGCGTAGCACAAATAGAAATTCTACTCCCTGACTGCTTAACACCAGAGGTTTTAACCTTTAATAAAAACATAATTAATACTTTTTACTTTGCAGACTTAGCTTTAACCGTTGAAGAACTGCCTGATGGTATGTACACTATTAATCTAAAAGACTTTGAAACCACTGTAAATTTGAGTAAAGATTACCTAAGGACAGCTAACCTAAGGTTGGAAATAGATAAACTGTATTTAAAGTGTTTTAATAAATATGATTTTATATCAGAATATTTTGTAGAGAGTATATCAAATATAAACCTTTATCTGGAATCGGCTTATGCCAATGTAAGAAATGGAGACACAAAAAGAGCAGTTTCTTTTTACTTAAAAATAAGAGATAAAGTAGACAGTTTTTTAAGATGTAACACCTGTGTATAATGAGTGCACAAACTATAAACCCATTAGAAACAGAAAAACTACTTACAAAGATAGACACTACTTTAGTATCAATGGCAAATAGCCTTTATGTAAAAGAAAGATTTGACATAGGAGAAACTTATTGTCAATTTGATTTTGCAAAACTACTGCAATTAAGAAGATTAATTGAAAGTGAGGATACAATTATTCAGGAAGATGTCAAAGCTATTCAAGCCCTTTTAACCCGACTTCAAAACAACTACTTATAAGATGGCCTATAATGCAATAATAAACGATGAGGGAGCTTGTATCACCCCTTCCTTAACAAAGGTAGAAGTTATAGGGAACACTATAAGAATAACTTTTACAGATGGTACTATAAAAGAAGATATTTTACCTATTGTAGACTACTCAGTAGCTATCTCTGGAAAAGCTCCTTTAGTGCATACACATTTATTAGCAAACATTACTGATTTTAATGGGGCTTTATATGCAACAGCAGCACAAGGAGCTAAAGCTGATTCTGCAATTCAAACTGGGGCTAATATTTCTGCATTTGTAAATGATGCTGGATATCTTATAAGTACAGACATAGCAAGTTTTTCTTCACACCTTATAGACTATGTTAACCCACATCGAGTAACAGCTACACAAGTAGGTTTAGGAAGCGTAAATAATACTGCGGATACAGCTAAGCCCGTATCTACATTACAACAAACTGCCATAACAGGTGCTATCAATACAGCGAAGTCTTATACAAATTTAGTTGGTGCTACAAAAGTAGATAAAGTAACTGGGAGTAGGCTTATTACCATTTTAGAGGGGGATAAACTGGCAAAATTTGATGAAGAGCACTATAGAGTACCAGTAGCAACTTTAGTAGCACTAACAGCTTTATTAGAGGTCAATCTTTTTGATAAAGAAAGAAGATATGTGGCTGCTGAGGGCAAGGATTATTTTTACGATGCACTAGCAACATCAGGAGATGCAGCACCAAACGATCAAACAGTAGGAATAGGATTTTGGAAAACTTCGGTAGCTACTGGAACCAGCAGTTATGAGTGGATACTCAGAACTGGGGGAGTTTTTAGAAAGACTGTTATTACTGGAACTATAATAGATTTTAAAGCATCGGGACTTTTAAGTGTAACTTACACAGCAGAGGGAATAATTACCTATTCAACCACAGCTACTCAAAACTCTACAGATGCTAATTTAAGAGATCGTACAACACACACTGGTACACAATCAATAAGTACAATCACAAATTTACAACAAACATTAGACACTCTTATTATACCTGTAGCAAACCAAACAGCGTATGATAATTTAGCATCAGCAGGAACTAACGTAGCAGGAGCTCTTTATTTAATCCCTTGTTAATATGGCCTTTATAATAGACAATACTGAATATTGCAAAGCTTATATAGATGGAATAGAATATTGTGCTGGCTATATAGATGGAGTAAAAGTTTTTGGATGTGTAGTTGATACACCACCTACGGTTGTCGACTCAGTAGCAAATTTAACAAGTAATATTTTCACGTTTTCAACTGCATCCTTTACCAATGGATTCGCAGATGCGGGTGGGGATAGTTTTGAGAGAGTATATATTGAGGCTTTGCCTATTGTAGGAACTTTAAAATTATTTGGAAATCCTGTAACTGTAGGAACTAATTTCTTAGCAATAAACGCATCAGGACTAAAATTTCATTTGGACGATAAATACTCAGTCTATAATTTTATAATATATGAGTATGAGAAAAGTGTAACCTTAATTGTAGCAGAAAAAAAAGACCTTGGGTATAATTTAACTACTAATATTGATGGGCTTCTTACTTTCACTAATTCAACTAATTCATCAGATATTATATCTATCCAAGGAGTAACAAAGAACAGTTCTTTTATGACCACCTCTTTTAGAATCACAGATGACAGTGTATTTAAAAGCCAAAGTAATTTAGCAGATCACAATTTAAATACTACAGCTACCAATATAAATATAAAAACGCAAAATCAATTACCTACTACTGGAGATAACACTATAGAACTATATTCAGTTAGTGATGCCAGAATATTAGAGACAGAGTTTTTTACCAATACTAATCCTGCATACAATGACCCAGAAGGAGATCTACCTTATATATTAATAGTAAAAACAATACCTGATCCTATAACGGAAGGGACTCTATTTTTGAGAGGATATATAATTAAGCCAGAGGACAGGATTTATTTTGTAGAAGATATAGATACTCAAGAATTTAAATTTATTCCATCAGAAACATTAAATCAAGTCAATATTAGTTTTGATTTTGAAATAATAGACATAGCACACAAATGATATGGGAACATTAACAATGCAATTAGTGTCTCTTGCAGACAAAGTTGATAAAGGAGGAAATCTGATAGACACTGGACAAACCTTACGTGATAGTATTGATTTAAAAGCAAACGATGCAGAGGTGGTAAAGATAGACGGAAGTGCAGCTATGACAGCTCCTTTGCGTTTTACTCCATTAACAGACCCTACAGCTCCTGTAATCACCAATATTGGAACGGCAGGAACTGGAGCAGTTGCGGAAGTAGATAGTTTAAATATAACAGCAGCCCCAACAGCAGATGGAAATGTAGCTGTAGGATTAAACGGAGTTTCTGTTAATGTAGCTGTAACCATAGGTGCTGCGGAAGTTTCTTCATTAGTTATTACAGGAACAGTTACTACCGCAGGAAGTGTAGATATTTCTTTAAATGGGGTAATAACTTCGGTAGCTGTAGCTTTAAATGATACCAATGTACAGGTTGCGGACAAAATAAGAGCAGCAGCTTTCACAGGCTGGACTACAGGAGGAACAGCCGCTACCGATACGGTTACTTTTACTTCAAATACAGTAGGAGTTAAAACAGACACAACGTATGCTATAGGTACATCAGCAGGAGCTACGGGAGTAGTAACCACTACCACACAAGGAGTAGATGCTGATACAACTACTACTGTAGCTACTAAAATAAGAGGAACGGCATTTACTGGATGGACTACTTCGGGAACTGCTACAAATGTAATCTTTACATCGGATACGACAGGAGATAAAACAGATGCAACGTATTCGGCAGGAACTACAGGAGCAACTGGAACAATAACTACCACCACACAAGGCAAGGCTGACACTACTGCAACTTATAATTACTATATAGTAGCGGAGGATTCTTTAGGACGTAAAACCTTAGTATCTCCCGTAGGAAGTACCGCCACAGGAAATGCAACTTTAAGTGCTACTAATTATAATAAAATAGATTGGACGGCAGTAGTTGGAGCAGTTAAATATTACGTCTTAAAAGGTACTACAGGCACTTTATTAGGGATATCTACTACGAATACTTTAAATGACATAGGGCAAACCACTTCAATATTTACGCCACCTACTAGAAATACTACTGTATATGCTATAAATAATAACGAAGCAGTTGTTAAGGGGCAATTAGATTTAAAACAAGACTTAATAACCTACACCCCAGCCAATGATGCAGAGGTGGTGAAGAGCGTGACAGGTTCAGCAGTTGATAATACCGATTCACAGAATCCTATAGTTAATATTTCTATTGCCCCAGAACCAACAGCAGGCCAAACAGTTGTATATAAAGATACTTATGCTGATTTCCCTACTACAGGATCGATAGATACGCTTTATGTAGATAATGAGAAAGGAGTTATATATACTTGGAACGTAGATCTTGCTGATTACCTAAAAGAAGGAGGAACACAAATACAAACTGATTGGAATGAAGGGGATAATACAAGTCCTGCTTATATAAGGAATAAACCAAACATAAATGCAAGTTTTAAACCCTTAATAATAAGAGTTACTGTAGCTGCAAATACTACTATAGTACTTCCACTTGAAGAAGGCTTTGTATATGATTTTACAGTAGATTGGGGTGATGGTACTCCTTTGTATTCTATAAACGAATGGCCACAAGATCATCTTTTTATAAACGCAGGCACATATGATATTAAAATAAAAGGAAAACTTGGTTGTTTTCGTTTCAGTCCACTTACTGATATAACAACAAGAAATAGTGTAGTTGAAGTAGTAAGTTGGGGAGATATCGTATGGAACGTAGTGCGATTTGGGGATTGTGCAAATTTAACAACACTTCCAGCAGCTGAGAGTCCAAATTTAATAAACGTAACTGACCTTACTTATTTTATAGAATATACAGGTGTGACAGTTTTACCACCTGATTTACTTAGACACGCAATAAATGTAACTTCATTTAGGGGGTTTGCTTTTGGAAGTCCTATTGCTACTATCCCTGCTGATTTTCTTAGTTATTGTTATTCTGCAATAAACTTTACAAATGCTTTTTGGAGATGTAGTTTAACTGCTATCCCTTCTGGATTATTTAGAAATTGTCTTAATGCAAGAACTTTTATACAAACATTCAAAGAAAATGCACTCCAAAGTGTACCTACTGATTTATTTGATTATTGTGAATTTGCAGAAGATTTTACTAGTTGTTTTTCAGATAATGATATACTAACTTTTCCAAATGGAATCCATAAATTCAATTTACGAACGGTTGCTCACGTATATGAATTTAGATTTAGTGATAATATGGCAGGCGCTGTTGACCCGTTATGGTTAAGAAATCCTGAACTTTCTGGAAGTAACTTTATTACTTCTACACTTGTAACAAATTTAGCTGAAATACCAACAGCTTGGGGAGGTACTTTTGTAGGTACTTATACTAAATATACACTAAAGGAGGAAGGATATTGGGATACTGCAACAGATCAACCAGTGTGGCTAATAAATGGGGTTTGGAAAACAGCAGCAGGAGGCCAAGATTTAAGTGGAAAATTAGATAAGCAAACTAATATACAAGGATTCTGGACTGGTACAGCAGCAGAACATACAGCTCAGAACATTGAAGCTCAGACCAATATAATTGCATTTATAGAAGGATAATGAAAAGAGGACTAACAGATATTATAAACGTAATGAGAGGTAGTACCCAAGTAACTAAGGTTATGAGGGGTACTGTCTTGATATGGGAAAAGGCAGTAGGAGGGTATGATGCAGATTACCAAGCAGTATTAGATTATGCAACTGCAAACGCAATAGTATTACCAACAGGTGTACAGCAAGATATAGATAATCAGTTAATGATAGATTATAAAGCAACAGGAGCGTGGAATAAAAATGATTCTGTGTTTAAGTTTGAAGGCACAGCTGACCCCGCATTTAAGTTAATTGATTGGAAAAGGTTAATTTTAGGAGCTACTTTTGGTAGTGTAACGTGGGATGTTGACGGCATAAAAGGGAATGGTACAAATGCTTATTTCAATCCACATTTTAACCCTTCACTTCACGGGGTTAATTACACAACGACAAACGCTTCAATTATGTTTACGCAAACAGCTCTTGGATTGGGCGATAGAGCTATTTTCGGGATGTATGAAGGAGATTCTAATACTTATTGTTTATCATTCCCTAACGATGGTGTTGGTTCATATATTATTGTTAACGGAATTGTTAATGATTCACAAAGTGTAAGACACGATTATTTAGGACTTACATCTATAAATAGATTAACCGCTACTTCTGCGAATGTAAATACAAATACACCTGCAACTACAACACAAGAAACAAGTTCTTATAATGGGCTTCCTCAATCTGAAATCTATATAATGGCTCGTAATTATAATGGTACACCTGACCTTTTTTGGGATGGTAAATTAGGGTTTGTGTCTTTCGGAAGCGATAAAACAGAAATCCACAACAGCATAAAAACAGTTTTAGAATAATGAACGCATATAGAATAACGTTAGAACAGAAGAACGCTATAGAAAATCAACTCTTTGCACCCTCTCAATTTTTTAACCCCGTGCAGGACATCAACGGTGATTGGTTCATTTTTAAACAGGAATTTAAGCAATGTGGATTAGGTGTCTTAACCGATTTTATACCACCACCAAGTGAACCAATAATTTAATATAATTTAAAATGAAAAACTGGTTTGACAAAGAACAACCAACGTGGAAAATATTCCTTTGGGTATTTAGCATATTATTAGGAATCATTATCACCTCATTTTTAATATTCGAATAATGAAAAAACTACTTATTTTATTGCTGTTCATTGGGCTGAATGTATCGGCACAAACACAGGCGAAAATCCCCGTCCTAATTAGTGTAAACATTTAAAATATTAAGTAGGGTTTTTGGTCATCCTTACTTTAACAAGAGGAGGAAGCATATTGTTTCCTCCTTTCGTTGTTATAAACCACTAATTAATGTATTTTATATAACATTAATAAATAAGTATCTTTGCAGATATTTCCCTATTTCCCCATTTTACTATGAAAAATTCAGAAGCCACATCTAAAGTTATAAACGCTCTTAAGTATTTAAACAAAGATCAGCATATAAGTAGAAGGTTTGTTCTTAACAAACTAAGGGAGAATGCAAAAAATTTAATAGCACAAAAATTAAAAGATAGAAGTCTATATAGGGAAGACAGCTTAGAAAGTTGGATTAACTGTTTGGAGATGGAAAAGATTGATTTAGTAAAATGTGATATCATAGAGTTCAAGACCTGTAAGGATTTAATGGTTTCCAAAAAAGAGCTTCCAGATATAATTTACAGTAGATTTGGGGCAGGATTAACAAAGGTGTACACAATTGATGGAGAAAAAGAGTACGAGTATGTGACACTTATGCAATACAATTTAAATAAAAGAAGGAACAACAAAAGTAAGAAATTCTTTTATATCAAAGATAATCACCTTTACTTACCAGACAGCACTACAGAGAGGGTTAATTTTCCAATACTTACTTTAGAAACAGAAAAAATCCCCGCATTAAATAGTTGTGATAATTCAACAAACTGTAATTCAGTGTGGGACTATGAATTTGTGATAAGCGATAAACTTTTACAAACAGTTATAGGTATTACAGTTCAAGAACTTGCACAATTTAGAAATCTTGTAGTGGATGAAAACCCAAATTTATCTTCGAACATTAAAAGTAGTACAATACAGTAAATGGATAAGATATTACCACAAACAAGGATATTAGGGAGAGAGGGTTTTAAGTTTTATAAGCAGAACTGTAATAAAGCTTTAAGAAATAAAAAGATTCACAGGGACAACCATTCTCAAATAGTAAGTGCAATTTTTAGAAATGTTGCACAAAAGCTTCTTCACAATACAAGCGGGGTATTTTTAACTGGGATTGGATATTTTTGTATTATGATGTACCCTAAGAGAATGATGCTCAGGAATAAATATAGTAAGACAGGAGCTAAGCATTTAAATGTAGATACTGATTACAGAAACTACAGCCCTCAATGGATTTCAAAGATGTACCCAAGTTTCTTTTATACTTGGACATTAGATAGAACTTTTTCCGACACAAATATCAGAAGACCTTTAGCACAGTTACTAAGAGCAGGGAAAAAATACATAATGGAATATACTCTTGTAAGATCACTTAAAGAGTCCAAATATAATAAGTAATGGAATTATCAGAGTTTATTGCAGAGATTAAAACCAGCATGAAGTCTTATGATGCTGCAAACCTTATAGATGAGATATCTATCCAAAATTGGGTAATAGACGAATTAAAGAGATTTGGTGCAAATATCATGGATTTACAAGATTTTGTACTTCATATTAAAAACGGACAAGCAAGACTGCCAGATAATTACTGGCATTTAAGAATAGCTGCAAGGGTATATGCAGATAGATATAAAAATTTAGATGGTAATGATGAGGATGTAAGATATTCAAGGGCTTTATATGATACAGTTGAAAGAGGAGCTACATGGACACCAGAGGGAGTGTGTAAAGAAATAACAGAAAAAACCGTTACAGAGAGAATCTACATCAATAAGGATAGGGTGGAATTACATTATAGTAACCCAATTTTGTTACAAGTATCTAAAGGAGTTATTCAAAAGAAAGGCGATTTTAATTGTATAAACCTTAGTAACTCAATGGCTGTTAAAAGCCCTTTTACAGTAGTTATTAATAACAGGACAATACAGGCTAATTTCTCTGAGGGAGTAATTTACTTACAGTATTATGGATTACTTGCAGATGATGATGGAAACATTATTATACCTGAGACTCAACACAACAGGCTTAAAACATATTTAGAATACTATGTAAAGTATAAAATACTAGAAGATTTAATGCTGAATGGAGATGACAGGAATGTAGGAAGTCTAATGCAGTTGTTTGACCAAAAAGCAAAACTACATTTTGAAAATGCTATGACAGAAGCAAAATGGGAGTCCCTTAATTGGAAAGAAACCAGCAGAAAGTTAAAGAACCAGAGTAAAAGAAAAATGCGAGTTTTTGAAAATATGTTCCCAAGTATATAATATATGAAAGATAACAGGACACTATCTTTAGGGAAACAAATGAACAGAGACTCATCTCCTTTTAATTTAAAGGAGACAGAGTATTCATTTGCACTTAACACAATGTTTGAGAGTGAGTCAGGAGACTCTTATAACCCCAAGAATGAGTATAGTAATATACTTGCTGTAAAGTTCTCTGAGGGTTTCAAGGTTGTAGGGCATAAAAATGATATTAATGAAGACAGAACCTTTTTCTTTTTAGCCAATCCTCTTACAAATGTTTCTGAAATTGGGTATATTAAAAACTCTACTAGGAATGTAGTAGTAGACGATTCTATACCTTTAGAGGAACAAACACAAGAACCTTATTCCCAATTTGTAATTTTATTAAATGACAGTTTATCAAAATGTTTAAACCTTGACGTAGACTTTCCAGTTAAGAAAATAGAGATAAAAAAAGAAAAACTTGGAACTACTTTATACTGGGCAGATAATAAAAACCCTGACAGGTCTTTTGTAGTAGAAAAAGTAAAAGGTTATATAAACACTGGTATTGTTAACTGTGACAAACTAAGAATAGATAAAAAACACATTTTACCTACTATTACCCCTGTATCTATTGAGGCAGGAGGACAGTTAGAAAAAGGGGTATATGAATTCCTTATTACCTACTGTGATAAATTAGGTAATGAGATTGCTGAGTATGTATCTATCACAAATCCTGTTCATATTTTTAATAATAATGACAGGGTTATTGCAACTACAGAACTTAATGACAAAACAAATCAAGCAATTAAATTATTAATTGAAGGTTTAGACACTCAGTACAAGTATTACAAAGTTGCAATCATTCAGAAGCTCTCAGACAACACTTCTTACTTTTCTGAGGGGATACACCCAATTAACGACAAAGAAATCATAATATCCTCTGTACAGGATAAAAAACGCATAGATTTAAACAAGATACTTGCATCAAAAACCACGTATGTAAAATCAGAGGGGGTTACTTCTTCTAATGGGTATTTATTTAGATATGGGTTAACGGCAGAAAAAGAATGGAACCTTCAGCCCATAACAAATCTACTTGGGGCTTTTGTAAGATGGCAAACAGTTGAGGCAAAAGAAGATTTATATGAAAGAGGTGAAGCCAGCTCTTTATTTAAAGGATATTACAGGGATGAAGTATATCCATTATCCTGGAGAATAAAGACGAATACTGGTTATGTATCAGCCAACTTTCCCTTTATATCAAGACCAGCAACAGAGTTTATAGGTGAAGATCAAAAAGTAGTTAATGAAAACGCTGTTATAGAAAACCTTGACACTAAATCTGTAAATACCTTAAACCCTAATTGTTCTCAGGAAGAACGAAATAAATACTGGCAATTTTATAACACAGCACACGATGTAGAAAGGTGTACTGATTTCCAAGGAAATACTACTATAGTAACCCAACCCGTAAATAAGTTTTGTATTAGTGAAAATTTTAGTTCTTTAGAAGATGTATCTATTTATTTAGATATTTCTGAGGTTCCAAATTTTACTACTTTTACAGCGTACTTGGAAGAATTTGGGAATAATCTTACTGCAAATTTGCCCAATGATTATAATGAGGAAATATATAATAATGCAGAATTACAAAGCATACTCACAGATGAAAGAAAAGATGAAAATTGTAGTATTAATTATAGGGATAATTGCATTGACCCAACCCTTATACAAAGTAATATATTTTTAGGAGATATAGAGAATGAAAAAATAAATCCTTCAGCCAAAGATAAAAAAGATTATGAACTTTCCAAAGTTGTTCAGTTTTCCTATATTCACGATGTAAACACAGAAGGAAGAGGAAAAGTGGACGAGGAGTTTAAAGCAGAATTCTCAACTAACGAACCCTACCCTTTTTCAAGAGCATCAACAACTAACGCAGAAAGATGTGTATCTTCAATCAACTCTGCACAGGTAAGCGAAGCTAATGAGAATAGCAGTGGACTTGTAATGCAATATTACGCTGATTTACAACAATCAAATCTACAAGAGTCCACAGTCTCAGAAATTGTAGGAGCAGGTTTTACAAATAAAATACATAAAGGAGCTATTTGGATCAAAAGTTCTATAAAAGATACAGGGAAAGCTATCATTGAAGTAACTAAATGGAAAAAGGCAAACTTTAACGATTTATTCAGTAGCGCAAAAGGAGATTTTTTTAACACAATAGGGAACCACAATGTAAGGGTTTCCGTTTACAAAGGAAGATGTACTAACTTAGAATTTGTAAAAGCTTTTATAGTAGATGTTAGGGAAGGAGCTTTACTTACAGGAGAGGGAGAACCTATATTAGAGTCTGAGGTAGGAAGCGAAGATTTTTATATAGTCATAGACCCCCCAATAGTTCAAACTCCTGCTGTTAAGGGCTATGTAACAGCAGTTATAAACGGTGTATTTGGACTAGAGGTTCGGGCAGAAGAGTATAAATCTGCAACTATACATTTTGATAAGATAAGTGTAAGCAAACAACAAAAATATGAATTAAGTTGTGACTTTGAAGTACCTATTTTTGACGAGTGTGAGCCACAACCTTATAAAAGTGGTAAATTTTCTTACTGGGAGTCAATAGAAAAATACCCAGATAATAAAGAATTATTTGACAGCAGTACCTTAGAAATAGATACTATTGATATAGATGACAGTATAAAAGTAGAGTTTGAGAAGTTTTTTGTAGCTAGTAAAATAAACAATAAGTATCTATTAAAGCAGGACACAAACTTTGCGAATAAACCTATAAGGCATTTTAAGTTTCCAGATTTTAATGTGGCTCCATTTATGTCCACAAACTTAATAGTACCTTTTAGCCAATCTTATATATACCCATTAGGTGTAACCATATCTAAAAAAGCGGTAAATTCTTTCTTGGATATAGCGGTCAAAAATAAATTAATATCTCAAGAACAAAGAGACTCTATTACCAGTTTTGAAATGTTCAGGGGTGACAGGAGAGTTAATAAGAGTATATTAGGAAAAGGTATTGCCTATGATATGTATGATTATGAGGAGAAAGTAACAGGAGATAAAGTACTTTTTTCAAACTTTCCATTTAATGATTTAGGGGACAACAAACTATCTTACGCAGATGAGAAAAGAACATCTTTTATAAAACACCCTTATAAAGGAAACAGGAACAACAAATTTACATTTCATTCCCCAGAGTATGACTACTATGATTTAAACATAGGGGCAGAAACTAAAATAGAAGCCTTCCAATATGGAACTTCAAGAGGTAATTTTGTAGATGTTGAAGATCACCCAACTTGGGTAATATTAGGAGAACGAGCGTATAAAAAGGCTAAGGATTTAGCAATTTTAGAGTTTGCGTTAGAAACTGCAATACGTTTAGCCGAAAACTTAATACAAGCTTCTCAAAACTATTGGTTTATTGGAGGATTAGGTTCAACAGGAGGTAATCCTTGGGGAGCTATAGGGGCTACAGGGTTTGCCCTTGGGCTCTCAGGCTTTGAAGCATTGGTAAATGTAGTCCCTGTTGTAGGAAGATACAGGTATGAATGGTTAAAAATATTCAGAGATTTAGGACAACCAGAAAACTTTGCAACTCAGTATGTAGCAGAGGGATTTTATAACTATGCAGAACCTAACTATTGGTATGAAGGTGGAAGTAAAAGCTCCTTAGGAAACAGTCTTAGAGCAATTTCAACTGGAAAAGAATTAAAAGAAGGACGTTACACTTTTACGGAAAAAACAGGAGAACAACTTAAAGTTAACAACTTAGACAGGGAAAAAAGCTTACTCCTAACCTTTGGAAATGACTATTTATTAGAGTACCCCGCAGGGTATAAAACCTATGACAATGGAAATGAAGATTCTTATGGAAGCAGTAGGTCTATACAATCGGACAGTGGTGTTTGCATGGCTGGGAAAAGCCCTGAGATAAAGAAAAACATTGCTTCTCCATATATGAGCTTAAAGAACTACGTACCATTTCAATATGGCTCTATCAGCTCTATTAAGTGGTTACAGGCTTCTAAAAGTGTTAATCTTGATGGGGACAATACTTGTTACAGTATTTTTGGAGGAGATATATTTATTTCAAGGTACACTTTAAAAAGGAAAGTACCTTTATTTACAGATACAGCCTTTGGACTTGCACCATTAACACCATATAACTATTATAGAAACAGTAATTTAGGATATACAAGATTTTACTGTAATTACGAGTTAGGAAATGAAAAAACTCTTGGAGATATCTTATTTCCTGATTTTGAAAGTGAGTATGTTTTTGATTGTCAAACTGCATCTTCTGGGTCTTATGTGAAGCCGCCATCAAAAATGTACTTGAATTATTACGGGATTCCTAATTTCCTTGTAGAATCAGAACTTAATTTAAATTTAAGGTATGGTAAGAAAGAACCAAGAAATAATTTTTATCCAGAAGTGGGAGACTTTGTTGACTGGACACAAGAAACTAATGTACCCATAAGAGAACCAAACAGACTCTATTACAATAATGTTTATTCTTCTACTGTATCAGAGGTTTCTTACAGGACTTTACCTGATTACTACTCTAAAGAAGAGTTTGACATCTTATATGACTCACCTAATGGAGTGATATATTCCATGCAGGACACTTCTGAGAATGATTTAACTGATCCTTGGGCAATATTTAGACCGTTAGATTATTACCAATTTCCATCTTCTTATGGAAAACTTTTGGACTTGAAAGGAATAGAGAGCGCACAGGTACTTGGAAGATTTGAAAACACTTCTGTTATCTTTAATGCTGTTAACCAATATAAAGATGCTCAGGACGCAGCTACAAGGGAGCTTGGAACAGGTGGTATATTTGCAGCCAGACCTATGGAGTTTAGTAATACCGAACTTGGGTATGGGGGAACAGGCACTTATCAAATTGTGAGTAATGAGTATGGGCATTTTTATCCCGATACAGACAGGGGACAGGTATTTCAAGCAGGAGCAAAAAGCCTGCAAGAGATATCTTCGATAGTTGGAGGTAAGGCAGTTGGAATGAAAGCTTGGTTTAAAGAGCATTTGCCTTTTAAAATTAAAAATTCTTTAGTTGAGAACTATGAATTTATAGATACAGATAATGCCTTGAATGGTATTGGTATAACAATGGGGTGGGACGCTAAATTTGATAGGGTTTTACTTACTAAAATTGATTACATACCTTTACAGGAAATGTACTACTGTGGAAGTAAGTTCTTAGACTTTAGCTGCAACTCAATATCTTATTGTGAATACGTTAATAAAGAATTAACTATTCAAAATTATTTAGATCAAGGGTATAGGTATTTAGAACAAGACTGCCAATTAATATTCCAAAAAGTAACAGAGAGTTGTACATACAGTTTTAATTTTTGCACATTCCCTGATAAAGAAACAAAAGAACAAGTATTAATAAGTACAGGATTTAATTTTAGTAAACAAGTAGATTGTGTTTTAGAATATGAAAAAGTTGAGGAGATTTGTGATGAAAATTCAAAACAATCTGAGATACAAGCACTTTTAACCGCAGGGTATGTAGAAAGTAGTAGGGTTGAATGCGAAATAACTTACTCAAAAAGCACTGATACTTGTACTTTTGTAAATCAACAAACGCAAATAAATGCTTTGTTAGCAGATGGATACACTTATAAAGAGGACACAGACTGTAGAAAAGTCTTTGAAAAAGCAGATGTAATACCTGCACCACCAAGTAATATAGCCAATGACGACTTTGTAGAGGTAGCTCAGGGGCAATTAGTTTCTTTCAACGTTATTACAAATGACGTAAGTGGAACAAGTCAAGCTCTTTCCATACATTCATTTACACAGCCTCTTTATGGAACACTAACTAAAGTAAATAGCACTACTTTCAGATATACCCATAATGGGACAGATAATTTTGCAGACACTTTTAACTATACAGCCACAAATGACAATGGAGAAACAAACATAGCAACTGTATCTATCTCAATAAGTTTTGAACTGGCTTGGAGACCAACACAACCTTATTGTTTAGCTTATGAGCCTCCTTATTATCAACTTACCGCCCATTTTGAGGGTATTAGAAGCGATAAACCTAATGATAGGTATGCAGTAAGCACAGTTTCAGGATATACACCACCAGACGGTATTTTACTACAGAGAACTAAGGAAGATGATACAGTAAGAGAAACTAATATTGATAATAACACTAAGTTAACACCTTCTTTTCAAAACAATGATAAGGCATGGTCTACTATCCCTTTAGATAAATTAAGATCTTTAAAAGCGAGGTTCCACATGATAAAAGGACTTTTATTTAATCCAAGTCAAAATACACCTAACTTAGAAGTCTTAGACCTACGTGGAAACAGGACGGAGTTATTAGACTTAGATATGACAAATTGTATTAAGTTAAAAGAGCTTGTTATTAGTGAGTGCTATATTGATTCTATATCCTTACCGCCTACTGATATAAATGATACTAATAATTATTTTACTTGGGCTTATTTAGGGGATTACAATGTAGCTGATAGGAGACAAATGCCGCCTGTACAAGTAGTAGACTCAGTTACCGAGAGAGCATACTACTCTAAAGTAGCCACGGGACAAGTTTCTACTGGTAGTACTAAAAGGTTGGCTACGGATACAGGAAATGGCACTTTAGTTATTAATGGAATCAATATGCACTATGATTTAGTGAACAGCAAAAATTGGAATGTAAACCATTTATCGGTAGAAGGGTTTTCTAAAAGTTTTGGCTCAAGTGCAGCAGGGAGCCTATCTTTAGATTTTATGACTTCACACCATAATTATAATATAGTGATTGAAAACGCCACTTGGCTAACTTGTACAAACCCTACTGGTAATTATTCGTTAGAAGTACAAACGCTTAACTTTACAGCGACTGATAACAATACAGGATCACCGAGAAGTACAGTAATTAAATTTAGAAAAATAAAAGAGTATCCAAGAACAACCAGTCAAATTAATGAAGATGGGGACGAGTACCATCATGCAGCTTGGATAACAATAACACAACCTTAACATGACAAACACAGGATATAAAGCCTATACCACATTAGAACAATACAATGTTTACTCTGGAAACGCAACTGGGGTGACAAAACCTAACACTGTAGGTGATGCAGATTATGTAGCCCCAGTTTTGGATGAAGTATATTGCCCTATAGAAAGTACAATTAATTGGATTGCAGGGGGTTTTTATAATAGTAGTGAGGAGAACGTATTAAAATCTACAGACGGTATAAACTGGGATTATAGTAGAATACCAACTTTGTTTGATATTTATGACATCTCTTTTGTCAATGGGGAGTGGTTTGCTGTTGGGGCTTCTCAGGATAATGTTGGAGGAGGTTTTAATAATAAAGTAATGAGGTCTTTTGACACGATTACTTGGGCTGAGGCAGTAATACCACAAATAAGTAGTGTGCAAAGTATAAATTATGCCAATGGCATTTATGTAGCCACAGGAAGAGCTGACTCTAGTGGATTAAACACAATTGCTACCTCTGTAGATGGAGTTAACTGGACAGGAAGAGGGATAGGAGGACTAGATATAAATTCAATGGGGGTTACTTTTGCAAATGGAATATGGGTTGCCTATGGAGAAAGTGATGCCCCAGACAGAGGGTCATTAGCATACTCTACAGATGCAATAAATTGGACACCAACGTTTAACTACTACTACGACAAAGGATTTACCTTTGGGTATGACGCTTTTTACAATGGAAGTTACTGGATATCAACTGGACTTAAAGGAGGCAGTAATACAAATGTTGTTGGAAAATCTTCTGATGGAATAAACTGGACACCCTATAGCACAGGGGCTACAGTAGATAATACAGGTAGAAGATTAGGATATTTTAATAATTTATGGGTGTTAGGAGGAAAAGGAAGTTTTGAAATTGCAACTTCTACTAATGGGCAAAGTTGGACTGGAAGATTAAATCAAGACTTAATTGATATTAGAGATTTCGAGTATAATGACAACAAAATAATTTCAGTAGGGGGAAAATCAGAATCAGTTGGTAAAATATATTCAAGCACAAATGCAACAACTTGGACAGAGTTAGCCCAAACCAGATTAGGACTTTACACAATAGCTATTAGAAAATAAAAATATGGCAATAGTTACAATAAATGCAGAGGTAGTTACTACCATTGAAACTGCAACCATCACTTTAGACAAGAAAACAACTACTGAGAAAGCCTATATAACAGGTATTTCGGTAGCCTCCCCTGTAGGAGTAGATGCCAAGAACGATATTATTGCTGAATATCAAGGAAGAAATTATACTTATGATGGAGAAATAGACTGCTCTTTATACTTTTCAAAAGACAGTAATACTTGTGACTATGACGCTAAAGACCAAGAAATTCAAACTTTATTAAGTAACGGTTTTGAGATAGCATCTACGGTGGACTGTACGCTTACTTTCACTAAGACAGGAGAAATAGACCAAATCTTAGTATTAGACCCGGTTGTTACTACTGTTTATGAAGTAATTGCAGGAGTTTCAGATTATGCAGAGGAGCCACAGGTAATTGTAAATGGAACAACAGTTGTAGCTACGGAAGGAAGTATGCTTACAGATGGTTACATTTATGAGGGAGTTATAGACTGTAGAAAAGTATGGAGTAAAGAAATATCATTGTGCGAATTTGACAATAAAGTAAAAACCATTGCAGAGTATGTAGGAAAAGGGTATGAATTAGTATTAGATGCAAATTGTGAATTAAGCTTTACAGGTACTTTTAGTAAGTGCGACTATTTAGAAAAAGAGCTTTTAATTAAAAATTATGAGGTTGATGGATATACTTTATTAGAAGAACAAAACTGTAAACTACACTTTCAAAAAAATATAGAAAGTATTACAAATCAAACAGACGTGTACGCCTTTTTTGATACAACCTCTATGAGGTTTCAAGATGGAATAGATGCAGCAGCAACTTTACAGATTTGGTTTTCTAAATATCAACAAGATAATCCAGACTATGAGGGTAATTTATACATAATCCCTATTTACTATGAAAGGTATGTAGACTATTTAGATATAATTAAAAAAGGAACTGGGGTAGGTAAAGTTATTCCAAGCAGACCTACTGTAGGTAATGCTGCGTTTAATGTTTATGGTAACGCTGATTGGATAAAAGAAGTAGGGGTATACCCACCTAACTTTGATTATATTACAACTCAAAGTACTAACACAAGTTGGACACCACCTACGGATGTTTTAATGTTAGCTTTTATGGACGAAGCAAACCCAGACTATCATAAAAATAAATCAAATAGTTTAGAGAACCCTACCGCAGCTTATAATGAGGATTTAATAAGATTTAAAACTATTTTGGGGGAATTTAACTTCTTTAAGGCAGTCCTTTATCCTATTGTACAGCAACTAGAAGGTAATGGAGGAGCCCTTATCCTACAGTCTATGGCTGCAATAAAAGGGAAAGTACTAACTCAAAGTGAGATAGATAGTACAGACACTCTCGTAGACGTAAACCCCTTACTTACGAGTAACCCTTATACAGACGGGTTAAATAAATATGGGTGGATAGGTGTATATGACAAAACTTCCCCAGCCGCAAATGTTTTTAACTCAACAGGTTTTGGGGAAGAGTTAAACAAGATAATCCTCTCAGGGGTAGAAACAGACTCTCAGAAGGAGGATATTTATATTGATGGCACTTTCACTGAATATACTGATGATGTGGTTGTAAAAGGCGTAAATAAGGTTAAGAAAGAATATGTATATTTAGAGGGCTGTGAAATACCCCTTGAAGAAGGAGATTATTTTAAAGATGCCTCATTTACTGTAGGATACTCACCTATTACAGGGTCTTGGATATCGTACTATTCTTTTATTCCTAATTATTACATAAACCAAACTGACCATTTTAAGACAGGAAAAAACAGTGAGGGAACACTTTGGTCACATTTACTCACAAACAAAAGTTTCCAAGTATTCTACGGGAAAAAAGAACCATGGATTATTGACCTTCCAGTAAAAGAACAGTATGTAAATAAGACTTTAAAAGATATTTCCTATTATTTAGATGCTAAAAAGAATTCAGGACAGTATGATTATTCTGAATTGAGAAATGAAGGGTTTAATAAAGCTTGGGTCTACAACAACAGGACAAATTCTGGGGAACTAAACCTAATACCTAGTACAGGACTGCTATCTTTATTATCACAGTATCCAAATATGCTTAGCCCAACACAACAGGAAATATTATATTCTGATACAAGAGGAAAACACAGGTTCAACTATTTCTTTGACCGTGTTAAAAATGATATGTCTAACGAGCCAATATGGAAGTGGGATTTAAATCAAATTCACAAAGAGTTAAACCCAGACGCATTGAGTTTTACAAGTAAGCCCACTTTAGAGTATATAAGAGGAGACTGGTTCTCAATTAGGTTACAACAAGATATTAGAACTGACCTTAGATATGAGTTCAAGTGGTTAGAATCCGCAGAAACCATAATCAACCCGTAACTAATGTATTTGTCAATAGACAGGTAATATTGTATATTCGTAGAAATTTTGAGTAATAAATTTTTCAATGGCATCAACGTATAAAGAAGCATCTAAAAAGAATAAAGCAGCAGGATTAGGAGAAAAACCTGATAATGTCAGTGTTGAAAGCTGGAATAAAGCTTTAGACCTTTATAAAATGGCTGAGAGTAAGGGAGATGCCTACCCCGAGTTAACAGTTGCTCAGGCCATATTAGAAACTGGCTGGTTTAAAAGTCCATCTGGAAACCATAATTATTTTGGTCAAAAGGCTACGAATAGTCAAGCTGGGACTTCATACAATACTAAAGAAGTTTCTAACGGTTCTTCGTATAATACTTCAAGTAGATTTAGGGATTACTCTAATTTAGGTGAGGCAGTAGACGACAGGATGAAAAAGTGGGGCTCTAAATATAAAGATGCGGCTAATGTAGAGGAAGCTTTATATAGTATATGGAGTTATGACGAGGAGAAAGGACAAGGAGTAGGATATGCCACTGATGACAAGTATGATGAAAAAATAATTAATATACTTGGACAAATAGGCACACCAGTAGAAAAGGCTTATAAAGATAAATTTGGCTCATTAACTTATGCAGGAGCTACCCCACCAACACAAACTGAGGTAGTAGATGAGAAAGCTTTTCAAGAAAAAGAAGTTGACAAAACCGCAGTAGCTTCAAACCAAGACAGATTAAATCTTCAACTCCTAGAACAAAATCAGGAAATACTTACAAAACTCAACACACAAGAAGCTGAGAAAGAAGCAAGCAACAAAGCTGCAATAGCACAACAGAATTTAGACAGGAAAGTAAGTGAGAAAAACTTCTTAAAAGAACTTATTATGAGCAGTGGTGTTAAAACCATGGAAGCTCCTAAAAGGAACAGTCAAGACTATCCTGAACCTAATTCTCCTGGATACCCTAATTACTTTCAAGATGGGGGAAAATATAAATAATAGAGCTGACAATTCAACTATACCAAATAACACAATATCATAATGGATAACAAATCAAAATTAGGATATTCTAAAGACTCACCTTACAGGGATGAACCTTTTATCAACATACAATCGAACAACATTACCATGAAAGATACAGATCAAGACTTATTAGGGTTAGGAATTAAAAACGGAAAGATAGTAAAGGTTATTCCTATGAAAGCAGGAGAGTCTTCTAACTATGATTTTGGTGATGTTGATTCTGTATTAGAGATGCCTAAATTTCAGTTTGGGGGAATGTTTCAAAACACTGATATGGAGCAATTGGGTATTCAGACTATGTTGCCTACAAATGAAACAGGGTATAACATACCAACAAATAACTCTGTTGCAGATATAGGGGCAAGACCACAAGTACAATCTATATTTTCACCACAAACTTTCGGCACAACACAAAAAGAAATTGATGGGCGTTCCACAGGAATTATTCAAAACAACCAAAAACCACAAGGAGAATTACTAAATCAAAAGATTGTAGACAGACATAATAAAATTAAAGAGGTAGATGACTCTCCAATAAATGATTACAACTCTCAAAATCCACAATCTAACCAAATGTACAACCCTTATGGAGGGGTAGACTTAGCTTCTGCTGCAAGTCTATTTGGCAGAAGTATGAAAGAAGGTGATGCAGGTATGGGAATACTATCTGGGGCTAAATTAGGCTTAGGATTAGGAAGAAACATTATGGGGGGATATTCAACCCAGAACAGAAATGAGTATGTAGACCAGTGGTCACAAGATCAGGATACCAAAGCACGTAATGGGAATTATGAGCAGTTCCAAGATGGAGGTTCTTATTTGACCAGAGAAGATATAGACTCTATAAAAAGAGACACGCAAATTGACTTTACAGATGAGGGGGCAAATAATTTATTTCAAAGAACTCCTACACAACAACAAAGTGCTCCACAATCAGATGTAAACTTAGGAAAATACAAAGATGTAGGATATTTTGATGTACTTCAAAACAAAGAAGATTCAATTAGTCTTACAAATACTTCAAAAAATCCACACAATCAAGATACAGTTAAAACTGTTTTAGACGAAATAAGAGGGTTAAATCCAGGAAAAGATTTAAACTTTGATTATACCCCTAATTTAGAAGATGGTGGTATGGCGAGAAAGCTTACAGGTGAATATGCAGAAGGGCTTGCAAATGAAAATCCAGACAAAGCTGTTGCAGAATTAGAAAAAGGAGAGTATATGCAGTCACCAGATGGAGAAATTGCCGAAGTTGAAGGAAAAACCCACGAAGAAGGGGGAGAGAAAATGACAGCAGAACAAATGGAAGCAGGTACTAAAGTTATTTCTGATAATCTTAAAATAGGTGCTGAGAATGCAAAAGCCTTTAAAGATAAATATGATATCAAAATAAGTGCAAAAGACACTTATGCCACTGTTATAGATAAAGCCTCAAAGAAAATAGGACTAAAGTCTGTTGTAGAGGAACAGGAAGAAGTGATAAAAACCATTGAGAAAAATCAAGATACAACTCAGACAAATACCCAAAAATTAAATTTGCAATTTCTATCAAAGAAACTTCAAGAACTAGAGCAAAAGAAAGCTCCATTAGAAGAAGCTAGAAAAGCAATTACTGATGATGTATATGAAAGACAAGAAGCTTCTAAACCAAAAGAAAAGCAATCCACAGTTATGGAAGATGGAGGAAGTATAGATAGTGCATTTGTCAAAAGCCTTGCAGAGAAGCACGGAGTAAATTATGACTCTGCATATCAAATGGTTCAAGAGTTTAAAAATGGTGGTGGTTATGTACCTAAGTACCAAGATGGTAAAAATGAGCAAGAAGTAACAACACAAACAGGAAAAAATCCATTTATTTTTACAAACCCTGAGTCTCAACCTATGACGGATGAGAATAGATTTGCCGCAGGTACAGTAAACACGGAGAATTACTCTGAAAGGATGATGGCTTTATGGAGAGAGTTCCCTAACTTAATGGCAGAAAATTTTGAGATCATTCAAGATGAAAAAGGTATACAAGATGTAAAACCTCGTTTTGGGCAAGAGTCTGTTAAAAATCTTCAGGAGGGGATTAATAGAGTATATGAAGAAAACTTACAGAAAACAGAGCAGATTAAAGACCCCAATAAAAGAAAAGAGCTTCAAGATGCTATCAAAGCAGAAATGTTTACAGGAGAAGGCTATAAATCTTTTGATGCTTTAATAGGAGATTTTACCAGCTCTAGGAGAAATATAGATTTTGGCTTAAAAGAAGCAATGGGCGAGGAAATAAAGTCTCCTGAGACACCAGAAGTTCCAGCAGCAGACCAAGGACAGAATAAAACAGATTCACAAGGTAGAGCTGCATTACCATTACTACCCGATCAGAGTATAATGCCGCCCTCAGCTCAGGATGCACATTTAAAGAATAACTATAGATTTAACAGGATTGAAGCAAATAAAGTTAATCCTGAACAAGCTTTAGCTAACTTAAGCTCTCAGTTTGAAACAGGAGTAAACTCAGCTAATCAAAGACCTGACTCACAAAGAAGCGCACTTTTAGCTCAAATGTTGGCGGGAACTGGAAATAATTCTAATCAAATTATAAATCAAACTAATTCTCAAAATCAAGTTGAGCAAAACCGTGTAGATTCCTATAACGCACAAATAGGAGACAGAGAAATGGGGGCTAATGCTAATGAAAGAACTCGTTTTGAAAAGCTTCAAATGATGGCTAAGAATAATACAGACCAAGATTATAGAGACTGGATGAAGTATAATTCTGACTTGAATGTGGAAAAGTACAATACTATAAATAGGATGAATTTGATGAATGAGTTATTTGATAATTATTCTTATGAAAATGGGCAGGTAAAACAAAAGGCAGGGAGTATACTTAACTCTCCAGGACGTACACCGCAGCCTAAAGTAGTACAAACCAAAAAGAAATAATTATCAACCCTACACTAAGAAACTTTAACATTCCAATAACATTTCTTACATTTGCACTAAATACAATATAAAACATGGCTAACGCATTTTCACAACCAGGTCAGTTCAAAAACCTAAAAATTCAATCAACTTTTGATACTCAGTTGGTAGCCACTGTATTAGGCGCAAAACAGGCTAGATATGATTCCAACTTACAGGAAATAGATAACGCTTTAGCTGAGTATGGAAACATAGACTTAGCTAGACCAGAGGATAAAGCATACCTTAAAGAGCGTTTAGACGAGTTAACATCCCAAGTTAACGGTGCTGGAATGCAAGATTTATCCTCTTCCGCAGTTACCAGAAACATAGAAAAACATTTAGACCAAGCTTTAGATGAGAAAGTTTTAGCTCAGGCTGGAATTACGCAACAAATAAGACAATTTCAATCAAAAGTAAAACAAGTACAAGAAAAAAGCCCAGAACTATATACCGAGCAGAATGCCGCTTTTGCCATGGATCAAGCAGGACTACAAGATTATTATAATGGCGCTGATGCTCAAGGTAATAAAGTAGATAGTTTAAGAGGAAGACTAGAGTACACACCTTATAGCAATCTTTCTGATAAGTACAGGGAAATTTTAGATAAAGATTTAAAGGTTAAAGAGGGAATTACCAGAAAAGTACCCGACCCCAAAAACCCAGGACAATACGTTGAAACCACAGTAAAAGGGCTTGACAGAATAGACATCAGAAATAAAGTTTTATTAGGATTAACACCCCAAGATTTAAAACAGGCAGAAATAGACGCTTGGGCTAAATACGGGGACAACGCAAAAGAGATTTATTCAAATTATGTGCAACCTAAAATTGATGAGTATCAGGCAGAAATAGACGGGTTAAATTTAAACAGGGAGGGTAAAACAGAAGCTGAAAAAGCTATTGCAGACAACAATATTGAAAAAAGACAAAAATCAATTGATGATTTAACTTCTAACAAAAAGAGTCTTTCAGAAATTCACAGATTTTTAGGGAAAGAAGAGTTGGGGGAAAGTCTAGCAGCTATCTATGCACCTGTAAACACCTCTTTAAAATATAGCACTGATGACGGTTATTACAAAGAGTTAGAAATGATTTCTAAAAGAGCACAATCGGCTATAGGATATGACGATGCTAATAAAAATACCCAACCAGACGTACGTTCTCGTAAAATAGAGACAGAACATGAAGATAATTACATTCCTACTCAAAAGGCAGAAACAGAAATAGAGTCTTATAAACAAGGATTAGATACTCTTTTTAATGTTGCTTACAATAGGCTTCCAGAAGAAGAAAAAAATAAATTTGATACAGCTTACAAACAGTTTATAGAAGATGGGGAATTAGAAGATAATGCTTCAAACAAGTCTTCTTTTATGGTACAAAATAGTGGTGGTGGTAAAGGAAATTATTACAACGTTTTGGAAGTAGCAGAAGCTAAAGACCTAAATTGGAGGTACAAGCAAAAACTCGAAATACAAGTAGGTAATTATAATGAGGCTTTAGATGAAAAGGAAGCTGTAAACTTTACAGAAATATTTAGAGTTCTAAAAGACAGAGGTGAAAATGAGAATATTAAAATGCTCGATGAAAAAGGAAATGTGGTTTCCATGACTAAATACCTTTCTAGTGTAGAGAATATAGAGGACTTGACAGCTATTCAGAAGAAAACGCTTTTAAAATCTGTTTATGCTGATATAACTTTGTCTCAGACCAAAGATTTTGATATAAAAGGGGGAGTAAATGCTAAAAACACTTATAATATAAGCAGATCAGCAAAACTTAATGGAGAGTCAGGGAAAAGCCTTCCTATGTTGTTGAACCCAAGAGACATTATATATTCTGCATACTCAGATGAGGAGTTTACGTATGATTTTGAAAAGTTAAAAAAGGATATGCAGTTACCTCCTCAAATAACTAAAAAACAGTTTAAGGAGAGTATACAACCTTTAATGGAAAAAAGTATACAAAGTCTACAAGGCAATGTCCCAGGTGTACTTCAACAGTCATTAAATGTTATGAGTAAGATACCACTCGTAGGGGGCATAATCTCATGGGGAAAGGAAGTGGGGGAAACTGTAAAAACTAACATGGCAAGAGAATTTGGTTTTAGAAACCCAGCTAATAATATAATAATTGGTGGAGAAGGGACTAAAACAAGAAAAGACTTAGAAGATGCTTTACAGAATAAACTATATGATGATAGCTGGGGAACACGAGATGACTCAGTAGAAGATGATACAGACCTTAGAAGAGTTTTAGATGATAGAGATAGTTTTAGAAGTATTTATGAAGCTAAGATGGCAGAAGATGGTGCAAATTTTGCTCAAAATAACGAGGTTATAGTTGAAGCATCCACTGGAAGACAGGGAGAATATGTACCAGCTTTTGAAGAACTAAAAGACCTTGGTGGAGTAAAGTTCGAGTATAACCAGCCAGTTTATGTTAGAGATGAGGGAGACCACTATTTTGCATACCAGACAGATGTAGAGGTAACTAAAAAGGATGATGAAGATAGCATAACCAAAAATAGCACTAGGAGTGCCAGTATCGATAAAACAAATTTTAAACAAAACAGCCCTCTTTTGAAATGGCTTGACCAACAATCAGATCGTCAAAGAGTCACTTCTGACAACACAAAGGAGTTAGTATCAGAATCAGCGGGATTTGCAGATGCAGAGAGTCAAAGAAGCTACATAGTAGGTATGGGGCAATTAACTGGTATTAAGTCAGAAAAGGAATTAGCTAAGTTTACGGCAGAAGGGGCTAAAAACCACTTACTTGATACACATAAAAAGATATTTGATGGTTCTGTAGAAGGTATAAAAGCTGAGGCACTGATTAATAAAATAGTAGACAACGGACACCTTTTTAGAATTAAAATGCAAGCTAATGATAGGGGATTGTATGAAATGGCTATTCAGTATCAGGCTAAAGAAGATGGAAAAGTTAAGTGGGATAATTTAAAAGTAATACCTACAGATACAAATGACATAACAGGTTCAGTGTCTTTAATAGACACAGCACCCCAAATTTTCTTATTAGACTATATGGATAAGCTACTTACAGATATAGAATTTAGAGGTACAAAAAGCGTTAAAGGACAGTTAGAAAAATTAAGCAATATATTCCCTGAATAAATGGAAGAAAAAGAACCTATATTTAGTTATACACCAAAAGCGCAAACAAATCAAGACCAAGTATCCTCTATTGCAGAGGATATTAAGGCTAAATACCCTGCCCCGAACTCTACAAATCAGATTCAGAGTCAGGGCTCTGCCTTTGATACCCCCAGCTCTTTATTTTCTCAACCAAAAAATGACTACAAAGTTTCTTTTAAGGACTACAGTGTAAAAGCGGATGAGATATACACGCAATTATCCGACGGGTCTTATCAGTCAAAGTATAAAAACTATATTCAAGGAACAGATAATAACGAAAGACTTGCACAAAGTCAAACCTCAGGAGAACAGTGGAGTAATGGACTTGTAAAACTTGTAGGTAAAACCAGTACTGCTGTTTTAGGAGGTACTATAGGGAGTGTAGTAGGATTAGGAGAACTAATTTCAACAGGCTCTTTGAGTGCTATGTACAACAATGATTTTAACAAATATCTTGACACTCTAAATGAGAAGATGGATTATAAATTACCTAACTACTACACAGAACAAGAGAGAAATGAAAATTTTGGACAAAGTTTAGACAATACAAATTTCTGGGCAAATGATGTTTTAGGGGGACTGTCTTTTACATTAGGTACAATAGTATCAGAGGGTATATGGGCAGCAGCTACAGGTGGAGCAGGATTAGCAGTTTCAGGAGCAAGAGTAGCAGCAAGAGCAGGATTAGGAGGATTTAAAACCGCAGCACAATTAGCAAGAGCAAATGCCAAAGCAGCCAAACTTGGAAAAGCCTTTTTAAGAGGCGCAGAATACTCAGGAGAAGCTGTTAACAAAGTAGGAAGGGGATTAGAATTATTTAATACTGCAAGGTTCACTTACACCTCAGCAGGTTATGAAGCAGGGGTAGAGGCTAGAACCTTTATGAAAGAAGCGGAAGAAAACTACCGTTATACTTTTGAACAACAAAATGGAAGACCACCATCACCAGAGGAATACGCAGCTTTTAATGTAGATATGGTGAACACAGCAAATACCGTTTTTACAATAAATACTGCACTTGTAGGCTCGTCTAATTTAGCGGTATTTGGTAGAATGTATGGATTAAGAAACCCTTTTAAATCTACAACAAGTGGAGTCAATAAAAGTCTTTTTGGCTTAGGAACAAAACAGGGTATGGCTGAAGGTAGAAAAGTACTTGAAGTCTTAAAACCAACCAAATTACAAAAATTTGCAGGAAAAACCTATGGAATTCTAAAAGCTCCAGCAGTAGAAGGAGTATGGGAAGAAGGGATGCAAGCTGTTACCTCTAATGGGGCTCAGGCTTGGCTTAATTCTACTTATGATGCCAATGCAACTAAAGAGAATATAAGTCTTTCTGAGGCAGCTTATGAAGGACTGTCCCATACTTATGGAACCAAAGAAGGTTGGAAGGAAGTAGGAATAGGAATGATTATAGGTTTAGTTGGCGGGGGGATTGCCACAGGGGGAAAATTTAATGAAGTAAGTAAATCCCGTAAAGACTTAGCAACTAAGGTAGGGGAAATAAACACTTTTTCAGCCGAAAACACTTTAGAAAATTTTAAAATACAAAATCAGGTATCCCAAGCAGTTAAGGACATTGAGAAAGCCGAAGCAAGTAATGATCTTTTAGGAAAAGACTTAGCTACCAGAAGATTACTGTACACCAATGCCAGAGCAAATGCAAGGTTTGGTAGAGATGAAGCATCAGAAGATTTTAAAGCTTCACTTCAAGGTTTAGATAATGATTACTTTGCCAGTATTGGTATTGATGTATCTACTGAGGAAGGTGCAAAAGAAGCTCAGGATTTAAAAGACAGTTTATATACTCAATATAAAGACGTACAAAAACAGTATAAAACAAATAGAACTACAGCCGAGTACTTAGTAGGTAGAAGCCAGTTAGAAGGTGTTGATAATACAGAGGAATTGATAGAATCAGTTGCTTACAATATCACCATGGGAGAACAGTCTGATAAGTTTGCAAGCCAAGCTTTTGAGGCTATCGAGGAAAATATGACCGATGAGCTTGGGGTGAAGATTGTAGGCGGGATAAAAATAAGAACAACTTTAGATAAAGCTCACAAAAATACCAGAGAACGTTTTTACTACCACAGAAATAAACTCAAAGCTGCCACAGAAGAATTATCAAAAGCAGAACTGGAATTAAGAGATGCCCAAGCTGCACTTGCGGCTGCACCGAGAGAAAATAATATAACTGTTACCAAAAGACTAGCTAAAGCTCAGGAAAACTTACTTAAGATAACTGAGAGAAAGACCAGCGAAGAGAACTTGATGAATCAGACCTATGCAATGGCACAGGCTGAGAATCCATATTCAGGCACAGCAAATGTTTTGGAAAGTGATTTAGAAGCAGCAGACACAAATCTAAATGAAGGGGAAAAATATCTTGACAATTTAAAAGAGACCAACCCACAAAAGTTTAGAACACTTGAAAAGCTGTTTAAGGAATATCATAAAGCTAACTATGCTTTCAGACAGTTTAATGAAACTGTTCAAGGTTTGACAAATGATAATTTAAAAATGCAAGAAGCTTCAAACGCTTTAAGCAAAAAAATATTTGGTCAGAAAACACCTAATGAGTTTACAAAAGAGTTTTTCATTAAAAACCTAGAAGCATACAGAGGTGATTTTGCAGAAACCCAAGGGGAATTTTTAGGAAATCAATTTAAAAATCAGACAGACAAGAAAAACAATATTGAGGATAAACTCTTTAAAGATGAAAAGCTATCCCCAGAAGAGCAAGAGGTTTATAACAGTTTCAAAGAAGAAATAGATACCAATGTAAAATCCAAACAACTTGCAGAGAGAATTTTGGATGAAGGACAGGATTTCTTAACAGGAGATGATCTAACTTTCTTTAATGAAAATAAAGATAAGATAAACCAGATTATAAGTGAAAAGGAAAAAGGAGACAGGGTAAAATCAAAATCTACAGAAGAGGAAAAGAAAAATAGTCTTGAAGATAGAATTGAAAATGCAATAAAGAATAACTCTGTAGTTTTAAATTATGTGGGTGATAGTATAGATGATGTTATGTCCAAGAAACCTACAACTAAAGAGAGAGACGAGTTTGAAAGCCTTTATAACAATGAGAGTAGAACTGATGAAGAAGAAAGCAGATACCAAGAACTTTTAGAAAAATTAACTAATTGGAGAGTAGTAGATGGTTCTATTGATCCTAATGGTTATTCCCTTGCAGATTTAATAAGAGCAAAAGAGCAACAGGACGCTAAACCTACAACAGACAATGTCAAGCAGGAACTTACACATCAGGAAACTATAGAGATAGGAACTGTAAGTGAGAAAGATGCCTCTGCAACAAGGTCAAATGTTAATTTTATACAGACTTATGAAAATGTTAAGGTAAAAGTTTCGTCAAGTAAAAAAGATTTTGTATTTTCACATCTGAATATAGAAAGCATCCTTAATTTATTTCCAGTTGATTTAATTAAAGTGCAACTTGCGGGAGATAAGGGAAAGAAAGATTTTACACCTAAGCTACTGGCAGACAATAGAAAAGAGCCAGGAACCAAGTTTGAAATTACTTTAGGAGATCAGAAAATTGTACTACTTATAGAAGAGCGTGGTAGAATTTCTATTCCAATTGAAGAGTTTAGATTAATTGAGGATAAATTAGGATTTAAACTAATTAACCCTAAGTTAACAAAAACATCTTATTTTGATGTTTATAACAAGATTGCTGATATTTTCAGACCAAAGGGCTCTGATTTTAAAGTAGAAACAAGTGAAGGGGGAGAAGTAATTCTTCTGGAAGTACAGGAAATAGAAAATTTAGAAGCTGGAGATAAAGTTGGATTTAGAGTTAACCCAAACAGTGTATTTAACACAGCATTAAAAGAAGAATATAATAACGCTAAGACAAAAGAAGCTAAAAAAGAGGTCAAAGATAAAATCATTAAGTCTTTAGAGATATACACGCAGACCGAAGATGGAAAAGTTATTGGGGTAACAAAAATCACAAATAAAAAAACCAATAAAAAAGATAAGGCACAGGATAACCATTTAGCATTAAGACAGTTTGCAGCACAACAGTTTATAAAGAATATAAAATCAAACAGCTCTTTCATTTTAAAGTCAGTTGTACCTGTTCAAATGGTTCTTTTGGGATCACCTGACTTAGTATTAGAGGAAACAGAAGACGGCTTAGTTCCAAAGAACATAAGTATTACAGATGCAGCTTTAGAGCAAATAGTAGATTTTGGTTTTATTGAAAATGGGAAGATAGTTACTAATGAAAAGGCAGAGGATTCAGATATAGTCAAGGATTTTATAAAAAGTGTAGGTAAAAATGAGCGAGTACCTTTTATAGTATTTAAACATGGGAATAAGAAAGTAGCTTATCCTGTAAGTTTGGTAACTACGGCTAACCCCGCTTCAAATGCGATTGTAGATATTAATAATACCGAGACTTTAACCGCAGGGGAAAAGATAGTGAAAATTAATGATATCCTTTTAGAGAACGGTATTTCTCCTCAGGAGTATGATTTAATGAACACAGATGCAGAGATTATAGATAAAAAGATAGATGAGATAATTGAAAGGTTGGTTAGCAAAGAGATCAAACCAGATTTAAACAACTGGTTAGAGAGCAATAAATCTATTTTAAAGACCGAAGCAATTATAAGTATTGATTTAGAAAACAGACCTTTAAAATCACCTAAAGTAATGTTGGATTTTGCTGCTGCTGAATTAAGTGAAGAGATAGAGCAAGTTGCAAATGAAGCTGCAACTATTGAGACAGAAGTAGAGGAAAGTTTATTTACCCCAGTGGAGATAGATTTTGGTCAGGCAGAAGAAGTAATTTTAGGGGCAGGATTTCCTAAGGTTACTGAAGAACAGTTATCAAAAATGTCAAAAGAGCAGATAGGAGTAAAAATAGGGGAGCTTCAAAAAGAGAGGGATAAAAAACTTATTGAGTTAAGGGACAAAGATGCCAAAAGAGCTTTATCTGAACTAAAGGCTAAGTTCCCAAAACAGTTTGAGAATTTGACCAATGAAGTACAAGTTATAGATGTAGTAGACAGATTACAATTATTTGCAAATCAAAATAATGATGATGTACTTTATAACCAGACAGTAAATGCTATTAAGGGAGATACCAAAACAGAAGTAAATTCTATAATTGATGGATTTGATTTCTTGATAAGTAAAGTACAGAACTACAGAGTAAAAACAATAAAGTCAGCAGTAACAGAATTAGAAAACCAAGATTGTTAATAAATGGGAATAGCTTGTAAGATTAATAGAGATAGTAAAGGAACACCAATTAGTGTCACCACAGAAAAAGGTGCAGACTCAATACTTTTTAAAGAAGCCTTAAAATTGGTGAAAGACCCGTTTAAAGCCTTGAACTTATACACAGTGAGCCATCTTCCCGTCTTTAAGGAAAAGGTATCAAACCCACTTGTACAAAAACACAAAAGGGAAACTTTAGATGCACTAAACAGACTTACCTCAAATAAGGAAATTACTATTGTTTCTGAGGGTAATGAGTACACTATCAATACAGCAAATATAAAAACTGCCCCAGCAAGAATAGAAGGTTCAGAGACAGAAACCATCATGAACTATTCCCACGATCTTCCTAATGGGGAGAGTGTAGATATGGGATTTATACAGTTAAAAGAGTCCCCAGAAGGATATCAGGTAATTTTCTCAAATCTCAATGAATCTTTAAGTGCTTACAATAATGGGCAATTAGAGACGTTACAGGGGAAAGGAATTGGCACTGAAATGTATAAGCAATTAGGAATTGAGTTGATTGGAGCAGGAGAAACTTTGTATTCTGACTTTAGTTACACACCACAGGCAGAAGGAGTTTGGAAGAAAATGGAAAAAGCTGGGCTTGCCAGTCAGACTACCATAGTTGATAATAATGGGAAGGCAAAGACTGTGTATCAGATTACACCCAACCCATCTCAATTTGATAAAAATGGGGAGCCAAAATTATCTGAAATAACAAAATATATTGGGGAGCAAAGTAGGGCTGATAAAAAACTTACTTTCAAACAAACCCAAGATATAAAAAACGCTTTAAGAGACAATCCTAATTTAAAACAGGATATTGTAAATGCGTATATTACTGATGGACTGTTTTATATCAACAGACAGAAACTGTTAGAATCAGGTCTATACAGTCTCCCAGAGGTTAACGAGATTATTTCCAACGCAGAGCTCCAGAATGAGATTAAAGCCTCTGTAAAAGCTTATTTGAACCATTCAACAGACATTGCAGCGCAAGTAGATAACAGTCCTTCATTGCCCGTAGTTTCTAAAAGCTTAATTACCCCTATTATAAACAGGTTAAAGAAAACTGGACTAGCTTTAAATACCTTTGTACTTTCAAATGAGGGGATTAAAAACAAACTAAAATCCATTGGAGTAAATGAGAATGTTTTAAACCAAATCATAGGTAAAAAAGGCGCACAGAATTTAGACAACGTAGAAGAGGTAACTTTTAGACTTGACAACTTAAGTATTGCAAGGGAGATGGAGTTTGAAAATAAAACCCCCAAGGAAATTAAACTTTTAACAAACTGGGAAAGAGGTGCAGACAAATTATGGAAATATGAGATAGATGATTCAAAGTTTTCAACAAAAGATATAACTGTAAATTTATCTACCAGTAATAAAGAGTTTGAAGGAAAGTCGCAAGAGTTAAAACTTTCTGATATTTTAGACGCAAAAGAATTATACAAAGCCTATCCTCAAATGAAGGATACCAGAGTAGTCTTGTATTCAACAAAAGGGATTTTTAACCAAAACTCACAATTTCATAGTAATAAGAATTTTTACATAAACATAGACCAATATGGAGGAGAAACTAACTTTAGAAAACATTACATATCAGAGGGCGGACAGAGCGGACTGCTACACGAAATACAGCACTATATTCAACAAACTGAAGGATTTGCAAGAGGAGGCTCGCCAGAAGGACTCAAGCGGAGAATTAGCAAACTCTTTACTTCTATTCGGGTGCCAAATAAAGAGGGAGTTAGTATCGAAGATAATTACATTAGAAGGGCGGTTAGAACTGTTGCAGATATTAATGAAGAAACCTTAGAAGACTTTGCAAAAAAAGAAAAGCGAGAATTAGTTGCAGCAGCTTTAGGAAGGTTAATTTATTCAAAACTTGCAGGAGAGGTAGAGGCTATAAATGTACAGAAAAGAGCCAACTTAACTCAGGAAGAAAGAAAACAGTTATTAGAAGATACAGAAGAAGTTTCAAGAGAAGACCAAATCTTTTTAACCAATCCTGATATTGAAGCTCAAATTGTAGGAGAAAAAGGAGCACAGAATTTAGATAATTCAGAAGAAGTAACTTTTAGATTAGAAAGTCTTTCCATAGCAAGAGAAATGGAAGATACTAAAACTCCTAAAGAAATAAGAATAGCTACAAACTGGGAACGTGGCGCAGATAATAAATGGAGATACGAGGTACAAGATATAGAACTCTCAGTAGACGAAGTTGAGGTTGGAAAAGAATACAAATACACAGACCTTGTAAAAAACAACGAGCTTACAAAAGCATACCCAGAGTTAAAAAATATAAAAGTAATTTTTAAAGAAGATGGAAAAAACAGTTTTAGACCAGATACAGGGTACATTGAATTCGATACCAAAAATGCACCTGAGTACGTTGATAAATCAGCAACGGGGGGATTACAGGCTACCAATAGTGGTAGACAAGGAGAAGTGGAGAAATATATGTATAGACTACGCCCCGTGGATAGAAAAAATTTGCTCCACGAATCAGCTCACTTTGTCCAATGGCAAGAAAATTTCTATAGAGGAGGCTCTCCATATCTTATTAGAGAAGAGGCCGAAAGAATATCAGGAATTACTGGAGAGGATCAGCTTGGAGTTCAGGTTAGTAAAACACTCAAAGCTTTAGGAAAAGAAAATCTTACTCCAAGTGAGGATAAAATGTTAAGGGCTTATTTAAAGGCAATAGATGGTGAAGCAGATGCAGTATCGGTAGCATATAAAAATATTTCAGGGGAAGTAGAAGCAAGAAATATAGAGATGAGGGCTAATACACCTTTTGAGGAAAGAAGGGACTCACTTTTGCAGGAAACAGAAGATGTAAGAAGGGAAGACCAAATATTTCTAAGACAAGACAATGTCCAATTTCAAGTAGTAGGAGAAAAAGGGGCTCAAACTTTAGATAAAGCTGAGGAGGTTAATTTTAGAATAAACAGCCTCAATATTGCTAAGAAAATAGAGACTTCTGGGAAAAACCCAAAAGAAATTAAAATAATAACAAACTGGGAAAGAGGCTCTGACAACAAATGGAGATATGAGGTTCCCGATGTAGAATTTTCTATAGATGAAGTTGAATTAGGTAAAGAATACAAATATACGGATATTGTAAAAGCAAATAAATTTACAAAAGCTTATCCAGAACTTAATAATATAAAAGTAATATTTAATGACCGAGGAAGAAATCAGTTTAGAGTACATAGAAATAGTATTGAATTGTCTACCAGGATTTTTTCTTTTTCCGCTTATTTATGGGAACAAGGAACCGCACCTGTGGGAGGAAGAGAAGGATATATGCATAGACTATCAGCCGATAGTTTACGAAATCTTATCCACGAATCAGCTCACTTTGTTCAGGGACGAGAAGGTTTCAGTGGAGGAGGCTCTACAGTTGCTATTGAAGAAGAGGCCAGAAGATTATCAGAAACTGAAGGAGAAAGTTCAAAAGAGGTACAACTAGAAAAAGTAAATAAAAGCCTTTTAAGAACCGATATTACTCAGAGTGATAGGAATGTATTAGAAGCATATAAACTATCTTTACAAAGAGACTACGTAGGTTTTTCAAACAGAGGGTATAGAAGTATTGCAGGAGAAGTAGAAGCACGTAATATGGAGAAGCGTTCCTCTATGTCTATGGAAGACAGAAGAAGCTCTTTATTAGAAGATACCGCAGATGTTTCCCCACAAGACCAAATATTTTTAAAACAAAATGGTACACAATTAAAGCAGGAGTTAGGGGGAATAGGGCTCTTAACAATACCCAATGGATTTGTTTTTCAAAATGAAGTCTATTTGAATAAGGATAAAATGTCATTGAGTACGCCAATTCACGAATTTAGTCATATCTTTTTGAACAATTTAAAAGAGACCAACCCTGAAATTTATCAAAAAGGACTGGCATTAATAGAAAAAGACGGGCAACAGTATATCGATTTTGTCAAGAAAAATCAACCTAATTTAAAAGGGGCTGCATTGTATGACGAGGCTTTGGCTCAAGCCATTGGAGATAGGGGTGCGAGAATAATAAATAAGTCTAAAAAGAACTCCTTTACAAAGTGGTTAGCTGACTTATGGGAAGTTATTAAAAACAGTTTAGGCTTATCCGAGTACACAGCAGACCAAGTTCAAAATATGAATTTAGGGGAATTTGCAGATGCAGTAGCAATAGACCTCTTAAAAGGAAAAAACATAGGTAAGTTTATACAGCCTGAGAAAGACACAAGTAAGGTAAATTCTCTTGGTCTATATGAGAGCACTAACCCATTTTTACAAGAAAAGGAAGTCGTACAATTACTGGGGGGAATTAAAGACAGGTCTTTGTTTGAAGAGAAACTGGAAGACAGTGAACTTGAAAACTTAAAATCCAATTACTTTGAAGACCCGACTTTCGCAAACGAATTTTTTGAGGAAATGTCAGTTTTAAATAGAATTAGAGAGTTTAAAATAACTGATGGGAAATTAAGTAGAAAAAACAATTCTGAGACAAAAGCCTTACTGGAAGAAACTCTTATAGTTGGAGTAGAAAACGGTTTAAATGAGAGCATTACATATTTAGAGACCTTACCAGAAGATATATGGCAGAATAACTCTGAGGATATTGTTACTTTATTAGAAGATATTAGAGAAAAAGCAGTTGGTATTGGACTGAATTTGAACGGATTAGAAGATTCTTATATAAATAAAACCAAGAATGAAGTAATAAGTTTGTTAAATTCAGTTAAAAATGTTAACTTGCAGCCAAATAATTTAAGGCTGGAAGAACTTACGTCTTTGTATGATGAATTTTTCCAATCAGATAAATCGGGAGCAAATCAAATTGAGCTTCTACCTAAAGAACACAGGGAGAAGAGTTTAATATACTTAAAATCGGACTTATCAGAGTATGAACTTTTTAACAGTCATAGCTTATTAAGAGTAAGAGATAATGTGTATCAAAAAGTAGATAAGGATGGAACGTCTTTAGAAGTCTTAACACAAGCTCTACCAAATATAGACAATGCAGCAAAGTTTATAGAGAATGGAGTTACTAATTTAGAAACCCCTAACTTTAGTGTAGATAATGAAGTTTTACAGAAAATGTTTGCCTTTAAAATTTACTTTAACTTGGAGATTAATAACCAACAAAGTATAAGTGAAGATATTCAATTAAAAGAGTACAGTAATTTTACTGGAAACTTGGGGTATTTACAAAAGGATTTTGTGGCTGATTTTAATAAAAATTCTGTTAAGGAACTGCAAAAAGAAAGCGAAGCTTATACTAATTTTTATACTCATTTTAAAATTACCAATAAAGGAATAGAATTAAATAACACTGATCCTATTTCTATGGAACAAATAAAAGATTATTTAAATAGTAACGAGATTAATGAAAAGACTAAGGAGAATTTATTACAGTATAGTATAGTTTCAAAAAGTCTTGATTTAAGCAGTTTATTAGAAACTAACTCTATTGTAAAGACGGAAGAGTTTTACAGGGATTTTTACACTAATAACCCTATACAAGCTCCAAAGGCCGTAGGGCAATATAGTGTTATAAATGAGAGTACAATTGCTGCAAAAGGCAATCCTAAATTCATTAGAACACCAAAAGGAGTGTTTGAAGCTGTAACAGAAGTAGGAGGACAGAGTATTTATAAAAAACTACCTGAGACCAACACTGATTTTAACCAGTTGGATGTAGAGCAACCAGAATTAAATTTAGACTTAAGTAAGTTTAATCATTTACAAACAGCTCCAAGTAAAGTAGTAAAAGCTAAAAACTACTACAGTAATAAAGAATTAGCAGAAATAGACAACCAATTTTTTAATTGTGGATAAAGAAAAAGTATTAGAAGAATTTAGTAAAAAACTTATAGGAGACCAACAAGAGTTAGACCCTGACTTTAATGAAGTTTTAAATAAAATGTTCTGGGAGTTAATAGATAATGAACCAACAAAACCAAGATTTTAGATGAGTAAGTGTCAAGTAAAATATAATTCATTAGGTTCAATAGACTCTGTTTTAAACGAACAGGGGGAACCTTCTCAACTCTATGCAGATATAGCAAAGCATCCTTTTGTAGAAAGCAAGGAAAAAGCTTTGAATATCTATAAAAATATCTATACACAGAAAGTTGACGAAAACAGCTCTTTTATGCATAAAACCAAATATGGTTTCACTGATTCTTTAAAAGAGGCTTTGGATGAGTCTAACGAAGGAGATGTTATTGAAGTTGGGTTTTCAGGAAAAGACTTTGTTAAAATTATGTCAATTAATGTTAATACAGACCCAAACACAGTAGAAGGTTTTGTTAATTTACAAATAAAGAACGGGTTGTTATCTGAGGACAAAATTATTGATCCAGAGGGAACATTCTTTAAAGCTAAAGGGGAGTCTTCTCAGGCCAAAGCTATAAATACTGCTTTATTAGAGGAACAGTTAAAGCTTCACGTAGGTATTGGTGGTTACAAAAGACACAAAGGAAATAAATATACCATTGACTCCATAAAACCCAAATACAATTATAGCCAAGGAACAATAGATGCTATTCTTTCAGAGGAACTTGCCAAGAGCTCTATGATGAGAACTTTTGGGAAAGACAAAATTGACGAGTCAGAGGGTTTAAATGAAGATGAACTTAAAATAAGACTACTAAATTTACTTAATTCTTTGGGTATAAAAGTTACTTCAATATCTGAATACATATCTAAATATAATGCAAAAAATGGGGTAGACCCATCAGCAAATGCACTTGCAGATATAGCAGGAAAAGTAATAGCTTTTCAAAATGGTGAAATAGGGGTGGAGGACTTGACAGAAGAGGTATCTCACTTTATTGTAGAAGGATTTCCACAAGACCAAATTGAAAACTTACTTAGGAACATTCACAAAACAGATGAGTGGGTACAGTATTCTAAGAATTACCGAGAAGTATATGCAAAAGAGTACAATGGAGAGAATCTTGAACAAGCCGTAAGAAGGGAAGTACTTGGAAAAGTATTGGCAAACTCCTTACAAGCTAATTTTCAAACTGAAAAAGCTTTTGGAACTCAATTAAGTGTAATTGAAAAACTAAGGGATTTATTTAACACTCTTATGAAAAGGGTACAAGAGTTTCTAACACCACAACATTCTATAGATATAGCTACCTTTACAAAACAGGTAAAAGATTTATTGATGAAAGATGAGCTTAGTAACTACATCTCTCAGGATAATTTTGCTGCCAATAAATTTAGATTTTATAGCACCAATTCAACAGACAGTAATCCTATCAACCAAATAAGGAGTAGGGCTATTGCAGCTATTGAAGTTTTAAAAAGACAGATTGCCGATTTGTCAAAGACAAGTCAAGCATCAGGAGTAAGTAGACAACAGTTAAGACAGGCTCTTGATGATTTGGATAAAGAGTCAACCACACAATCTATAACTACTCTATTGGAAGTTACCAGAAAACAGATTGATTATATTCAAAACGCTTTAAAAAGCAACAGTAAAGATGAATTTGTATTAAGCCAGGAAGAAGTAGCTGTTTATGAGTCTTTAAAAAATGATTTAAACCCTATATTATCAGAGCTAAGAGAAAGAGTAAGAAGTAAACCAGCTACTACGGACAGAGCAGAGTGGAAAGCCATAGAAGATAGGCTTACCAGTGCTCTTGATAGTATAAATAAGATTGAGGGTATAGAGAAGTCAAATACTTCTGAGGTCTTGGATAAACTGGTTGATAAAGTTATTGAAAGACATAATCTTGATCCTGTAAAATATAAAGACTACATTAAAACTTGGTTTGAAACAGCTAAGTCTGATACCTCTTATTTTCACGCCACTTTCGGTCAAATGATTCATGCACAAGACCCTTTATTATCTCTTGCGGGAGTAGTAATTCAGGATACTATGAATGAGGCACGTATTAAGTATTTAAAATATACCAAAGAGTTTCAAAAGGAGCTTAAGGATTTAAATATCAAGGAAAAAGACTTAGACCAGTTTTTTGATAATGGATTTTTAACAGATGCTGTAGACCACCACAAATTTCAAGAAGATATTCTTACTATAAGAATGAAAGCTTTAAAGGAAGTAACTAAAACTGACCTCACCATAGAGGAGTTAATTAGAAGAAGTAAATCTCCTTCCCGTGAAGCAAAAGATTCATTACCTGAAGTAAGCCCCTCACAGGAAGCAGAATTGAATAAAACTGTTAGTGAAGAGCAAAATAAAATAACCGAGAGGGTTATGCTAGATAAGTACTATACTGAGAAAGAGAAAAAGTACAAAACAGCAGGCGTTAGCCCAATTACAATAAGTACTTTAAGGGCAATTAGCCAAACTCGTGGAAGTATTTTACAGAATGCCAGAAGATCAGACGGTATTGTAGATAGGACTCTTTTATCAGATAGTGATAATAAAAGGCTGGATGAACTTGGAAGGGATAGAAAGCTACAAAAAAATCCCTATGACACCTCAGGAAAACTAAAGAAAGGTCTTATACCTAACCCAGATGCCAGTGAAGATTACGCTCCTGCTTTTATCTTAGACCCTAAAGAGAAACAACCTTCAAATGAAGCAGTAATATCAGCAGACTTGCAAAATTTGGACTCTACTTATATGAAAGAGGAGGCAGCAAAAGCAGAAAAAGAGGGGAGAAAAATAAAGTCTATACCACAAACTTTTTTCAATGATTTAGAAGCAGCACAAGCTGAGAGTCATGAGGCAGCATTAAACTTTTTAAGACTTAATGCAAATATGTCTTTTACTCCTGAATTTTGGGACTCTTTTGGAGAAAATATGTCTGTAAATGACAGGTTAGAGGAAGTTATACAAGAAGGTGATCCAGAAATTAGTAGGGAAGCATCTAAGGTACAGTCTAGTATTAAAGACCTCTCTAGTAGGAGAAAAAACTTAATAAAAGTATACCAAAATCCAAATAACCCCTCTGAGATAGACGTGGAGTATATGGATAAAGGTGTCAGGGAAGAAGTTAAGAATCTTACAGAAGACCTTAGTACTGAGTATCAAAAAGCATTTAGACTCCTTGAGGATATAGATAATGAATCTGAGGCAGTATCAGAAAGTACTGTAAATGAAGCTTACAAAAATGCATTAAAGGATAGAAATATTGAAGATGCAGCAGAGGAAGCCGATTTTATAAAAGAACATGTAACTAAATCTGACCTTTTAAGAATCAGTCAATTAGAGGCATTTTTAAAAGACTATAAAAAAGGGTTAAAAGATAATGTGCCTTTGGTTTTAAAAAACTATGTAGAGGCTAATGTAGAACTAAGTGATTTTGATACTAACATAGAAATTAGAAACTACGCAAAAACCAAACTTTTACCTTATTATAAAAGGCTTGCCCCAATAGGACACCAGTCACTTATGAGTGAGTTAAATTCTGGGTCAAAGTCTGTTGTTGATTTTGTAAGAGAAGTAGAAAATAATGAGCATCAAATACAGGTTAACCCAAACTACTCTTACTTCCAACAGGGAGAAGATATGGTAAATCCTTTATATAAAACAGATTATGAAGGGGGTTATTTACAACCTAAATTCAATACTTATAAAAACAGTAAGTTTGAAGATATGTTTGCTCCTGAGAAAAAGGTTGATGGATCATTCACAACGTATAAAGACGAAAAAGGAAATGATGTATATAGACCAACAAAAAATAAGAATTTATACAAAGGTTATGAAGTTTTAAAGCAATTTCAGAGGGCAAACTTGGAACAAATTGGAGAGTTAGGCTCACATAGTCTTTACAAACTCCCACAGATATCTAAAACCCGTTTAGAGAAGATTACCTCCTTTGCGGAAAACGCTTCCTCTGAGAGGCTTGGAGAGGCTTGGAAAGACTTCTCAATGTACAGGGTTGATGAGATGGAAAGGGGTGCGGAATTTGATGGGCAAACACTTTCTAATTCCAAAATTATACCTAAGTATTTTTTAAGAGATTTGGAAAGTGCAGATGATGTGTCTTCACAACTTTTTTCAACGTATGCTGCTTTTGCACAACAGGCTTACTTGCACAGAGCCCGTAGAAACAATATTGGGGATATGTTTGCTTTAAGAGAAAAAATACTTAATAGAAAAATGAATAGTGGAACTCCTGCTGAGGGATCGAGAACCTATAAAATGTTTGAGAGTTATATGGATGCTAATTACTTCGGTATTACAGAGCAATCAAAACTGTCTATAAATGTCTTAGGAAGAGAGGTAGATTTAACCAAGTTAGCAAGAAGGTTCCTTAATTTTATTAAGTTTAAAAACTTAGGTTTCTCAGCTATTGTACCAGCAACTTCATGGCTTACCGCAGAGGTAAATACCAAGATAGAGCAGTGGGTACAGGAGCATACAAATGTTCGTAGTGGAGATATGGCTTTTAAAGAGTTCAAAAAACTTGCGCCAGATGCAGCTAAAGAGTTTCTTAATTTAAACAGTGAAGCAAAATTAAGTGTTCTTGGAGAGTTCATGGGAATATTTGATTTAGAAAACAGGTACAAAAACTCATCTTATAACAAGACTGTTAGAGGAGGTTGGAAACTGGGTATGGGAGTTCACCAAATGGCTAACTTTCCTATTATACCAAGACTTATGTTATCTGTACTTTATGACAACAGGGTAGTAGATGGAAACATAGTTAATTTTAATGACTATGTAAGACAGCAGAAAAAAGACAACCCCGAAATTACTACAAAAGAAATAGAATCTGAATGGAGTAAATTTGAAGATAAAAATATCTATGATTACTTAACTATAAGTAAAACAGGAGTGGAGTGGCAGAAGGATAGGATATCAAAGGACTTAGGTAAAGAGGGAGAAGAGTTAGACAAATTCCTTGAAAACAAGTTAAATGGAATCCAGTCGAGGGTTGAAGAAGTGAGTTCAAATATTGATGGTAGTATATCACAGTACAGACAAGTTGCCGCTTCAAGACACTACCTTCTAAACTACTTTATGACACATAGAAACTGGTTAACTATTGCTACCTCAAGGAGATTCAAATTAGGACAGACTAATTTACAAACTGGGGAGCAAGAAGTAGGAAGCTGGGTAAGCACTTATAACTTTATAGGGGATTATTTAAAAGAACTTTCCCCGAAAAAGAATAAGGAATATAGAGAGAGTCTAAAAACACAATGGGCAAATTCAGATGAAACTCAAAGAAGGAATTTAAAAAGAGTTGGAATAGATATCGCTGTATTAAATATTATGGTTCTAATAGGGTTTATTATTGCAAATTACGCAGATGATGATGATAATGAAGACCTATGGGCGTTACAAATGGGGAATTATCTATATCACAGGACTTTAAATGAAACTGCATCATCTTCACTAGCCTTACCCTTACAGTATATGGAAACAATAGAAAGCCCTTTTGTAGGATTAAATGTAGTACAAGAACTTGGAAACCTTTACAAAGTATTTAACTTTGAGGATGTAAAAGCTGGAAAGTACAGAGGAATGACAGTAGGGCAAAGACAGTTAGTTAAGACTGTCCCAGGAGTAAAACAAATGAGAGAAATATATAACCCAAAAGAAGCTTCTGATACTTACAGATATTATAACAGGAGTAATTTTAACGCAATACCAGCAACTCATTTTATAACAGAAGACTAATCCAGAGGGAATACGAATAAAGGCTCGTAGTAGTTTTGTGTATTCAGGAGCCTTGCCCCATTAGGGAAAACCCAAGCGTGAAAGCGTTGTAAGCTGTTAAACACAAGCCCTCTTTTTAAATTAAATTATGAAAAAAATTATCACATTAATTTTAGTTTTATTTGCAACATCCGTTTTTTCGCAAAAGAAAATGGTAAAGATTGAAGGTTTTCAAGGAAACCAAATAGAGGTATCAGATAGTCTTTCGGAGAGGGTTATTCACAAGTTTGTATTTTACATGGAAAGAAACCCCATTAATTATGAAAAGGCTTTGCGTAAAATAAAGGCTATAGAAGTAATTAAAGCTGATAGATACTTTGTTTCAGACTTAAAAGGAGGTGTAATCTATTTGAATAGCCGTCTTAATGACTTTCCGTATACAAAAGAAGTAGTTATCTTACATCATTTGGCAGTCAATAACGGGATGAAAACAAAGAATAAGACACAAGCGTATGTAGGACATACCGCTTTTAATATTACAGACAGAAATGAAGAACTATTTAAAAAGCAGTTAAAAAGAAATAGACCTTACGAAACCATTGTAAAAAAACTAATTGAAAATTCACCACTAAGATCAAAATTATGAAAAAGATTAAAGAGTTATTTAACAAAATAGTAGAAGCTTTAGCAACACCGTTTTACGGTTTAATATCAGCCTCGTGGTTCCCACAATTACCAAATAATAAGGTAATCAAATTAGAAATATTTTATGCTTGGATGAGTATAGGGGGATTCTTTGCAGCTTATGGAGTAGCTAGAGATCATGTAAACAATGTAGACTTTAGCACTCAATCAACTGTATTTGCTTCTATATTTATCTTAGGATGGATATTAAGGGTAGGAACAGTTTTTGGGTATAACGCTAGTAAAGCAGTACAGGAGAAGTTTTGGAGGACGCAATTGATGAGGTTTTTAGACCCAAAACACCAACTTCAATTTGACAACTATCCTAATTCAAGCGAGCTTTTAAAAGAGTACAAAGAAAGATGGATTGATAAATATGGAGTAACAGTAGAGTGGACAAGAGCAAATGCACCTTACTGGCAGAAAGTTCAGATAGCTCTACTTATTGGATGTGTTGCATTAGGAATTACATTAGGAAACTTATTTTGAAAGGTGTAAAAAGATTTTGGCTGTTCTACTGGACTTTAATGTTTCGGTGGAACAGCCTTTCTTTGTTTTATATACTTTCATTAGTATTAATCCCCTTTACAATAATATTTAACTGGCATTGGTTAATGTATATCTACCATTTAACAGTTCCTTTTAATATTTTACTTAAGTATAAGTTTAAAGTTAAAAACCTATGGTTATTTAATGACACTGTAGATGGAGACTTTGGTTCTGAAGAGTGGCTAAAGGAAAAAGGCTATAAGAAAGGCATCTGGAGTGCAATATTATGGTGGCTAAGAAATATTTCTTGGAACTTCATTAGAGGATTTATACCAGAATGGAAAAACGGGGAAGTAGACAAGGATTTAGAGGGAAATGATATCTTTGCCGTAATAAAAAATACTCTTACAAGAACAACTGATTATGGTAGGTGGACAAGAGCAAGTGGAAAGGATAACATCTTTGGAACAAACTACATAGCCTTTCAAATAAATGGTAAGAGATACTGCCAATACAGTTATGCAAACAAATATATAACATTGCAATTAGGGGCAGCAACGGAATACAGATTTAGATTTAAATTACACCCTTTTAAAAATTAAATAAAGGCTGAACCTATAACTTTGTTAAATCAAATAACAAGTAGTATTTTTGCACCCAAACAAACAATATACAATGACTTACAAAATTTATACATCTAGTAACTACTTTATAATAGAGACTATATCAGGAGATATTTACACAGCACTTAGTAAAGATGTTTTTGTAGAGGCTCATATACTACGTTCAGGGGCAGCATACTCTTTCCACACAATAGAAGGTTTTAGCCAAACTCCTGTGCTTCTTTCTAACTTACAAGATGAAGCTGGAACACCCTATACAGTAAATACCTTTAATAATTTCTATGAGACTAATACTGGGGAGGCACTATCAGATGTTAACTTCACCACCGCCAAGGATGCGAAGCTGACAGGGATTGAAATTGGTGCGACAGCAGATTTAACTGATGCGGAAATAAAAACCCAACTCTTAGCCAATACAGATACCTTTACCGTTACTCAGGCGCAACTAGATAAGATAGCAGAAAATTTAATTGATGAAGTTTCAACTCTATCAGCTTATGGTAGTGATTTAGCAGCAGCAACAGGGGGTATTTTAATTGGACAAGCGTATGTAAATAATACAACAGGCATAATTCATAGAAGATTAGCTTAGTAATAGAAGCAAAATTATATCAAAACGAATCTTAAAATAATTAAATCAAAACTATGGCTACATAGATTAGGGGGAGTTTGATATGATTATTACAATATTACCCACATTAAATAAATAGAGATTATGAAGAAAAGCAAGTTTTATCAGATGATGAAGACAACTGAAGCAGTTTTAGTAATAGGAGTACCAATACTCTTTGTTATACTAGGCTGGTTTAAATTTATACCCGCACTATTATTAATGGGGTTATACACTTTAGTCAATTTAACTGGATATGCAATGGAACCTCTATGGAAGTCAAGAGATAAGATAAAAGAAGAAGTTGAAAAGCTTAAATAGATTGTTTTAACACAGCCCCCTTTTTGGGGGTTTTATTATAAAAAGGCAAGCCTAATTGAGACTTGCCTTTTTTGTTTGTACTATAATTTTAACAAACTACTTATCTGTAAGTCATCTCCAAAAACAAGTAGTTGGTTTTTACAGTTGGGGTGAATAACACTATGAGCATAAGCCCAAGAGCTCAAACCTCTTCTATTATAGTATTGGTCTAAATGGCAAGTTACACCAACTACGCTGACACCATTAAACGATGCTGGGCTATGTTGGTGGCCGTGTATCATCTTACTGTTTAATCTAGCAAAAGATTTATAAGACCCTTTAGCCCCATTCATACCAAAATCTCCATGGGCAGCACATTCATATCCGCAGATATCTAAAGAAGCTCCATAATTAAGGTAAGAGACGCTTTCTCCGAGCTCTTTATCAACAAGATACCCATACACTCCACCATACTGAGTTAAGTCCACAGTTTGCTGTATTTGAGCATATTTTAAGTAAGCTGGGGAATTGTGTAAATCCCTTTTCCAGTTGTTATCATTAATCATTCTGTCAAGAAAAATATCATGGTTAGAAACTGTAATAAAAGTCTCTGCCCCTACACTGTCAGATATGTATTTAATCATGTCTAAAGACTCCTGTACCTCCTCTTCAATTAAGTGTTGACCTTTAATAATTTTCTGTCTTTGGATAAACATATCTTTCACTTCATGAGGATTCACGGCAGATCCATCGTAGACGTCATGCAAGACTTGCTTTTTAGGGTTAAGGTGAGAACATAATTTAATAGTTTTTTCAAGTATTTCAGTATTTATTACTCTTGTATGGAGATCGCCCCAAACAAAACCTTCACTATAATCAATTTCTTGCACTTTTCCCTCTTTGGCCTCAAATATAAGGTCAATAAAAGAGCCCTCAGAAGTTACTTTAACATTCCTGGGAATATGACAAATACCGTCTTTTTTCTTTTCAACTACTATAAATCCATAAGAGTGATGTTCAAAAGCAATATCTCCAGCCTTTGAACTAGAGTAATTCTTATTAGTACAAAACCCAGTAGTAGACATTGTTCTTAATGGCTTATTCTTAAATCTGGGTAGCGTTGTAAAGTGAATCTTTGAATGGGGTACAATTAAGTGTTTATCCTTTGCCATCACCTCGAAGCCTGTAAGAGGGTTTTTAGCGGTAGGTCTAACTCTACTCTCTGTAGCAATCATAGTATCTCCAAACTCTCTTTTTCCATAGTGTAAGAATTCCTGTACTTCATCTCTCCACCATTCATCAGACTTTTGTTTATCCGCTTCTACAGGAGAAGTTGGATTTCTATACCTTGAAGGAGCTACAATAATTTCGGTTTTAAAGCCTTTACTAATTAAGAAGTCTTTGTAGGCTATAAGATTTTCTAAAAAGTGTGTATTTATACCCGTCTTATTTTGTGCAGCCGTAACCAGTAAAATATCAGTTTTTTTATTAATTTGTCTTTCCTGAGCCTTTTTTAATTGGGGGGGGAGATTATTAAATGTTGCTGTAAGATGAAGTTCTTCTTTCCACCACCTTCTAATAGTCCTTCCAGAAACACCGTACTTTTTAGTTAGTTTTTCTAACTTTTCCTCATGCGCCAGACCACTTTCATAATAAATATGTGTGATGTATTGCAAGTCTTCAGGTGATAAATTTTTGAATTTAATTCTATTCATAATACTCTCTTAATATAATGCAAATATAATGTTAATACTATTGTATGCCAAAAAAGTAGGTTATTCCTTGATAGAAGAAGCGTCCCATATCTCCATTCTATAACTTTCTGTAGGAGCTTGTGAAACCCCATCTAACAGAGAATTCTCTTCCACTACAATCTCAATCTCTACTTCATTAGGTTCACCACTTTCTTCAAGCTCTTTTAAAGACTGTCTGTGTTGTGCCCATCTCTCTTCTCTTTCCTCAGGAGACATATACTCCATTTCAAAATCCCCAATAGAGACTTTAGGCACTTTTAATTTATAGCTTTTTATACTCATTTTACCTTTGTTTTAACATTTCATCAGCCATTTTATGAGATAATTCTATTACTCTTTCACAGCTTCTAATGTATTTATCTCCTTTATACCCTGACATCCAATCAGGATTAGAAAGTAGTCCTTGCATTGCCTTAGCTGCAAACTTATCTCTCATGGTTAATTTGTCTACTTGAGTTATTCTTGGTCTACTTTCTACAAAGGACTTAACCATTTCAAACACTCTAATTTCGTTTGCACCACTCTCAAATATATGAGAGATTTCCATTTGTAATTGTTCTGCTTCTATTTCATTCATAATTTTTCATTTTAATTTAAAGGTTAACATTATTAATTTTAAAACTGTCAAATTTTTCTTCTCCAATATCCATCCATTCCATTATTTTTTGTTTGGTAATATTTTCTAAATCTTGTTCTGTTATAGTTACTTCTCTATAAGCATAGTTTTTATTTTCCCATATTTCTACTTCAATAGTCATAATTATAATTTTAGTTTATTAAGTCGGCACTAATCATATTTGTAGTAAGTTAAAAGCAAGTAGTCCCACAAGTATATATTCTAAGAATTGGATAACAATTTACGTCAATCGGTGGACTTGGAGCATCTAATATTTCTGGGTCTGAACTACTACCACTTATACGAATATAACAGTTGAAATTATCTCTATTATCTTTGTGTACTGTTCCTATTTTAATTGCTAAATCAATTAAATCTCTTTTCCATAAAAATTGTCTTTCTGTTTTAATATTTATTCTATCCAATTCTATTTCCATTTTGTTTAATTTAATATTTATTACTTTAATTTATTTTATAACAACTTAATTAAGAACAAAATCCTAATTGTTTTAGTGCTGCATTGGTTAATTTTAAATTAAAATCTTCAAGATGCTCAACAGTAAAACCTTCCTTATAATCAAAGACGCTGCAAATATAACTTATGTCATTTTTAGCAATTGATTCAAAAGTCACTCTGATTTCTTTTTCATCTGATTCAGCTTTGAGTATTCCTTTAAATAATACTTTTTGTTCAGCTTTTCTTAATTCACGCTTCAAATCTTTACAATCATTATAATCTTCCTCTCCACAAGTACAAGATTCATTTTTTAAACAATTTACGTCTAAATGTTCTAAAGCGTTACCTTCCTCATCACAAGGCAAAAACATTTCTAGTTTTAAAGGTTGTTTTAGGAAGTCTGAATATTTCTTTGTCCGACTGACATATTCATCTTGTGATATTTTTGAATTATAAAGAAGTTTAAACTGCTCTAAAACAAAGTTTGTCATTGGTATTAGCTTCATAATTTATCTTCTATTTTATGTGAAAAATGTTTTTTGGTAAATTTTGAATTATTTTTCATAGCTATTTTAGCCCATATTAATTCATTATCCCAGTCAAACCTGTGAGCAAAATAATCTGATACAAGCATAGGTAGTACCCACTTAGTATTTTTTGCTTCAAATTTAGTATGGCTGCATATTTTATATATAAGATCATTTACAAACTGTTTATCAACTTTATTCTCATCAAAATTGTCATACCCTTCTGCGGCTGGAAATGCACAAGTTAAGTAACCATTACTGTCCTCAGCTTTTGTTACAAATAAAAAAATATTTTCACGGTATCTCTCCCAGCCTAATTTCCCCACTATTTTATCAAACTTTGTCATAATTTCTTTTCTAAATCATTAATAGCATTTATAACTCCTAATTCTAAAGCTCTGGTTCTATTGGTTACTCCACTATTTGAATAAAGTGGTTTTTGATGAGTATTACCGTGTGCATTCACATGGACTACGGTTATAAATTTAAATTCTCCCCGTAAAGGAAGCCCAATAAAATATCCTTGATGTTCTAACCAGTCTAATATATTTCCATAGTGAAAGTGAAAGTACATCTCAGAATTGTCAGTTGAGGGTGTATAGAGATCAATTTCAATTTTCTCAACATCATAATCACAAAAGTCATCATCTTTTCTGCACCAATTAAGAAACAGTTCTTTTGATTTTTGATTCTCTCCGAAGAGCTCATATATTCCTAAAGTGTTTCTCATTAGTCAAGCGTATCCCAATCGGTTAAAACAAATTCTAAGCTTAAATCTACTTTACCATTTTCATAGTAAGACCTAACTTTTAATCCCCCACTATGAATACCCCAATCTTCTTTATGCTCTAAAGAGTAATCATAACTATCTTCTAACTTCTTTTTTGAAGACACAACCAACTGATAAATACTAGGAACACCTTTGTAAAGCCAAGTCCAATCTAAGAAAGTCATTGTTTTAAAAACTCTATCAAAGTCAAAGTTATTTAGAATTTCCTCTATTTTTTCATCTTTACTCATTTTTTACTATTTTAAATTCACACTTACTACAGAGTAGTTTGTATTTAGGTTTGTATTCTTTTTTTAAAAAATCACTTAGTTTCATAGTTGTCTTTATTTTTTAACCAATTTTTCAAACCTTCTGGATCAAATTTATTATTTCTTTTAACGTATTGATTGTAATAACGTGGTAGTAGTTGAAGATTACTCCAATGATTTAGCTTGTACAGCTCCTCTTCACTCCCACAAGAATTCAAAGGTTTAATATGGTCAAGGTCTATACCCTCACCATCAACTTTGAACCCATAAGGATTATCTTCCAAATGGTGAAGTAATTCAATCCAACTTGTGCCTAGTATTTTTAAGATATGAGGTCTTTTCCCTTCGCATCCAAGTTGAGACCTATAAAATATCAATCTCCTTGTTAAATTATAACTTGTCTTTTTAAGTCTTATAGGTATAGTTCTGCTATTCTCATTAGCTTTTATTTGTCCACATTTATTACAGTCGTGTAGTAAATGTTTAGAAGGTTTTTGTTCAAACTCTCCATGGACAGGACAAATTATCTTAATCTTTAGATTAGTATTAATATATACTACATTATCATAGTTAAATTTATCCCCATGTCTCAGACGGGCTTTTTTAATAAAATCCTATTTAGAATGAGTTTGTTTTAGAGTAGAATTGATGCTACCACAATCAGGACATCCATTACCATTAAGGTGAGAGGAAGGTGTTTGATTAAAATTCCCATGTAAAGGACAGGATATTGAAACTTTAGTGCTGTTATTTTCATAAGTCACATTACCATAACTGTAAATATTATTGTGTAACTTATTTGCTTTAATAACAAAATCGGCAGTATTAGATTTTCTATTTTTAATAGAAGATGCCTTACCACAGTCAGGGCAACCTTGACCACCTAAATGTTTGTTAGGGGTCTGATTAAACTCCCCATGCTCCTTACAGATAATAGTAACTTTTTTCTTAGCTCCAACATATTCTACTTTGTCATAATTATACCTATCAGCATGTATTTTAACAACTTTAGATATAAAATTTACTGTTTTATCCATTTTTACAATCTTTTAAAAACAAGGGGGAACTCATACCAGTCTTTCTCATGTCCATAGCAGATTTAATGTAACCCCTTGTATTTTTACTTAAATAGACACTATTTGATATACACTCTATGATATGTTCTTCTGCTTCTAACTCTGAAATATAATTTGCAGCGCAATATCCCCATAACATAAGAGAGTAGGATAATACTTGAGGATGCCCGTTGTCCTCTATCCTTCCTATACCATTAGAATATATTCTGAGTACTGTTTGTCTATCTTCTTCTGAAACGTTCTCTAATGGCTCGAAATCCCCTTCTATTATCCTAAACTCATCTATCTTTAATCCCCTAGTTGTCCAAGTCTCTGGGTTTTCCCTAAAACGTAGGTTTTCATCCCAGCTAAGAAAATTTGGTAGGACTGGATTTTGAGAACTGGGGTCAAAACCAAGGAATCTTTCCATATAAAAAGCAATACCGTAGAAATATTCTTTAAACTCATCAGTAGATTTAACAATCGGGATATGGATTAAAAATTTTACTCCTCTTTTTGATGGAGAAACGTATGCACAAATAACTGATTTTAATCTCTCAAAAAGTAAATCTCTAAACTCCTCGGCATTATCTATATGGTCAAAATCTAATACTACAAATCCCGTAAAACCTGTTATATTTTCATAACCCCTACCTTTACCATCTAAAGTTACACAAGGAGTAAAATAAAACAGATTGTTTTGCTTTAAAAGCCCTTTCTTCTCTAAATCCCCATCTTTCTCAGCCTGAGCGATCTGGTTAAAAATAGCTTTAATATTTTCTTTCGGTTTGATATGCGCCTCAATAAACTGCCTTAAAGAAACTGTTCCTAAAGGTACTGAACGCCATATTTTTCCTTCAAAGTATTGAAATTTTGTATCAAGAATACTACTCATTTAAAGTAAGTTATAATCTTTAATAATCTTCTCTATAACTTCTACAGGTACACTTTCTATATTATCTAAAAGTGTATTATAAGCATCATTAATTCTAATACTATTATTGGGGTAAAAGTGCCTACTGCTCCTTATAGTGTGCCCCGATAATTCTAGAGCTTCAATCAATTCTTCATCATCAAAGTCAACTGCATCCTTATAATAACCCTTATCTTCTGCCCACTCTTGTAATAGTTCTTTAGGAATATCATCAATATCTATATCGTGTTCTACTGTAAAATAACTCATATTTTATGTTTTAAATTTTCTAGTTCGTCTATTCTAATACTCAATTCTAAAAGCTTTTCTTTACTAACCGTCTTTGTAAGTTTTACCCTTGATTCTTGTGAGTACAAGCTCTTAAGGTGATTTAACCTGTCATTAATTATTTTATCCATACTAATATTCTTCACCTGCATTTAGTTCTATTTTTAAACTTTCTACCTCCTCATCTCTATCCTTTACTTCTGACTTTAAGTCTTCTATTTCTATCTCCAAGTCATTTATAATGTCTTCCAAATCTTCCTTTTCGTCAACTACAGTGTTAATTTGACTTTCAGCTTCATTTCTCATATCTTGATTAGTAGTTCTAACATCTTCACAAGCTTCCTCGCAGCCTGAATAAATTCTGTCAATAAAGTATTCTAAATCTTCTAAAACAATTACTTCGGGGTCTTCTAAACTTTCTTTATAGTTTTCTATAATTCTTTCAGCAAAATCCTTTAACTCCTCTTTAATATCAAGCCTAAGTGAACTTAAGCATTTATCAATATCCCCACAAGTGAACATGTAGTCAAAACTCATGACCATTCGTGATTAGGATCAGCCATAAAAGTCATAGTAGTTCTAAATTCATAACCATATTCATTCCTAAAACTTGGATGTTCATTATAAAAATCTACTACCTGAGTTTGTACATCTGAGGCTTCTTTAATTAACCAACCACCAAATACTTTTGCTCTGGATAAAAACCCAGCGTTATTTTGCTTAATTGGCTCCCATTCTAATTCTATCATAATTACTATTTTAAAAAGGTTTTGTTTCATCTTCTTCTGTCTCATCTATATCGAATGCGGCCTTGGGGTCAAAGTTTGCAGTGATATTAGCGTAAGGGTCATCAAATACTGGTTTTTCTTTATCAAAGTTGGGGGTAGATGAGAAGTTTGTTGGTTTTGTACCCATATACTTTTCTTGGACTTCCTCCTCTATACTAGGATTTATGATTTCGCAGAATAATCTAGGGTCTTCAAAGTCATCAACTAATCTTACTTTTATTACATCAATGTAAACCCTATTTCTTCCTTTTAGTCTTGCCCAAGAATTATCTAAATTATTACCCTCAACAAAGTGTTCCTCTAAATGCTTGTAGTATTCTTTAGGCACAGAGGCATACTCATCTAAATTAGCTACCTGAGGAATTACTAAAGTATAGATAAGGTCGCCAAATTGTTGTATAAAATCCGTATTATAAATAAATCCTGCGTGAGGTCTAAAATTCTTTGGGTTAGGTTTATTATCATTACTTCCTCTCCAATATGTTTCAAGTGTCCTATTTAACTGAAAATAACCTATGAAGGATATAAAAGGGTATTCAAGTTTCATATCATTACAAATGCTTAAAAAAGCATCTATCCTTTTCTTATCTCCTAGTATGTGTAAATGGTCAATAATTACTATTTTATATGTAGTAGGGTTTCTTTCACAAAAAGACTTAAGTAGATATACTAAATCTTCCCCCTCTATAATCTTACTTACATTTGTAATTCTTTTATCATCTAATCTATGAACAGTATCTATAACTATAGGTTTTTCATCCTCTGTGTAAGGTTGGGCTATAATATCTTTCATCCCCTTTTTTAAGGACTTTTTAAGTTCTCTAAGTAGTAATGAACTAGACTGCATCTCCCAGTTTAACCTTAACACTTCTATATCTAAGGGATTAAGCTTTTTATCTAGTAGATTATCTATGACAATACTAGAATTATAAGTCTTCCCCATAGCAGGACGGCTACCACAAAAGACCATTTTATTTTTTAAACCGTCTGGAAGAAAATTATCTATATAAGGTAATCCCGATTTTAAAATATTATTTTTATTCTTTTGCATTTCGACAATTTCCCCATGAGCTTTTCTAATCTCACTCTCTCTTTCCTTTGTGTCGAATAAACCATCAATATATTTTTTTGACTGCATATATTTTTTCTAAACGTTTAGTTATGATTGTGTTACTCTTGTGTTAAATTTTGTTTAAGTAAGTGCAGCTTACTTATCATTTTATTTAACTCTAGGTCTAATCTATTTCTTTTTGGGTGATTTAAGGGAAGTATTAAAGCTAAGTCTTTTGCATATTTGAAATGCTCCCAATAACTGTACTCTAGTATTTCTATCTCGTGTGTCATAATAAATCTATTTCTTCAACCCAAGCAGTATTAAAATCTTTCACATCATTTCTTAAATCACACCATTCATCATACTTTTCAAACTCCTCATTAGTAACTGTTCCATTTTCAAAGAGCTCATAAACTTCATACTCTTTACAATCTAAAGGAAAATCAGGTACTTCTGTACATTTCTTTATTATAAAGTCCTTTTCTTTTTCTGCTTCAATAGGATTACTATATGCTTTGTGGTTAATTGTTATATAGTCTTCATAATCCCCTGATGAGGAAACTACTAAGTATATTTTATTTTTCATAATTTTCTTTGTATCCTCTTCTTCCTCTTCATCCTTTGATTCAACAGCTAATATATCTCCAAATGGAATAACGTAGTCAAAGAATGTTTCAAAATTAGCCAAGACACTTTTATCCCTAACCTCTTTTACAAGACCTCTAGTGTCTTTACCCTCAGGTGGATTTTTAACCCAAATAAAATCTCCTACTTCTAATCCTATGTTATTTTTCACCTTTTCTTAATTTATGCCAAAGTTGCTCGTTAATACTATTATTAGACTTCCAATAACTACCATTTTTAAAACTTTTTATTAAAGTTCTCATTTGTACTTCCTCTAACTCTTTATGAACTAACCAATCTTCGTATTTAATCATATACAAATATAGTTTAATTATTTTGATTTAACAAATATTTAAGATTCTTTTATTCTTCAAACTTTTTATTATCAAACACTTCTCTATACTTTTCATAGTATAGCCATAGTTTACTATCCTCTAGTTTCGGTTTAGTTTGAAAATGATTTTCACCTTTCCAGAATACATATTGCATAACCTTAGAATACTCCATACGATCATCATCAGAAACAAAATCCCGTATAAGTATTACCAAGTTATTTTTAGAAATTCCTGATTCTCTTCTAAACCAACTGATAAGATTTTTACATTTGGTCTCTGAACCTATTTCTTTACCAAGTCCAAGGTACATATTCTTAACCCAGTCAAATACCATTATATCTTGATCTTCCACTAAGCAGGTGTCTGTAAATTCTGAAAGTAGCTTATCCCCCTTTTTCGATAAACGTATAGTCGAGAAACCACTGTCATTTTTCTTTTTCTTCTTAATCGAAGTTAGAATATTTTCTTTTTCAAACCTTTCTATAATAGGGTCGCTAAGATAATATGCAAGATACTCTTCCAAGTCTTCTGATCTGTTCTGCTTTAAAAGCTGCATCACAAATACTTCTTGAAGATTGTATCCTTTTTCTGTTATAAGTGCTAGATTTAAATACATATTAAATATTTATTGTTATAGGAAAGTTAACTACTCTATAAGACTCATCGACTTGGGATGCATTTATAGATATATGTTTGTTATGTCTTTTAAGCATTCCAAAAGAGTTGTGGACATGTCCTACAACGTGTAGTTTCAAATTAGTTAGCTTTCTAATACGCTCAGTTAAAGTAAATTCTCCCACACTTCTCCCGTCTACAAGAGTATCTAAAATGTATAATTCAGGTGCGTGAGAAATTAAGATATCGGTATCAGAAGGTATTTTAGAAAATAAAGCTTCTAATTCAAACTCATTTCTATTAAAAGCCCAAGAACAAAATTCTTTAGAATGAGGAGTACCATATATTTTTAAACCCTCTATTTCTACGCTTTCATCTTCAAGGTATATAATACTGGGGTATAGTTTTAATAGAGCTCTAAATTGAATTGGAGAGTCTTCTATCCACCTATCGTGATTTCCCGCTATCATAATTTTATATTTATGAGGTTGGAGCGAAAACCAGTTTAAAAAATCTGTTAACTCATATTCTGAGTAACCAGAGTTCATACAATCCCCTGCAAAAATAAGCATGTCAGCCTCTTCTAATATTTCAAGTTTTCTGTGGAGCCCGTGGCTATCGCTTATGCAACTTATCTTCATAATCATTTTATTTTAAATTCTTCGGGAAAACGCTCGTCTCCCCACAAATACTTTTTATCTAAACATTCTTTCATTCTATCTAAGACCCAAATAAGACCGTCTTTACTTTCAGCAACAACTTCTACACCTCTTTTTGTATAACCCTCAGGCTTTCCTTCCTTATCATAATATACCTCGTGAATACAGTATTGATAATCATCACCGTCTTCTATAACTAATACTCTATGGTTAAAGCTCATAATTAATCTATATATCCGATTAAAGTAAGAGTAGTAGGATCACAAAGTAATTTTGTATTATCACAATGAACCTTTACCTTACCATTTAGTGAACTCTCGCTATTGTAAATAACGCCCTCTAAGCCTGTTTTAGTCTTAACTATCTGCCCAGCCTTAGGATTACCGTTAATCATCCTATTTAGGTACTCAAATTCCCAACTCAATGATTCTTCTTTACTATTCATTATCTTTAATTTAAATTAATAAATGTGTTTTGTGATTTAAAAAACATTTCTCTAACTTTTGTAGATATATACTTGTTGACATCTTTTGGCTCCAAGCTATTTTCTACCATCGTATCCATTTCTTCTGCCGCAATATCTTTTACAACCCACCTTATAAAATCACCCATCTTTTTTACATCTAAATCTTCTTCACCAAACACGTTTTCAACTGCTTGTTCAAATCTATTTTCAGTAACAGAGTATTCAACAAATTCTTGAATAGATTTTAATTTTTCAACATCCACACTTGCAAGTTTCTTAACCTTTGTTACAGAGTGTTTATCCCCTTTTACTTTAAATCTATGCACATTGCCCTTATACTCAACACTCCATACAACACCCTCTCCTAGTCCGTTTTCAATTCCAAATGCTTTAGATATTGGACATTCATTTTCAACTTCATTTGTTATTTCTGAAAACTTATTTTGTGCTAATTGTGGCATATTAAAATCAACATCAATGTAGTATGTTTTGTAGTCCTCCACATTAAAAATTCTATTTTCTATACTTCTAACATTACTTGAATCAACCCAATAGGAGTTAAACTCTTCATCTTGTGGGTTAGATATTTTCACCCCAAAAACATAAAACGCTTTATCTAATTGAGATATTCCTACCCCTTTCTGTATTCCTTTACCTGCCCACTCTCCATAAATTGAAATTGTATAAATTTTAGTATCAATTTTATTTTCTTCTATAATAGCGTCTAATAAAGAAGAAAACTGTATTTTACGACTTTCTGCAAAAAATGCAAATCCAGCATTATCGTTTTCAACGGTAATTATGTTTTGTCTTGATTGTATCCAAAAACCGTTTTCAGAGTTAAAGCAAACACTTGCATTTGTTCCATGCAACTTAACAGTACCTTTAAATGTTAAAGTTGGTTTTTTAATTGATGGGTCGTAAACAGCATTACCATCTTCATCTAAGCCTGTGAAAGTTATTTCTCTACTGATGTTTGCAACAATATTTCTAAACTGTTGAATCTTAGGGTAACTAATGTGTTTCTTCATAACTTTTTACCTTTTTTAAAATAATATCTATTGCCATTCCTAATACAGAGGGGTTTGGCATTTCAATTGTTTCATCTCCACGCCTCCATTTGTTGTGATTTTCTAAAACAGTTATAGCTCCTTTAAGTGTCATCATTTTTAAAAGTGTTTGAGTTATTATTAATTTCGCATTTATGTCCTGCTTTTGCACCGCAATTAATACATCTATTAGCAAAACCATTTATCCTATTGCAAACAAGTGTGTAGATTTCTTCTTTCATCAGTCTAAAGGGGTTTCTGCGATTGATTTTTTATCTATAATACAATGAAAGTTATTCAAAGCACGAGCATCATACTTCCCATTTTCAATAACTTCTATTTTCGCTCTTTCCGCAGCTTCCCCTAACTTAATCTTTATTTGTGCTTTAGCAAAGTCTGCCATTATTTCCGTAATTGCTTTAGGTGTTAAAGTAGATACGTTCATATTTAATCCTAATACTATTCCCAAGTGAACCAATGCTTTTTCTTCTAAACTCATGATATTATATATAAAATTATTGCTGCAAATATTATTAAAAATATTATAGGTAATATAAAATCACCCTCAGAACCACTACCTGTCACCATTGGGTCATTAACTATAGAGTCCCAAGCTATGTAGTCCTCCTCTTTCAACTGTCTTAAGTATTCTTTATCTGTCATTTCAATTTAATATTTGGTTTATGATATTTAACTATTGCCGCCTCTCTAACAGGTCTTTTAGGTATTCTAATAAGCTCTAGTTTACCTGTAGCTATATTTATCCACAACTGATCTACATACGCCTCTTTGCCGTTAGAGTAATCAAATTTAATCCTATCCTTTTCCATTTTTACTCCCTCTTCCTGCAAATATACAATTTAAAAAACTCATAAACAACAAAAAGCTCCACAATTTGCAGAGCTTTAGTATTATATTAACTTTTCTTAATTAAATATCTGTGTACTTTTATATAAAAGTTACCTCGCACTGACTACCAGAACAAGCAACAGCTCCTAAAGTATCAACATCAACAAATTCAGGTTTATTTAAAATCTCTGTAAAATCTACCATTTTAAACCCTTTTGATATTGTATTCCATTTGTGCCATAAATGTACATCTTTCATACAATAGAGAGTACTGTCCATATCCTTTTTAAAGTAATTTATAGAGAATTTTTTAACCCTACGTATCCAGTCTTTCTTAAGTAGCACTTGTGATCTATTCCCCTCTACTTTCAAACTTTTATCTACTACATGTTTTGTAGCCGTCCAAAGATCACCGTCAAAGTAATGTAAACCATCAACAATTAAACCTGCCATAAACATTGCACCATCTCCATACTTTTCAATAATTTCCTTAGTATTTAAAACAGAAGTGAAAGGTGCTTGATTGTAGTCCTTATCTCCTGACATAGAAAGAAAAGAAACTGCCGTAAAAGTATCTTGATTGTCAAAGATGTAGTCTATGATTTCTTTCTCATCATCTATAATAACAGTGTTACTTACATTGTGGTCTGTAGTAGGTGCATAGCATAATTCTTCCCTTTTACCACCTTTAACCCAAGAGTTTTGTACAAGCTCAATTAATTTTAAGTGCTTCACACCTTGCATTTCATCCTTGTATAGTGTTCCTTCGGGGTTTACACAAGGAGAGTATACAACATAGTCACTACCTGTGTTAGACCAAACTGAATTTTCTAGCATCTCTGGTTTATTTACTAATAACCATTTTGCAGTTTCACTATCTTTACTCAATTGCATAATTCTAAAATACCTTTTAGAATGTTCGGGGTGAATACCAGAGGCTGTTTGTAATACAACAGAAGCATTACCAGAGGGTTTTACGGTAGTTGCTCTAGCAGATAAATTAATACCAATAACTTTAGCTACTTCTGCATTGGTGTCTTTTACTACCTGAGCCCCTTTAATAAGAATCTTTTCATTAAAAAGCTCTGGCCTTGTCATCCAACCTGTAATTGAAACCCCTAATAAAGCTTCTCCTGCAACTATCTCCTCTGTTTGCTTACCAAGATAAGGAAACTTTGAGTATCCTGCTTGTAGGGTTCCTACGATAGCTGCTACTCTACATAACTCATAAAACTTATCCTCATTGAAATTATCATTTGTCGCATTTTTACATGAAGATGCATTTATCTCCGTGAGATTACAAAACTGAAAAACTGCTTCATCTTTGTTTTTTATTTTTGAGTAAAAATTAAAACCAATTTCATAGCATGGGTTGAAAAGTTCATCTTCATTAGACATAAAAACAAATCCAAGGTCATTATCTCCATTATTAAAAGCTACTAATTTTTCAAAAGTGTCTTTAGAAAAATTATTTCTTAAAAGACCAACAGAATTATTACTTCTAGCTCTCCAAGGATGTGCTTGTCTCCAATTCCCTGTTTTTGCATTTAAAAGTTCTGTATCATCTTCGTCAATAATAACGTTCATTGCACTTCTTCTAACTCCCCCTGATAAAACAGCATCAGATAAATGCATAAAAACATCATAAGCAATTATAGACTTGAATACTTTAGATTTATCTTCTCCAACATATTCAGATAAAAGAGTGTCAATTCTTTCCAAAGACTGTTTTAACCCTTCATGCCCAGGAGCTCTAAAACCCCCTCTTATAAAAGAGCCTTTTGGTCTAATCTGAGAGAAGTCAAATTTTATCTGGTGTCCGTAAAATTCCCCATATAGAGAAGGATGTTTACAAAAGGAACTTAATAAAACTTTTGCTGATTCAGCCCAACCCTCGATACTATCTTCTAAAATGTGCAATTTTGCTTCTGAGCCTCTTTTATCAATAGTAGGAAGCTTAGAAACGAACTTATTCTTTAAAGATACCCCAAGACCAGTTCCTGAAAGAAGTACAAAAAATCCTTTATTAAATATGTCTGGGCTGTAAGCATAACTTACACAACAATTACCAGTATGCAGACCATTAGGAAACGTAAACGATTTATCATCTTCAACTTCTAAACACCATACATCTTCATATCTGCCAGAGTCTTCTATACTTTTAACTGAAAAATAAGGTGCTGTATTACCTTGCCCTTGAGTAAGTCTAAAAGATATAGTTTTTCCTCTAATTCCAAAATTAGTTTCTTGACCTGTGTAGTCTTTTTCTCCACAAATAAATACACCTGCTATAGGGAAACATTTTCTAACAAAATCTATGTGACTTTCATCTGAGGTTTGAAGAGAGATAAATTTACTTCCATAATTACCCTCTCTTTCAAAATTAGAATTTTTAGCTCCATCGGCTTGTAAATACCCTGCAACGAATGCTCTTATAAGCTCAGGAGAGTCTTTTGCAGGATCAGGAGCTGTCTTAAGGTAAGTTCCTGTATAAGCCATATAATCCCCTTCCAATGAAGTATTAGTAGAGGTTTTAAAGCCCATTTCTTCAAACCTTTTGGCAAATTGCTTATCATACCCACACAGACGTATCATAGAATAAGCATGCTCTCCATTATTCTTGATTTTTGTGCCGTCACCATAAACCAGTCCATAACACCAATACAATCTTTCTAAAGGATTGGCACTATCATAGTCAAAACCTTCAAAATATCTATTAGTTCTAATTAATTGATCTCCAACCTTAATATCTTCTGTAATAGACTCATCTTTTAGGAGCCATCTGTGATTTTCAGTAGCGTAGTAAGTGTATTTACCTTTATTTCGCCCTATCTTTATTTTGTTCAGGGCTGCCTTTCCGTAATTCTTAACTGTGGCCTTTTTCCAATTGCCTTTATGAGTTAATACAGTAGTTATATCTCCATCTCGGAAATTTTCAAATCTCTTTACTCCTTCAGAAGTAACAAATTCTGTTTCTTTTCCAAAGCAATTATAAAGTTTAGCGTTATTTCTATGAATTAAATCCCCTCTAAACTGTAAGCTTCTCTGGGAGGCTAAAAACTCTTTATTATAATAGGGTTCTGATACCTCCCCTATATATTTATCAATCTTTTCACCATACTTTACTCTGTGGGTGTCTAAAACTTTATCAACGGCTTCATTCCAAGTTTCAAATCTATTCTCATTGTCATCCCATTTCAAGTAGTCACTATATAATTTTAACTCTGAAATAAATTGTTTTCCTTTACTCATTTTTAATTTTTGTTGTTTTAAATTAGTAATAAAAAAACCTCCCCCGATAAGAGAAAGGCTTTTGCAAAGATACAACCTAGTGTTAAATTATGAAAACAAATCAACACATATTTTAGAAATTATATTCTATTAATAACAGCCTCTACTTCATCTAACCTAACTAAAATATCATCAATAGATTCACTTGGTTTTAAAGCATAATTCATATAGCTTAGTAAAGCTTGTTTTAAAGTAGGAAAGTAAGACTCAGATTTTGAGAACTGCTCTTTTCCTGTTTTTTCATTAATACCTTTACTTTCTTTGTATTTCAAAGTGTAGTTATAGGTATCTGTTTCTATTTGGTATAAATCATCTAATACTATCATATCTGTTTTGTTTTAATAAGTATCGTTATACTCAGGCAAGTTGCGCAAGTCATTTAATATATAGGACTCTCCCTCTAAATTCTCTACAATTTGAAAGTTATAGAATCCATTGTGTATAACAGTCTCTAAAATATTTTCCAATTGTATATCAGATGCCTGAGATAATTTCTGAAAAATTGCTGCGAGTGCAAACTCTCTTGTTACGCTATGTGTTGTTTTTATACTCATAATTTTAGTTTAAAAATAAAGAAATTAAATACCCCCCACCTAAGACTATCCAAGGTAAAAGCATAGAGCTAAGTATTCTTGTACTACTACTCTCTGAGTAAAGTTCTTTGTTTAGTTGTGGCATTTGCGTTTTATTAAATAAAGTAAGCACCATACTCAAAGATACCGCTTCTAAATATCCTACAACAGGTAATTGTTCAAAAACAGGTAGTAAGAACCAGTGATAAAACTTATAAGTAATAAACCCCCATGCAAATGCTGAGTAAAGTATAAGTGCTACAATTTTAAAAATTCCTAGGGATAAAGCTCCTAAAGCTGAATTTAACTCCTTCATAATTCTTCAATTAAGTCAAATACTCTATTTTCAATATGACCGTCTGAGTTTCCAGAATACTCATTAAGTATATTTAACAGCTCATTTTATCTACTACTAAACCTTTTGTTAGAAATTCATAAGCATCCTCTAACTCTCCTGGATCAGGTACATAGTCAAAATTCATTGCAAGTTCTCTTGCGATTCCTAAATCTTTTAACTCTTTAATCTTGCTTTGCATCTTCTTCTTTTTTAAGTAATTCTTCTCTTTTCTTACGGTCTTTTTCTACTAAATACTTCATTAAAATAGGTCTTGACTCTTGTATACTCTCTTTTAATCCTCTAGCCACATCTTCTATTTGCTGCAACTTATAAACACTGTTTTCTAAGTCCTTTATAGTAGAAGAATCCATATCAAGAAAAATTGACCTACTACAATCACTAATAGAGAAACTAATATCAAGAGGTTCCCAATGCTCTGAATCCTCCTTAGTCATAGTAGCACAAACAGCAGATGTTGAATGATATGTACCTTTGTTTAAAAATCTCCTATCGGAAAAAATATCTTTCATAAATTAAGCTGTTTTGAAAATTTTATTATAGACTCGAAAATAATTTGAAATAATATTAACAGTCTTATCTAGCTCTTTTAAGAAGGTTTCAGCTCTTTTACGTGAATATGGTGTAGGAATTTCTAAAAGTTTCCCTGAGAGCCTTAAAGGGTGCTTCTCAGCCCCATTCCCTTTGCGTTCAAGTAACAAAACTTTACTTTCTAAAATCTCATACCCCTCTAAATCTCTACAATAAGAGTATAGAGTAGTTTGTTGGTAATCTTTACCCCCATAAAACTTAGGTTTGTCAGTATGATTCCCAGTTTTTAAATCTGTAATAATAAGTTTACCCTCTTCTGGCTCATCTTCTTGATCCACAAAACCTTGTATAACGTAAGTCCCCCTATCAACAACAATCTCTGTTTCGTACTTAGCAGTTGAAGGTCTAGGAAGTGTTTGAAGGACTAAAATATCTCCTTCTCCTAAATCAGAACACTTTTCTTTTTCCCAGTATTCTCCACACTTTCCACCAAAAGTAGAAAAAATATTTCCATCATCTTTTATCCCTAGAAAATACCCCCCTATATAAGAGCCTCTATACATCAACTCTTTAAAACTCGTATATTGGGAGTAAGAAATCTTAGGACGACCTGCAAATTTATGGTATTTTTCAGGAGTATCTTCCTTAATCTCATATACTTTAGGTAAAATTACTTTTGGCATATCTCTTCTATTAAATTATTAACCTCTTCTTCTTTACTTTGAACTATCGCTGCTTTATCAGCTTTGAACATCTCTGAGTTGACATATAATCTTGTTATAATATCTTTAACAACAGGAATATCTTTTTTAGCCAGCTTTTTCTTCTTAATAAGAACTTTCAATTCTTTTCTATCCGTATCATTTACTTCTTTAGAGGTATAAATACGCTCTAGTATTGGTAATGGTTCAGGTAGAGCTGCTTCTTCTTTAACTTCATCTAAAAACTTTACTTCCTCAAATTGAAATATGGGTTCTTTTTTAATCCTTCTAATAATATTAAAAGTAGCAATTGTATCATAAGAACAGTATCTACCTATTCTTTCAAAATCCCCCTCAAAGTATACTGCACCTACTTCATCTCCTACTAAGTCTACTTTACTAACGGGGATACCAAGTACCGTACACAAAGCTTGTAAAGAGCTTCCTGAACCTGTTCCACCCATCTTCCAAATATCCTGATTTGTACAAAGGTTTGTGTTCTCCCACGGCTTGAGATGTGCCGTATCTAGGATAAGGGGAATGTCTAAACCTGTTATGATATATCTTTTGCTAAGAAACGGGTAGTCAAAATACTTTGCAGCATGTCCCACCAACCTAAAGTTCTTATCTCCACTTGCAATACGGTCTAAAAACAATCCTAGATCGGTAAGAAGTTGTAATTCATCCTCCCCATAAAACTCTTTACAAAGTAAGCTCTCCCCAGACTTATCTAAAAAAGCAAGACTAACTGCACAGATTTTAGAAAATTCTGCATATAAAGAGGCTTTCTTACTCCACAAGTTAGATAGAACTTCTTGATCGGGTATTTCACCATCTTGCTTATTCTTATACTCCCAAGCAGACTGCCATTCTTCTGATAAGTCCTCGAAGTGTTCAGTGTATCTTACCGTCTCTATATCAAGAGAGACAAAATACTTTGTTTTAATTTGTTTTAACAGTTTCATTTTATTTACTTTTTAGGAATTCTTTAACTTTTTCTAAATCTTCTATCAGCTCTTTATCTTGAAGCTGCAATATAGCTCTATTTATTATTGTACACAAGACTAATGGTGTATTTATTTTAGTCCTCTTCTTTTCCTTTTCTTCATTCCAGAAGTATATTTTGTCTTCTTCGTATTTGTCTTGACTGTTCATCTATAAACTATCCATTGGTCTTACCCCTGTTAGTAATTCAGTTATGTCGTTACGGTGTTTTTCTCCGTTCTTCTGCCTTGCATACTTAGCTTTATATTCTAATATCTCTGCCATTATATTTACCTTGTATTTATGTCCTTTGTACTCTACAATCTTGTACTCTGACTTATTATCTATACTTAAATCAATATTTATATTGTTGTACGCATAAGTATCATCAAAAGTATTTCCGCTGTTTTTTGAATCAATGTGCTTTACTCCGTCTAATTCTGTCAAATCAATGTAAAATGGATGTATAACATCTAAATCCCCTATACCATTGTCTTTAACCCTTTTAAGTTTTGCACCTTGTAAATACAATGACAGTGACCCACCTATCACTAAGTAGGGAAACGTAGCTTGTAAATTCCTAACCTCTGCTAATTTTAAATTCTTTTCCTCTCTCTTTTCTTCCCTCTCCGCTAATATTGTTTCTTTACTTATCTCCTCTAAGAATCTTATAGCCGTAGTTCCTGCTTTGTAGTCAGGGATATAATTAGAATCTCCTGAGGGAGTGTAGTTTCCAAGGATAGCAACTTTAAAGAATCTGTTATCTCCGCTATTAAAACTGTAGTAAGAGTTTACACTTTCTAAATCATCACAGTAATGTATAACATTTTTAGAACAGGTTTTTAAAGATGTATCTACTTTCGGGTCTGCTCCAAACACAAGTCCTTCTACCACCTCTTTCTTATCATTAACAAAGTAAGTCTTACCGATTTCAAACTGTACATTTCTGCACTGCATATTCCTGTCTGTACCTTTGTATCCTATTTTCATTAACTAGACTTTGAATTACTAAACTGCTTTGACTGTACGCTAATAGACTGTACAATAGATTGTAATATAGTATTATACATTTGAAATAGTTCTTCGGTACGTATGAAAAATTCTGTGATGTCTTCTAGTAAGTTTAATCTTTTAACATAGTGAGGGTGAGCATAAATTAATTTGTCTGCGGCTGTAACAGCCAAACCCTCATCTATAAGAAGCTTCATAGTCTCCCCTTTAAACCTCTTTCTGTGCTCTGAGAGGTACGTATGGGTATCTCCCTTATACTTCTTCGTTTGAGAATAAAGTGTCGCATATCGCTCTAAATGAGCATTAAACTCCCTCTTTATTTTCTCCAAAGCGTCTAAGTTATCTGTCTCCCTATATTCTTGGGTAAGACCTGATAGAATTTTTATACAGTCTAATATTTCTGTATAAGTATCCTTAGAAAAGGAAATCAATGATGATACTGTTAATTTTTCTTCTGCCATTATATTGTAATTAAGGTTTTAACTTCTAAAATTATATCTGTGAATTGCCGTCTATCTAGTTTTAAATACTGTCCGTAAGCAGTGTCATAAACTTTTAAACCCTGTATTTCTATCTCTCTGGACAACATAGCAAACTCTTCTGGGTGACAGTTATCAGCAGCTGTATAAGTACCCTTTTCCTCAATAAGTAGATTAAACTGGATATCAAAATCAGGGAGACTAATTATTTCCTCTTGATCGTATCTATAAATTTCTACATCTTCTTCCCAGTCATATTCAGTTACCATGGGGTAAATTCTCTCCTCTGTTATACTTAACTGATCTGAGAATCTGTCAATTTGTTTTTGCATGTACGTTATATTCTGCATAGTTATAAATTTTTGTTAATCCATTTATCAAATCCATTCCAATCAGTCCCAAACTTTTCATTAAACATACTTTTACATAGTTTAATCACTTCTTCTCTACTATAATTATTTTTAATAGAATGAATTGTAACAGTATTGTGTGAATCTACTTTTGGTACCTGTAAACAAATACAATCTAAATTTTCACAATTGTCTCCATTACAGTTATTAATACATTTACTATAAACATATTCAATCAGCACTTCGTCAATACCCCCTTCTTTACAGTACTTCTCAATAAATGCTTGAGATGGTTGAGGTAAATAAATATTACTACTATTATCTTGCGTAGGGTGTATGTCTTTTGATGTTCCAATTATTAATTTGTCCGTAGTAACTACTATTTTTCTTGAATCTTTTAAAAACACTGTATCTTCATACGCTAAACCTTTAACATTTAAAGTAGTTTTAGTTTTAGCTAATTTTAAAGAATTAACTTTACATAATCTAGGTTTTTTATCTTTATCTTCTGTATGTGAAGTTATAATATAGTCACCTTCTTTAATATCTTCATCTATTGTGAAGTATAGGTGTTGAGGTATATACCCTCTCTCTTCAATTTTATCTATAGTGCCATCATCTAATACTAAAGGATTTCCGTGTTTAGGTGTAAATTTATGCTTATTCATAAGTATTTGAGTTCTACTTTCTGTAGGTAACATAATTACCTTTGATCTTTTATCTGCCATTTTTGTTTAGATTTAAGATTAAAAAGTTCTTTGCCCAAATTTCAGTTATGGGATAAGTTCAATGATTTCTCCGATGGTAGTTGCCTACTGACCTTATCTGAATCTTCGTTCAATCTTACTTACATAAAAATAAACACAACTGATAACTGATACAGTTTATAATATTGCCCTTATAAGTATCCCCATAATTTGGTTTAAGTCCCGAAGGCTTAATAGAACATTGATTACTTCGTTTATAAGGTATTACTGTTTATTTTAAATCAAAGAACTGATTAAATTTTTAGTATGGCGCAAGGGGCTTGAACCCTATACATTCCCCATATAGAGTCTAAGCTCTCTTATAAGGTTATCCCAGTTATTATTAGTATATCAATTAGACTAAGATGAACTAATATACCTCAAAATGCACCATCCGTTACTTTTCACGGTCAGCCAGTCTTATCGTTATTTACGGGCTAATATGCTCTCTCCCTGTTTTCTCACCCGAACTGCATTTCTGATAACGACAATCTACTATAGCGACAACTATAGATTCATTTTAAGAAACAGGGTTATTTCGTAATAAAAAATTACCCGTCTTCCAATTAGAATATACAATATTTACAGAGTCTTCGTGATGCACGAGGTAGAATTCAAGTTCTACTATACTGTTTGTATATCTTACAACAACATAAACCTTTTCTTGGATAAAGGTTGTAATATTTTCCCTTAACCATTTTTTAGGACAAATCAGTAATTCAATGTCTATAGGTTAATAGTATTACTGTTGTTTGTAAGCGGGTAATTTATTTCTTCTACAAATATACAATAATTATTTGGAACTCTAACTACAATACAGTGTTAAATTTTTGCTTTAGTGAATTTTTTTTCAAACTCTGATTTAACTCTTACAAACCTCTTTCCCGCTTCATTTTGGTATAGAACTACTATCTCTTCTCTACCATTTGTGGCATCTATTACATTCCAGTCAGTAACATAATAGGCGGTTTTGTTCTTGTTATTCACGTAAATTTCTTGCATTATGTTAGTTTTAGTGCCTTTTGTAATCCAACTTCTAGTGTATTTTCAAATACTCCAGTTATATGATTTTCAGATGTAACTTTTATTATTATTACATTTCCTATTTGATTTCTATTTTTATGAATAAAAACACCATAAGAATCTGCAAATAGGACATCTATTGATATATCTACATTATGTTCTTCTCGCAACCATTTTTGAAGTAGCGATTGAGTAGGTGCAGAATAATATCCTTTAGCCCAATTACTACCGTTCATATTACATAATTCATCACTAATATCGGTTAATCCATAGTTAGGGTGGTAATAATCTCTAACCTCTAAATCAAATCCTTTTTCCTTGGCTAATTTAGCTGTTTCAAATGTGATTAATTCTTCTTTCATTTCTACTTGCTTTTAAACCTGTTAAAAAACCTCTGTTATATATAACTGTTACTGTAGTATCTTTTAGTCTTGGAAGTGGCGCAATTGGTAAAATAGGGGAAAGACAAAACTCTACATCATAGCAATAACCGTCTTTATAACCTTCTCCCCAGATTGTATCAAAATCTAATTGACTAAAGCTGAGGCTAATTAATATTCCTAGTGTTATTAATAATTTTTTCATATCTGTCTTTTTATATAATATCCTACTTTATCAAAATCAAAACCCCCTTTACTTGGAGCGTCTATCCACCATCCATCCGCTTCTACATTCTCTTTCCAATCATATAAATCCTCTAACAATTCAATTAGTCTACGGTTTTCCACAACAAGCCTGTTAATATCTAAGGTATGAAACGCTAACTCTCCGTTACCAAATTCCATAATCATATCAATTATTTCTTCGTTGGTTTTTAATTTATAGCCGTCCATTTGTTCGTCTTCAAATTCTTGTAATTCTTCTCTTATTGGTTTCATAACTTATCCTTTTAGGCTTCTTAATTTTTCTTTTTCAATACTTATTAAAGCATCAATATCTGCCAAATCTTCCATTAGTAATTCATACAACTCAGGATCGTCTGATACATCAAATATATCCTCTTCTATCCAGTCTCTTTTACAATATAAGTCTGCTAAGACCTCTTTTTGTTTTTCTCTTGGTGTTAGTTTCATATTACAAATATATGATTTAACTCTTGATTAACAATACTTTTTAATAAAAAATAACCCCTCTTTTTGGGAGGGGCTTAATTTAGTCTTCGACTTTCGTCAGCTTTGCATCTTGTTTAGCCTTTGCTTCCTCCCGCAAAGTATCAATAAGCACAGCATTACCCTTCTCAATGTTCTCCATGTGAGCTTGGTGAATTAGATTAGCTACATACGTGTAGTTAAAACTCTCTACATCTCTGGTTTCAATAGTGGTTTGATTTTTATACTCCTTGTCAGAAGAAAATTCTTCCCAACTTGATTTCCCAGTTTTCTTGTCAAAGACTGGTTTTTGGCTTAAAAATAGTTTCTTTGGTGGTCTCTTTGCTGTTTCCTCGGCAATAAAACCTCTTAGAATATCAAATATTTCAGCAGGTACTTCTACCATACTACCTTGTCTGTAACCAAATGCTCTTGGATCAATTTCTACTTTGTCTTCTTTACTCATAATTTATATTTAACGTTTTAACAATTCACAAATGTATTCACCTAAATTCTTAACAACATTCCCTTTACGTGTTAAGTCTATATACTGTATAATAAATTCAGGCATATTCTCCTCTACAGTAAAACTCTCATCTACAATTAAACAGTTTTCAAACTTATCTGCAATAACCTTACTACCTTTTAACTTGGCTGTTTTTACATCTATCCAATCTAAGTTAAAATTATACTTTTTATTAACTTCTGCCTGTAAAGGGGTAACAGTATCTTCAACAGAAACAGGGTAAGCTACAGGTGGAGATTCAATGGAGGTTTTTGAGGAGTAAGACCACAAACTATCTTCTACAGAGGTTATTACTTTCCCACCTATCTTACAGTCTTTTCTCTCTCTTATAGATTGCATAAGCCAAGGATACGAATTAACATCCCCATACTCTTTGTAAACCTCTTGTGCAATATTGTGCATTAAATCAGAAGCATTACCATAAGAAGACGTACTTGATAGAAATTCATTTTCTTCAGACCTAAAGTCAGACCTAATAATCTCTCTAAGGAACTGTTCATTATCTGTGTATTTAATCTCAGTTACAATGTTGCTCTCAACCTGATAA